TTAGAATGTCGGACGCATGTCAGGCACATTATTCTCATCCATATCTTTTCCGTTTCTTTTGTATTGACGTTCTACAATATTGAATAGCAAAAATACAAAAAAAAGATGAAAATCGCCACTAATCATTTATAAGAAGTATGATTTTTAATGTTATTTATGCAAAAAGAAAGAAACATGTCAGAATATATTAATTTTAGCACTTATCAAGACAATGCAATAATCCAGCGTCCCTTACGTTATTACAGAAGAAGAGGACAACCGCATCCGCAACCGAAGGGAGACCTTCATCAGGGAAACAGGCACCGAGGTACTTATCACGATGATCACCTCCTATGGACTTGCGCCGGGCGGCTGTAAAACGTTATCACTTCACATGGTAGTGTTTATTCGAGAGCTGACATTAGCGCTTTTTGATAACACATTTGTAACACACATGGATGATTTCTCAATACTACAAATTCATAACACGTTGATTAACAGCCATTTACAAAAAAAGAGTATATAAAAGAGGAATAAGTGACAAAATATATTTAAAAACAAAAAAAGAACAACAGAGATAAGTACCTATGAATAAGCAACTTACTACTATTGTTCTCTCACGCTATTTTGTACAAATAAGTTTCATTTTGCTTATTATAGTGATTCCGTTGGGGTTCGAACCCAAGACCCACAGCTTAGAAGGCTGTTATACGGAACACCAATAAAATGCCTAAACAATAGCAACTTACGCTATAGGCGAATAATCATTTTGCGGCAATTTTGCGACATTTTATGCAAGCCTACTCCACAGAACATACAAATATACTTTACATTATCATTTCCTTTTCTGCTGATATTCCACAACTAAGAGCTGCTTCACATCTGCTAAATCCAACTCTAAATCACGATAGGTAGGATTAAAGGAACGCAATATAAGCTTTCCATTATTCATATCCAAGTCAATGATACGCTTCAATAGAATACCTTCTTTATGAACTATGATATATTCCTTTCCGTCTATATGAAGTCCATTGCTCTTTACCATGTAGTCAGGGCAGACTTTACATATAACGATGTCTCCATTCTGATAAGCTCTAGACGAGCCATCATCCATAGAATCACCGCTTACCTCGAATGCTACGTACTTTTCTTTATCTTCCTTTACAATAGGGATTGTTGGGAGCGATGATATATATACATCATCTGCATATCCGCTGAGATAACCTGCATAAGCCATCTGTGGAACAAGAGGAACAAAGCTGACGCTTGAATTGATATTCGATTTGATGTCATCGTTAAACATCTTTCCTTCTCCGGTCTTAAGCCAATTCAGATTTAGCTGAGGGTAAGCCAAAGAGATATTCTTCAAGAAAGTCTCGCTAGGCATATCCGGCAATCTGTTAATTGCACTGGTATAGCTCTTACACTTCCGCAAGAAGAATGTAGTACTAATTCCCATCTCCGTACAGAATGGCGCAATTCTGCTTTTGTAGTTGTTGAATTTTTCAATATTAGCCTCCGGCTGCAACATTTCACCAGCTCCATTAGCTAGCCAATCCATATTAAGATCTGGAAATTTAGAATTTACTCTATAAGATACCCTTGCCGTGAACACACCATTTTTCCCTATGATTGGAAAGTTAGAGGCCACATCGGCTTTGTCGCAAAATTCACGTTTGGTAATTCCTTTATATTTAAGATACTCACGCAGTCTAGTCTTTGCGTTTTCGTTTTCGCTTACCTTTATAGGTGAAGAGATGAACATTTCCCCCATTCCTGTCCTAATATAACTTGGATTTACCTGCGGAAATTTTCTCGTTATAGCTTGCAAGCTTTTGGAAGATACACGATTAGTTATACGGCTTACGAAGCCATGTCCTAAGCCTACGGTATCCTCGAATTTTTCATTTGAAGTGTAACCCAAAGCAGTGATTACAGCCTTCAGTCTTTCGTATGCACTATTCATAACCTAAAATTTAATACGCAGTAAGCGCATGTGTAACTTAATTTATGTAAACATTTAGAGTTTAAAGATAATAAAGGTTAATATAGTATATTTAAACACTAATTTGTTTGCATATTTGCGATACTTTTCTTATCTTTGCACTCGTAAACATTAAATATGTTGCAAATATACATAAAAATATCGTAACTTGCAAGAAATTTAATATATTTTTTGCAATATTACATAAAAAGGTGAGACACACCATAAAAACTGTAGAAAGAATATGTCATTAAGCGAGATTAAGCAATTAGTATCTATCGCATTTCAAGCGGGACGGATGGATGCCCAATTCGAAATGGGCTTGCGTTCCGACAAGATACGCAGAAAGGATGCCGAATGCTATCTTGCATCAAAAGGATTCGAAAAACAGATGATTGACAAATGGGTCAAGAATAGGTTAATGAAAGAATATGTAGGTGATAGTAAAAACTCACCTAGATATTATTCTCTCAAAGAAATCAATGAACTTGTTGTTTCTTGTCAGATAAAGAAAATGATTATTTAAAATATACGACTATGGCAGAGAATAAGGCAGCGAAGCCTGTAGAAGGGCAGAGCGTAGAAATTAAGGATTATGAGTTTCGCCTCCTTGATGCAGATGAGATAGAAGTCCGTGTTGGTCAAGGTGGTAATCAGAAGTCACCGGACTGGTGTTCCTTGTTGCTTTACAAGGACGCAAGATGTGACATGAGACGATTAGATGAGAAGTTTGGTATCTATGGTTGGAAACGTAAACATGAGCTTATCGGTCAGAACCTCTTTTGTACGGTTTCCGTTTATAAAGAAGGCATCGGTTGGATAGATAAGCAAGATGTTGGTACGCCAAGTAACACTGAAGCCGTTAAAGGTCAAGCAAGTGACTCTTTCAAGCGTGCATGCTCTTGTTTAGGTATCGGTCGAGAATTGTATACTGCTCCCAAGAAGATATTCATCAACCTCAACCGAAACACCGAATATTCTCAAAGCGGAAAGTTGAAGACAATTTTCCATGTTGGATATGTAGGTTATACAAACAGATGTATTGCCAAACTTATTATTCAAGATGAGAATAACATTGTGCGTTGGTATTGCGGCATGACAGAACAAGAAGTTCTTGAATGGATGAATGAGCAGAAAGAAGTATATGGTTACTCTGAACCAGCCCCAAAGAGCGAGGAAGAAAAAGACGAAAATCTTAATGAGCAAAAACAATATGCTTATCCACAATTGCAACAGGCTCAAATTTGGGAGGACGTAGATAGAGTTTGGAACGGATTCCCAGACCTTCAGAAGTCCGAAGAGTTTAAACGCAAATGTGCATTACGAAAGATGGAACTCGCACAGAGCAAGAAGGATTTAAAAGCTGTTTATGATGCTTATCCCGAATATCAAAAGAATGCAGAGTTCTTAGCTAAGTTGACACAATTTAAATCAAGATTAGTATGATACAATTGAATAACAGTGGAGTTCTTTATGAGGACTCCACACATCAATACTTTTATGATGGTCGTGAATTAAGTGGCATTACAGGTATGCTTCATCAGTATGTATTTCCCAATATGTACTCTAACGTAAGCGAAGAGGTATTGAAGAAAGCTGCCGAAAAAGGCACTATTATCCATGAGCAGGTAGAGTTGTTTGCTTCATTGGGTATTGAACCAGCCTCAGAGAGTGTCAAGGATTTTGTCGCTTATATCAAGAAGAGTGGATATGAGATTATAGGTAGCGAATATGTCCTTCGAATCGGAGAAGACCATGCAAGTGCAATCGACTTGGTGATGCACAAGGATGATGCACCGGACGATGAGGTTGAGATTTGGGATATTAAGGGTACTTATTCCGTTAATAAGGAGTATGTGCGTTGGCAGAACTCGATGTATAAGTTCGGTTTCGAAACATTGAATCCTCATCTGAAGGTTACACGTATATGTTGTATGTGGTTGCGTGATGACGAGAAGCGTGGAACAATCTGTAAACTCATCCCATTAGGCAAGCCAAGACCAGCGAGTGATGTTAAAGAATTGTTCCGATGCGAGAAAGAAGGTCGTTTGTATAATGATGATACAAAAACACCTTATTACATTATAGATAACGAAATCGCACTCATGGACGTTCAAGAGCGCATTGCTAAATTGCAAGAACAGGAAAAGGAGTTGAAGGCAGCTATCTTTGATGGTATGTCAAATGACAACCTAACGTCTTATAAAACTTCAATTTACACTTATTCATTGAAGTCTGCTTCTGAGAGGGTTACGTTAGACACGAAGGCTTTTGATGCGGATGACGAAGAAGCTTACAACCATCTATTGAAAAAGTATAAAAAGGTAACTAAGGTAAAGCCTAGTTTGACCTTGAAAAGAGTTGGATAATTTATTGTTTTATTAAATATTTTAAGTTATGTCTAATAGTTATAAAGGTAAGATTGTTGCTATCGAAGGCATTCAATCTATTCAGAGACAAGGTAAAGAACCATTTGAAAAGAGACGTTTGATGCTTGATGCAACACGTTTCGATGGTTTGACAGGTGAACGTGGCTACGAAAAGCGCATCATCTTTGAATTCAGTGGTAAGAATGTACATGTACCGGATGGTTTTAATGTCGGGGATATTGCTGAAGTATTCTTTGACGTTGAATCATATCAAGGAACAAAGAAGGATGGCACAACAGACTGGTTTACATCTGTTCGTGGCTACAAGATGCAAAAGATTGAAGCACAGAACAATGCGCCACAAGGTGGCATGCAAGCTGCTGCTAATAATCCTTTTCCACCACAATCTCCAGCCGCAGGTTCAGCACCAATTCCACCAGCGCAGCCGAGTGGTACTAACACATCTGATGCGCCATTTTAAACTTATTATGGTGGAGAATTAATTTTCTCCACCTTTCATTAAAAAAAGATGGTATATAATATGTTGAATCCGGTCGAGCTTGAAAAGTTCGAGGAACGAACCAAGGCTATGATAACCAAAGCCAAGAAACTACAAAGTGATTATTATAATGAGAAGTTCTTTGTTGTTGACCTTAAAGAGAGACAACAATCTAGGACAATCCAGCAGAATGCTTATCTGTGGGTAACAATCACTTACGTAGCTATTGAAGAAGGATATACTAAGGACTATATCGAACAAGAGTTCAAACGTGTAAATAAGGATGTTTTTCTTAGGGAGCGTGAGAATAAGCAAGGCAAGACCTTCCAATATTGGAGGCACATACCAGACCTTGACAAAGAAGAAATGTCTTTATGTATAGACCGATGGCTTCATCATTGCTCTATGGAAAGAGGATTATACATACCTACTCCACAAGACCATGCTTATATGGTATGGCAGACGCAGGTGGAGAGGCAAGCAGAATTAAATAAAGAGTTTTTATAGGATGCTTGGTGTCGTAGCTCAGTTGGATAGAGCAAATGTTTCCTAAACATTAGGTCGTGAGTTCAAGCCTCACCGATACCACATTCTCTAACATAAAAAGAAAGAATATGAAATCATTAACAGGAAAGTATTTTATCGTAGGTGTTCGTTATGAGAAAACTCTAGAAGACGGAACGAACGCTAAAACTACAGAGCAATATGTTGTAGATGCCTTGTCATGGTCAGAATGCGAGGCTAAGACTACAGAAGAAATGGCGGTATACACAAATGGTGATATGGAGATTGTCACTATGAAGAAAGCTGGTTTCTCTGAGTTGTTCCTTTCAGAGGTAGATAGTGAGGATAAATACTACGATTGCAGTATTAACATGATTACTATTGACGAAAAATCTGGCAAGGAGAGGAAGACCAAGGTTCGTTATCTTGTGCAGGGTGATACCATTGAGAAGGCTCGTAAGAATGTAGATGAGATTATGGGTAAGACTATGATTGATTACAATATTACAAGCCTTAAGGAAACATCAATCATGGATGTTTTCTTGCATATGGGTAAACCAAAGGAGTAAGGCTTTTCATTTTTCTTATTATTTAATTAGTTTGAAATCCCCCTATGGGGTGGTGCTGCTTAGTTCAATGGTAGAACGTCCGCCCAAATCGGAAAAAGGTTGTGGGTTCGACCCCCACAGCAGCAACTATGACTTTTGGTTTGATAAAGGATAAAGATTATGGGATATTATGATAGATTCAACAAAGGTGGAAAGAAGCCTAAACACCAAAGGAGCGAGAAGCAAAAGTGGGTTGACAAGCTAGATAGGCTTATGTCGGTTTATATCCGCATGAGAGACTCTAGAGAGTTTCACTATAAGTACTTCAGATGTATCAGTTGTGGACGAATATTGCCAATCGACCAAGCCGACAATGGGCATTATTGCGGACGAACTCATATGAGCTTGCGCTTTGATACACGTAATCAGAATGCGGAATGCAAACGATGCAACAGATTCTCTTCTGACCATCTTATCGGTTATAGAAAGAATTTAGTAATGAAGCTTGGAAGATTGGCTTATTTGCAAAAGCATCCTCACGTTCCTTTAGATATGGAAGAAGTTAAGCGGCTCGGAGAGCAACAAGTAGATTTATTGGAGGTAATGAAACATCAAGCAAAGAATTGGTCTGTGTTTGAATTACAGGAACTCTATAAATACTATGCGGCTCTAATTCTGAAAATGAATGAAGAAAAAGATAATCAATAAGATTTAAATAATGTTACCGCATTAATAATAAACACTAAATCGTTTGCATTATTGAATTATTCTTCGTACCTTTGCAATCGTCTTGGTGAGACACACCATAAAAACTGTAAGGTCATTTTTATATTGGCTTTTGTTATGCATAAGACTTGTGCATTCCTATATAGTAACAAAAGTGATTTCATATTATTTGTGAAATGAAGTTTAAATTAAGACCATATCAAGAAGAGGCAAGCAAGAAGGCTGTTGAGTTTTTCTTGGATGAAAAGAAAAATTGGAACGCTCTGGAAGTGCTTCCTACTGCATCGGGCAAATCATTGATTTTGGCAGATATAGCTGCTAGACTCAAGGATAAAGTGCTTGTATTCTCTCCTACTAAGGAAATTTTGGAACAAAACTACAAGAAGTATTGTTCTTATGGATTTGATAATGCCAGCATCTATTCCGCTAGCTTTAAATCAAAAGAAATCAGCGATGTTACTTTTGCTACAATTGGTAGCGTGAAAGGACATCCCGAATTGTTTACTGACTTCAAATACATATTGATTGATGAGGTGCATTTAGTGAAACCTGAATCCGGCATGTATAAGGAGTTTCTTGATAAATTAAAGAGTAAGGTCATAGGCTTAACCGCAACACCTTTCCGTCTGTATTCCTATCAGAACTATGGTAGCATACTGAAGTTTCTGACAAGAAGTAGAGACAAGATTTTCAAGGAGCTTATTTACTATGTTCAAGTTGAGGATATGGCAAAGAACGGATATATCTGTCTTCCGAACTATTACACATGCCCACCACCACAATGGAACGAAGGAAACTTGCAGCTCAATTCAACTTGCCGTGATTACACTGATCAAAGTGTCAAGCAAGAATATGAACGTGTAGATTTGTACGGATGGCTAGTTAGTGTTGTTAAAAGATTGCTTAATCCTAAACGAGGTGGAGAGCGTAAAGGTATCTTGGTTTTTACGAAGTTCGTTAAAGAAGCTCAGATGCTGACCTATTCCATACCTAATTGCGAAATGGTCTGCGGAGAGACACCACCTAAAGAGCGTGAGGCTATCATCGAGCGATTCCGCAATGGGCAGACTAAGGTATTGGTAAATAGCCAAATCTTGGTCGTAGGCTTTGATTATCCGGAGTTAGATACTGTAGTGTATGCAAAGCCAACACGTTCATTAGCGCAATATTATCAAGTCGTAGGAAGACTTCTTAGACTATCAAAAGGGAAACAACCTTGGTTTGTTGACCTCTGTGGTACTTATGAGAGGTTCGGAAAAGTTGAAGACTTGAAATTGCTAGACCAAAACGGCAAAGGAAAGTGGGTAATAATGAGTGGAAATAAACAATTAACAAATGCATTTTTTTAAGATATGGTAGTAAAATTAGACGAAAAAGCATGTAGCTTGGATGCAGATGAATTGGTCGCTTTCGTCCGTCTGTCATTTAATGCTGACAAAGACGGATATGTATATGGGAGCAACAAGGAATTATCGAATAAGATAGGTATGTCGGTAGCAAAGACAAAAAAAGCTATTGATGGGCTATTTGAGAAACAAATGTTATCTATCGGAAACGGAAAAGTCTTTATTTGGAAGCATGAAGACAACATAGAATTTGCTGAAGGCGAAGAATCTAAACCACACAAGAATGAACCTGAACGAATAGCATTGAATAACGTCCCTAGTGTACAACAAGTGGATGATAAAGCAAAAAAGGTTTGCGAATATTTCAATAAGGTTATCGCTGGAAGAGGAATGCCTCTAGTTCATGCCCTGACATCGAAGAGAAAGTCAATGATTAATTCACGGCTTAAAGAATATGGGAGTGAGCAGATGAAGTTGATGATTGACAATGCGGCAGCATCTTCATTCCTTAATGGTAGTAATGGATGGATGGCGAGTTTTGATTGGATTATGAGACCAAATAATTTTGTTAAAGTATTGGAAGGAAATTATGATGATAGAAAGCAAGGGACTAATAAAGACGCAGAGCAAGGCTATTACCAAGAATCAGCCGACCTCGTGCAGCGTCTCAATCAACAGAGAAAAGCAACGAATATTCAATGAGTACGGAACATTCGATAACGTTCTAATGTCTTTCTCTCCATCAAGCCAAGTAGGTAGTAAGATGCCAATCGGGAAAGCTTTTAAAAGCAACGCACCAACACTTACCTATCTTGACTTGTGTTATGGAGAAGGAAGTGCAATAACATGGCTTGTAGCATGGGTTTCTGATGTCTATGGTATTTGTGGCTTTGTAAATAATGAGGCTACTGAAAATATCAAGATAATGACTGCAAATGCTATAAAGGATGAGTATTATTTCCTTAATCTGAACGAGCTGATTACTTTCTTCAAGATGTTTATTGCCGGAAAGTTTGAGAAATTCTACAAGAAGCCAAATCCGCAAGTTATAACAAAGAGCTTGAATACTTTCTGTTCCCATCGTATAGATGCCATAAAAGCAGTAGAGGCAAATATACAGAAAGAGAAAGAGGCTAAAGAAGATGAGGCTATCAAGCAAAATGCCATCACTTATGAAGAATGGGCGGCAAGAAAAAAAGCTAAGGGCGAGGAAGTTAATATAGAACTTATCGAAGACGAGAAAGGCAACAAGATTTTTCGGGTAAAAGCTCCTAAAGCTGATATTAGATTAGACTCAGCTTATATGATAGTCAAGAATACAACAAATGCAGATTTTAAGGCTATATGCAAGCTAAGAGAATGTTTCGTTAAGAAATATGGTATAGACCCATACGACTTGATTAGAAGTTTAGGGAATAAAAAACTTAGAGAATATGAAGAAAGAAGAAATTGTCAAGGCAATCATTAAGAACCTTAGAGATGTAAATGGCAAAAAGTTCCGCAAGGATGATGTTCAAGCCATTGTGAATTATTTCATAGACCTCACAAAGCAATCGTTGCGCAACAGAGACCGTGTTATGATACGCAGCTTTGGAACATTTGTGGTACGACATAAAAATCCCAAGCAAATTAATTGCGTGCGAACAGGAGAGAAAACGATGACAAGGGAGAAAGACCATGTGGCTTTCATTCCTTCTAATGATTTTGACTTAGATTCAATAGTATAAAATGGAGATAGCAGAAATAGAACAGATTATAGAGGCTTGCAACTTTGATGTTGCTAGCCAGACCCAAAGAGCAGAAACATTCAACGTAATTGACGCTATTGTAGAAATGCGCAAATACGAAGGTCGTTTCAACGCCAAACGTTGGGAATATGAAAATGTTAATGGACGTGGTACGATAGAAATATATTCTAAACTCGTTGCCGGAACTCTAGAGGACAAATTAGCAGAGTTTGCTATTATATTATTCTCAATGGCCAATAAGTACAAGATGAATGTCAAATCATTGAGGCTAGACCCAGATTCAATGAGAGACCGTTCCTTTGAAGACTTGATGATGTCTATGCTGAAGATTGAAATGACACATTACCGAGTGTTCAAGAAGATAATAATCTTGATTGGCATGCTTTGCGGATATTGCATGATGAATGGTATTGATTTGTTGTGGTTCGTTAACAAAAGACTTTTGATAAACATTAAATAGGCTAAAATATGAAGAAGTTAAAGTTAGTTTTTACGAGTACGGATTTCGCATCTTATACGAAGAGTACTATGGGTATGTTATGCAAGGTTCTTTTACGAATTCCTTACCTTGTACTTGTAGGCATAGTTAGTACAACATGCTGGCTTGCTAAGTGTATTGTAAGGTTCTGTAAGGAGAATACAAAGGCAGCAGTAATAATAGGCTTTGCTATCTGCTTTATGGTTATGTTTGTTGAGTTTATCTATTTTAAAATTCAACTAGCAAAGAGTTCGTATCAGACAAGTGAACTTATAAAGCGGAACTATGAGCTGGAGCAGACCGACAGATACGATATAGGTTTCCATGATGCAATGGCAAAGAACAGAGAAATGCTTACACAAAAGATTGAACCATGACAAACGAATTCAATGATGCGTTTACGAGAGCACAAGCTTTGCAGAGGAGGTTTAACCCAGATTACATGAACTCCTTTTCGATAGCAATTAAATATGATAGCTATTACGAGGAATACATGGAGATTGAATTGAGAACAGATAATGATAAGTTCTTTATTTCTACATTGACATGCGTTTACGAAGAGGATTACACTCTAAGATTAGACGAATTAGAAAAAACAATAGATAAATTATTAACAGAAGAAGACAATGGTTAAAAAAGTTATTTTTGTAAGCCTGTTGGATGTTATAAGTATTCCATCGGGTAACGAGCATCCTGTAGATATTACGGATTTTCAGCTAAAGCACGATTTCTTTAGAGCGTTGCAAGCAGATAATAATATAGTCCGTGTCAACATCTTAGGATATGACAAGAACCAAGTAATGTATTCAAACGATATAACATTCAAGAAAATGGTATCGGTTATTTCATACGAAATTGCTATGTATACAGTTAATGCGGTAGTTCCATATTGCTCTACTGATAATATTGATGATACTTTTGTTGATGCTGCAAAAAGCACCGAGAGTATAGAGTTTCTCAAAGACAAATCTAATTGGCTGATTATTGGGAACGATGATCTTGCTGATAAATTTGGGGTTGACAATATAACAATGGAGAATTTCGTCAATGGAGGACTTAGAGAATATTCTGAAGGAGCTAAGGCAACAGAAAAGAGATAAACATATTAAACCGGAAATCTTGACCTTAGCAACCATAAAGAATAGGTACGGAAAAGACCCGTTACCTGAGTTGCGCAATTTATGGGCAAAAGGACTGGTTAAGAATTGTAGAACTTTAAATGATTTAGGCTTTATATACAATGGATAAGGAGTTAATAAAAAAGTTAGTTGCACAAGGCAAGGCTTATGTACTTGACTTGCGAGGTGGTAGTGTTCCTTATAAGGAAGGTAATGCAGCGGCAGTTGATTTTTACTGCCCACAAGATGTAGTATTGAATATGCCTTGGGTGAAAATGGGTAGAGGTCACATCAACCTACATTTAGGAATTGAACTTCCTAAAGATGTTGGCTTGGATATTCGTTCACGTTCCGGTTTTACTGACAAAGGTATGCAAGTTGATGTGGCCTTTATTGGCAAGAACGAAACACAAGTTGGTTACATGACTAATGTTAGAGCGGATATTGATATTTGTCTAGGTCTGGTCGATGAAGACTATAGGGATGATATTGGTGCGCTTTATAGAGTTAATTCCGACCGTTATATGCCGACAAAGGATAGCAAATTTAAACTAGATTCAGATTACGAATATTATGTTTTCGTAGTCAAGAAAGGTACTCGTATTTGTCAGGGTGCATTCCGTAAGGTAGAAAATCCAGATTGCATACTTGGAGAGTTGAATATGGAAAATAATCGTGGAGGAGGATACGGACATGGTGGAACAAAATAACAATGGGTGTTGCGAATATGCTAACAAGTATATCTTTGAGATTAGACATTTGGCAGACATGATTGAATGCAAGGATAATGCCACTTTCGTTTCATCTCTAAGGGAGGACTTCGGAAAGCTCGGATTATTTTCAAGCGCAGCCAATTTCCTTCGTCTTATGTATGAGATTCGAGCATCTTCTGAAGACAAAGAAACCTTACGAAATCATATCAGCGTAATGGCGATGGAAGCCTTGCTTACGCTCTCTTGGTATATTGTTTCTGATTATAACGACATCATCGGGTCGCAAATCGAGCTTTTCAAAACCAAGAATAAGCGGTATGGAAACGCATTTTCTGAATGTTTTGCTAAAGATGGTTATCCGTATGCCTTCGGTCATTTGCAAGAGAAGATTAATCGTATTTGCTCTTTGCTTACTTTGAACGAGGATGCTAAAGAAGAGCCTGTCCTAGACAGCTATAAAGATTTATTGGGGTATTGTATTTTAACGCTTATCGAAATAAAATGAGATACCGAATAACAAGAATAGAAAAAGTTATCAATGGGCAGAGTTTGTATGAGCACTGCTCGTTGATAGTTTCTAACATAGAAAAGTTTAGGAAACAAATAGATGCAGACGAGGTTAACTTCGTCTATGAAATGTTGGATTAAAAATAGAAAAGAATGAAAGAACCAGACATTGAAATGAATCTAAAGAAAATCATGGAACGCATAAAATGGATTAGAGAAACTAAGGCCATCTTATCCAAGGAAGAAATAAGTCTTTCCATTCCATTGATGCAAGACTTATCGCAAGTAGGCAATATTTACGATAAGTTTATGAGCTATCATGCCGGACGAAATTCCACAATGGTACGCAAGCAATTTATCTTTGTTATTCTTTATCTTTATTCTCCTAGTGCCCTTGGCGGTTCTAAGATGAGAAGAGGGTTAAGAGAAAAAATCGCTAAGGTTTTGGGGTGTACATGTTCTAATGTAAGCCATGATTACAAAAACATCAGTTTCTATTATGTTACTTACCGAAGTTTCCGTAATGACGTGAATGAGATATTGGATAAGCTATTAATAGATTTGGGTTTAAAAGAGATAGGGGAAGAATAACTTCCCCTACCCTTTTTAAAGCAATCGCAACTCTTGTTTAATACCAAGCTTTTTTGACTCTTTTTTAAAGAACTCTAATTTACGTTTTACTTTATCTTTAAATTCCTCGAACAATGCAATTAGAGCCTCTTGCTCGGTATCAAAAAGTGATTCCTCTCTAATTGTATGCTGTTTAATTCGTTCACAATAGTCGGGTTTGTATTTATAATCTATCCACCAACCCGAAGAATTAAATTCGTTCCCCTCAAACCAAGATACGTTGCAGCATCCCTTTACTATACAGCGTTGTGGGGCATCAAACCATCCATCAATATACCAAGCAATATCACCATTCTTATATTTGGGTATTGGTCTTTCCTCTTTGTTCGTATATTTATATTTCTTCATATTCTCTTTTTTATTACTTATAGAAATCCCTATTATAAATACCTGAAAGCCTTTGCATATCTTCCTCTGTTATGGAGTACTTGTAGTTTAACTGATATTGAATATAGTCTCCATACTCCACATCTTTACATGGGAACAGCTTTCCGTTATCAATTCGTTTGAATATTATATTATAATCTGTCCTCACTCCCTTGTTAATAATTGAGAAGTGACTTCCTACAGACTCTCGTTTATCTATTACTTCATACCAAAAAGTTTTACCTTTATGAGACCTATCATTAATACCCATATAAGCAAAAATTCCTAATATAAAAAGAACAAATAAAAGCTTAAAAAAATAGTTATCTTTTTCCATACACTTAACTCTTTATTATTTTTAAATACTTTAATTTTGCGAATCTGTATGAATTGTATATTTTTACATACGTACATACTCTTGGAGTAAAGGTAGAAATACAACCATCAAAGTTATCAAATCCTAAGATGATATATTTCTTATCAAGATACCCTGCCACATATGCGCCAATATCCTTGCCTTTAAAAAGAACTCGCTCACCTATATGAGCCTTACAAAATTCCTCGTTTGTCATACGCTATCGCTATTTTAGTTCATCAAAGTCAAGCCACTCAATCTTATCGTAGCACTCATACAGAACTTCAATACGCTGTATTCCGTCTTCTCTAGTGACTATCCATCCATCATCACTCATCGCTCCGTGGTGAAGAGACGTAGGATTTACGCCTCTACCACTATATCGGAACATTACCCACTTTTTTAATGGTGGCTTCTCTTCCTTTAGGTCGTGCCATAATGATGCAGCATTCACGTAAGGAACGTTTTCTGTGTTACAATCAGTAACACCAATCTTTTCTGTACTGAACGTTACCCCGTTCAGCTCATTGTAATCTACCTCATCTTCATTGCTACAGATATTGAGATAAATCTTCTTAGGTAAATTCTTTATTTTCATATCCCTTAAACTTAATTTATGAATATTTACCAATTCCAAATGTCAGCGTATCTTTCATCTGGTGGTGTTTTAATCTTTGGAAATATAGGAGTATTGCTGATAACACGATGGTCGCAACTTCCTGTACTTCCACTAGTAAGTGGCTCTCCGTTACAGACTAATCTATATTTACATTCATCACATTGTATGTAATTCATATCACTTGAATTTAATGATAAAAAACTCAGTATCAAGCCATTTGTCGGGGCATAAGCCTCTCTTAGACTTGCCGATGGTGATACTTTCAATCTCTTTCTCTATACGTGGACTATCCTTGCGGTAGCCGTTTATGAAGAGAACGTGGGTGTATGGCTTGTATTCCGGTTCACCTGTCACACAACAATAACCGCCGTACTCATCAAAAAGCACTTCGCCGCCTTCGGCTTGCTGGTTTACAAGTCGGGATGCCCAATACGGCTTTATCTCCCGATACTCTTCATCCTTTCTTTCGTCAGCAATCATATCGAACCACTGCTTGCTGACGGATAGGGTCAATACTTTCTTTTCCAAACTCAGAATGTTTTAATCATTATGTTACTGTCTCTTCTTAACTCAGCCATAAACTTTCGCTTGTCCATTAGGTTCGGCTTGTAGTCCGTCTTATGGCATCCACACTGACCAACACGAAACCAATAGTCTATCTTTCCGAAAGGAACAGGCTTGGCGTTTGCGAAACTATACTTCTTTTTCATTCTTCCACTTCCTCCCAGTTTCCTTGCTCATTATAATTTTGCTTTGAAGTTGTAAATTGGCTTAATGACATCAATGACATCAACCGTAGGTTTGATTAACTCAACAATCTCTTCGGTTGGCTTGTATGCCATAGGTGCTTCATCAATGGTTTCTTCACAAACTGATGTGGAATAAATACCATTCATTTCATTCTTGTAAGAATCCATAGATAACTCTTTCTTTGCCTGTGTACGAGACATTAATCTACCTGCGCCATGAGGGGCAGAGCATAACCAATCTTTGTTACCTTTTCCCTTGCAGATAAGAGAACCATCACGCATATTCATTGGGATAATGACTACCTCATCCTTTTTTGCACTGATAGCTCCCTTTCGCAATATACCCTTGTCTGTATCTATATAGTTGTGAATTGTTGTAAAAGAATACTTATCTGAATTAGCATCAATATCTACACCTAAAGCATTTACAAGTCTGTTGGCGATAATCATTCTGTTTTGTTCAGCATATTTTTGAACTATGCGCATATCATTGAGGTAGTCATTGAGCAAATCACCTTCCAAGTAAGAAAGTTCCTTGCTTATATTTTTAGTACCTAATGACTTAATAACACTCTGTATCTCATTTTCTCTGCCTTCGCTTTTTAGCTTGGCAATAACCTCCGACTTATCGGCAGCCTTCTTGTGGCAATACTGGTAAGCAAGGTTTTGGTAATAGTTGCATACCCTAACTCCAAGGTTTCTACTTCCTGTATGTATCACAAGAAACTTCTCACCCTCTTCGTTTGCATCTAACTCTATAAAGTGATTACCCCCACCAAGAGAACCAACAGAACGATATACTATTTCCATGCTGTCAAGACAATCCCAAGCACGGAATTTGCCAAACATACAACCATCAACCAATCCGTTTATGTAGGCTGATACTTCTCCCTCGTTGACATTAAAACCAGACGGAATCAACTTATTGACTGCTTCATCAAATTTCTGCAAGTCAATATCAACTTTACCAAGTCTAACGACTTTCATTCCGCAACCTATATCTACTCCAACAGTGTTAGGAACTACTCTGTTATCAAGCTCTATTACCGTGCCAATAGTGCATCCTTTACCTGCATGGCAATCTGGCATTATTCTTATTTTACAACTATTGTAAGCCTCGCTATTAGATAGGGTTTCTATCTGTTTGATAGCTTCATCTTCTATTGTCTTTGCGAAAATCTTTGTAAACTCATTCATATCTCTTAATCTTTATATTGTTCAAATCCGATTTGGAAGTCATTCTCAATGTCTTCCTTATCTACATAACATTCACTTGCTACTGAGCGGCAGAACTCCTCAGCTAATTCTGGGTAGTCTCCGCTCACTGTGGCTAGACAGAACTGATTAGTATCGAAGTCATCAGGTACTGTCATTTCTACTTTAATGCTTACCTCTTTCATGCGCTTTCTTTTTTCTTGTTAAACTTATCGCCTTGGTGATACGGTGGTCTCGGAATAAATCTTTTCCCCATCCTTCTTTGCGAAGTTTTTGAATCCTTTTCAATGGTTTATATGCATAATGTCTTAGATACCAATAATGAGACTTTTTGCACAGAATATCCAATTCTTTTAGTTCTTTATCCCATGGCAGGTCTCTTCTGACAACTTTGCGAAAGTCGCAAGCCATTATCTTCTTTGCCAACCTAATCTTCATACACCAACCAACATTCCAATCAAATGATGGACGTGCTTATCGAAAGCAATTCCATACTTAAACATTTCCTCAAAAAGCATAAGACGCTCCTCGTTGGTAGCCAACCGAGTAGATTTCTTTTTATCCTCGGTCATTGTGAAATGAGAGCCTACCATTAAATTCTTATATTCCTTATGAAGATAAAGATAGCAGAAGAGATTGTAACACTCTGGTCTCCAACGCTTACATAACACAATCCAATCATTATTTATCACAACTATATTGCCTTCAGCGACAATATCTTCAAACATATTATTTTCCATACGCTACTTCTTTTTACGACAAGGGCAACTTTCTGCGTGAACAACGCAAACACCATGTTTCGTGTCCACAACCAGATAATCGTGTCCTTCTTCAGTGAATACTGACATACCAATCTTCTTTGCAGGTTCATTGCTATTAGCCAAAGAGCGAATGCCCTCAAAAATCAATGCTCCTACAAACAAACACAAGACAAACCAAACGGCAGACTTGATTAAGTTTAAAATCTTATTCTTCATACGCTAATTAATTTTTTCCTCAATCGTTTTGAGATAGTAAATTGTATTATTGATACCTGTAAGTTCCTTACAAGGCCTTTGGTAAGTCTCAGAGATTTGTTCCAAATCCTTGATAAATTGTTGTAGCTTAATTTTATCCTCCCAATCGAGAACTACTACATTTCTTGTTTCTTTTTTCATACGCTAAAAAGGTATTTGTTTATTACTACTGCGAACATGCATATGTTTTCTTCTCCAAGCTAAATTATTTTCTACTTTAATATGCCCGTCTGGGAATTGATGTACTCTATCCCAATAAGCAAACATAGAGAATATACTTTTTATACGCTTCATACGCTACTTCTTTTTATCGAATTTATTGCCAACTCTTTCTATCTTACCAATTTCCAGAACATGTGGAAGCAAATAAAGAGGTTCATTCTCGCCGGCTGCCATAAAAGCATAGTCCTCTTCTGACCAAAGCACTTCGGCTGTAGGCTTATACCCTACGAAATGTATTAGGTCGTGCTCCCAAACCTCATTGCCTTCACAATCTCTCAGCCCTGTGAACTGACAGACAGTAGTAGGGTCAATTTCATGAAGCGTTGCACCGTCTGATGCTACGATACCTATAGTAGTTTTGCTAAGTGCAGGAATCTTCATTACAACAAAGCTTCCGATTATCCATTCTCCGTTGTCAAGACGTTTTGCCTTATACTTAATATTTTCTATTTTCATAATAATTCTTCTTTTTCAAATTCACTTTTTGGAACACGATAACAAACTTCTGCACCATAGGAACGTTCTATACCTTTTAAGGGCATTTCCTTTTCTAAAATATCATGTACCTTCGTGCCTTTTCTAACACTAATAGCTATATAATCATAGCTATCATTTAACATCAATGGCGAGTTATTTGTCATATACACCTTGCCCTTCTTGGAAAGATTACTATGATTGTTCGCAGGCTGGTAGTACAACCCACTAGCCTTATATTTGATTCTGTAAGGTTTAACCATAACTATTCTTCGTTACATAAAGTTTCTACAACCTTTGTTCTTGTGGTTTTTGTTGCAGGGTCATATTCGTCATGAAAAGCCTTTGCCACACCTTTTTTATTGGTAAAATAAACCACTCTGCCACCATCATAGAAACGATATACGGTTTACCATCCACAACAAATAGCTTCTCTACCTTAATTTCATTAATAGAGTCTGATGTTGGAACATTAACTCCTTTGTTTTCGTTGCAAGAAACGAGCAGGAATATAACCGATACAAATAATAATATAATCTTCTTCATACACTACTTCTTTTTCCAATATTTACCAATTAAATAACCGATAACTCTACCCATAAAAGCTACATACAGAATAGCTAGGGCAAGTATAACATAAAATCCAAACATAACTATATTTATTTAAGTTCTACAGCATCATCACTCCAAGATAAGTCTCTTCCGATGAGTTTCTTTATACTGCCCTTTGGAAGAACCATTTTGTCACCCCACCATTCTCTATGCTTCTCACATCTTTTTGATTTATTCCAAAAAGCTTTTTCTATACCATCGTAATCAACGGCAAGCCATATACTATAATTTTTAGGTAGTGCCATAACTATTCCTCCACTTTTACGCCGAATGGAGTGCCATCTGCAAATTTTATTTTAAACAAATCAGTAGCAGTGACAAATCCAATCACGCCATTATTTCTATCACCAATAACAAGCCCTTCATTATCTATATATATGATTAAGCTGTTAGCCTCACCATTTGGGGATATTACCCACCCAAACGGCTGATGCTTTTGCATCTCAGCCCAGCACTCTTCTGCGTCCTTGAATGGACGGTACTTTGGCTCTGACTTGATACGGTACTCAAAGTCATCATCAAAGCTTGGGTCTTTGTCATCGTACCATAATGACGTATCACCTTTAATACATCTACTCTCAATTTCCTTTCCTTTTGCGTATGCCTGAATAATAGGCAGTAACTCCTTTGCTTGATTTCTGTCCATAATTAACCCTCCAATTTTATATTATGTTTATCTGCGAAACTATCTTCTGCCTCTTCGCAAAACTGACCTTCGCAAAGTGATTCAGGGAGTACCCTGCTAGTATAATACTCTCGGTGGCATAACTCACAGATTTCATTTCCATAATTATTTCTTAACTCTTCTCTAGTCATTACTCATTTTCCTTTCTAACTAAATAGTCATACATAGGCTTGCGGTTTCTACGATATTCATTACATATCTTTTCTGCCTCTTCCTCTGTATCGCAAGTTGCAATAACTCTATCGGGATATGTATCCCAATATCTAACTACTTTAAATTTTGTCATAATCAATCCTCCAATAATTTAAACTCGGCAATAGAGTGATAAAAATCACCATTGCCATATACGTCACAACTATATAATTTACAATTAACAGAAACCTCAAAATAGTTACCATCATCGTGTGTAATCTCTACTTCATTTGGTAGGATATTTTCCTTGAAGTACTCAGCAGATTGGATATTATCCATAGACTCCTCAGTTTCAAAGGTTACACACTTTTCGTTGATTATATCTTCTATAATCATAGGCTAATCCTCCAATTTCAAATAATCAGTTTCATCATTACGACTGTCTTTTAGGAAGTCATTAACTTCTTCCTTGTAGGAATAACCACAATCCTTCTGAAGAGCCTTTATCTTCTTATAACCGATACCAGTTTCACGGCAAAGTTGTGCAGCTAGACTATAATCTTTGGCGTAGCCAATTATGTTTTGAATAACTGACCACTGACCTCGCTCGAAGTCTGTAACGCTATCATCTTGTGGAATGCCCAATGCTTTGTGGCATAGCCCACACACTCTAACCATTTCTTTTTCAAGCTGCTCAAAGGAGTACTGTCTCCAGTGATATGTAAGGTAGCTTGCACTACCTAATGCTTCTTTAACTTTATTATGCATACTTATTCCTCCAACTTTTCAATAGGTTTCCAATGAGTTATATTGAACGCAATAGCACAAAGGAATCCATTTTTATCTGTATTCCAACCTTTGCATTTAGTTCTACTTGTCTTCAATACAATTTTAGGAGTTTCTTTATTTGTTACCAAAACGCTTTCATCGTAAGGAGGCAGTCCATCCTCAACAGATACCCAGTCTGACTTTCCTAACTCTATCAAAGCATCATGCAATAAGCTATTTGCCTTTCTCAAAGGAGCATTATGCTTATCGCATCCAAATTCCAAGCTATCAATATTGCTGTTGATAACTTCTTGTATCAGCTCTTTAACTTTCTTCTTATCCATAGTTACAAATTAAAATATTCACGTATCTGCTCACCTGTCATGCGATATACCTCAGATATTCGGCAGTCTCTAATTGAGCTATCCCAGGCACTGGTATGTTCATCATTACAACTACCATCAGCAACACGCTCTACGGCTTCTTCTGGTCCTGTTGCAAAGTCAACGCTTAGAAGTTCCTTTTCCTCGTCACTAAGCCCTTTTCCATCCAAAGCTATATTCAGAGCAATTTGCAACTCGTCATGAGCCTTGCCTGAATAACCAATAGCCTTATCTAGATGAAGTTTGATTGATTTCTCTTTCTTATCCATAGTTACTTACTTAAATTGTTTCTTATTCATCCTCCAACTCTTTAAGCGCATCATGCAAATTGACAATTGCTTTTTCAAGTTCTTTCTGTCTGCCTTCTATTACCTTTGTCTTTTCATCAAAGATAGCAGAACAGGCATATACAGAAGCTACTTGCATTACAGCATATTGTATTTTCTCGATAGCTTTTTCTTTATTCATTGTTTATCTCTAATTTTATCTTTCTATTATTAACAAAACTATTTTCTGCCTTATTGCAATATTTATCCTTACAAAAGGAGGGGTCTCCTTTAGGTAGAATATTATGCCCACAGTGCCTACATATTTCATTGCCATAATTTTCCCATAATTCTTCTCTTGTCATACTCAAGCATCTTTATATTCTTCCCATCCATTCTCCCAAGATCCACCTGAACGGATAGTCCAAAACTCATGTTGAGGAAGGATAGTTCCTTCTTCATCAACTAACTCCTTTCCTTTATATTGAACGAACTCACCTTTTGAAAATGAATTGTGTCTTATCGGCTTTCCTACGCTGATAGCGAAAGCCATTGCTTCTTTTCTGTTCATACTCTAACCTCCAATTCTATTTGAGTATTATCATATAACCACTCCAATACTATATCACCAGAATGAGAAATACTTAAAAGATAATGACTATTTCGCCATTTGTGTACATGAAAAATCTCATCTATTGTTTCTGTTTTGCTCATTGCTTATCCTCCTTTGTTTTACACGTTGCTTGGTCTCCTTCATAGTAAGGAGCACCGACTTTAGGTAATATTTGAGCGTTCCTATTACAGAAACATTGCATTACCCAAGGTGCGTTTACCTTTCCACATCTAGGGCATATCCATCCTTCTTGTGCCATATTCTTTTCTTTTTACCCTCTCCCTTTTGCCAAGGAGAGGGTGGTTAGTTACTCTGTTACTTTCTTTATGCTTTCTGAAAATGTTTTGAGCCACTGAGTATCCTTTTCGGCAGCAACTACAGATTTATTATACTGCTCCAAATTATACTTCATAGACTCTATTAAATCCGTGCGATTAGATTGTTTTTGAATCCACTCATCTTTAGGGATGATATTCTCCACATAAACATGGCGGCAATCAAAATCTAAACTATCAATTAATTGACTTTCCATAAAGTCCTTAACACCCTCGTATTCTTTGGATGGTGGAGTCCATCTTCTAACTTTGGATAGCATTGCATTGTATCTGTTTTTGAGAGCTTCATTCTCTTTCAATCTATCCTCATTTCCCTTGATTACATCATTAACATAAGAAAGATACTCAGCTTCAAGTTCTTCCTTTGTCTTAGGGGATGCAAGATGCTTTTCGTACTCAGCTTTTGCCTCTTCGTATTTCTTTTTATAATAATCACTAGGACATATCTTGTCAGGAATTTCGTATCTACTAAGGTTAGGATATTTTCCTTCAAATCTTAGGTAGATACCGAAGTTACGCAAGCAACTATTTGCAAATTGCTCAAATGTTATATCTTCACCATCATATATTGGTGCTGTAAATCCTGTTGGCATATTACTTATATTTATATCCCGTAAGGGATGGTTAATCTTTATAAGTATTTGCATCTAAATCAATAGCTACAAATCCCATTGTAGTACTAGGAATTCCGTTCCGAACCTCACTTCTATTTTCGGAAAAAAGAACTACTGCGTGTTTGCGACCTTTAATGTCTGGTATTTCGTATCTTTCATACGAATGTCTATTACTCATAATCTATCTATTTATATCCTTTGCAGGATGATTAACTAATCTTTTTGATACTATCAATTTCCATACTACATAGTACAAACTCTCTATTGGAGCGAGTGCCATCTTTCTTAGCAGGGTTGATTCTTACCTCAATCTCGCCAGTATAGCCTCTACGACTTTGTTCTGGAATAATGCTTGCAATCCAACATACATTACATCTTGAACAGCTCACTTTGTCACCAACCTTGTATGGTAGACTTTCGATGTAATCATTTACGTAAGAACAAATCTCATTGTTAGCATCATCGATAATGCTTAGTTGCTTGGCAACCTTTACTTTTAATTCTTCTTTTGTCATATATTTAAATTTATGCCCGAAGGCGGTTAAACAAACAAATACACATCACAAGGCTCTCCAACATATTCTCTAGCTTCGTCTATAGTATTAAACACCTTTCGTGCCACATAGATGAATGGAATACAACCGAATAGCATATTGTCTTGAACTATGTATCGCTCTGGATGTAACTTTCCAATGATTCTCTTTGCCATACCTACACCTCCATTTCGTGATTAATGTTTAAACCAAAGAGAAAGTGCTGGAGTTCGTGAATATATTTTATTGTAAAAAGCATGGTATTTTCATTTATATAAGTGTATATACCATCTTCTGTAAATTCAAGTACTACATAATTTGCATTTTTTATCTTTAAAGCATACTTACCATTTATAGACCTCCATCCATTCTTCTCTAGAATCTCTGAAGTGGGAGGAATCGGAACAATATTGTCCTTATCAGCATATTGAATTTCTCCGTTTGGGAACTTGATTTGATATAAGAGTGCTTCATTTTCGTTTGCCGTACCAATTACCTCAACGATATATTTCTTTACACCTACATATACAGAGACCAAATCTCCTGGAATGTATTCTATATCCATACGCTTTACTTTTTATTATTCATCATATAAGCCATATCGTACACTTTGTGACACATTTGACAAACATCTTCAAGACTTCTTGTATCCCAATTATAGTACATTCTTCCGTGGTCTTCGGTTATTACTACAACCTGTCTGTCACGAAGGATTCGCCATATCATTTTCAACTTATGTTTCATACATTTAGTTTTTTATGTATTCGTCTACTTCACACAGAACCTTTTCTAGCAGGTTCTTTAGAATATTCAATTCATCATTTGAATATGTAGCTATAGGATAACCATCAAGGGTAGTTTCGCCAAAGAAGCTACGACTTATCTTTAATGAGTGTTTATTCTTTTTCATTTTTCTTTGCCTTTTACAATATTGTACACTTGTTTTAACTCATCTGTTGATAAGCGTTTGAAATCAAAAGAACTGATAGCGTAAATGAGCTTCTTGCGAAAATCCTCTTTTTTAATATCTGATATTTCCTTTTCTGTAGGAACAGATATTTGTATAACATTCCATCTATCACTACCGCATTGCCAGCCAGAATCTCTTTTAAATCTAGCGTTATTAACAATAATTTGAGTCTTTGTCACTTTATCAACCTTGGCGATATGTCTATGATACATACCTGTAACTAGTACTTCATCGCCCTCAACTAAATCTTTAAGCTCTTTCATTACTCACCTCCTTTGACAATTAAATCAAGTAGTTCTTCCACAAATACCCAATCAGTAAAAGTATATGCTCTAACTCTAATTTCCCACATTTCTTGATATGTGTCACAAGCAGTTTCATTTAACATAGCGTTCATATCGTAGAGCTTTATATTACTATTCACTTTTGAGAATGCGAGAATCTTTCCGTTATCATTTCTAGGAACTTCGCTAGCAGGATGAAGCAATTTATTCAAATCGTTCAAGAACTCATTGATAGCCCACTTAGCACCAAGCCCGATAGCTTCCTTAATGTCCCCTTCATAGAACATTTCCTCTTTAGCATCATTATCGAAGACTACTTCTTCGCCATTTAACAGGAATCTATCTTCATAGATTTCTTGCTTTGCAGCTTCTATTTTCTTGTCGTCTATCATAATTATCTTCCTTTCTTGCTATTTTTATCCAATACCTCTTTAATCTCGAAATATTGAGCCTTTATAAATTTTTCCATCTCTAACTTGGTTATTCTACCAATAACTGAAATAGCCCCATCCCTTACAGATACTGAGAAATAATCAGTATTGATAAAACTAATGTTAACATCTATGCTTTCATCATTCATAATCTACCCTTTCTTTTTCTGAGTTCTAACATTCTCCTAGTTCTACGGATTTCCTTGCCACTAGGAGGGTTGCCAGCATACTTTAGTTGCGGAATGCAATCATAACCTCTATAGATATGAGCTTCATTGATTTCTTCACTAGTCAAGGCTTCTTTAAGTAATACACTAGTTGGTGTTATAATTATCTTTGCATCGTCTCTAATCATATCTATCCTCCACGTCTTTAGTTGTACCTAACAATGATTCGTTGCCTTCGTAAGGGATGCAGAACTCCCATCTACCATTAACACATACATAGTCAAGATATTCATCTGTCTTATCTGTATGGCTAAATATATTTGCACTCCATTCCTCTGTTTTTTGATGTCTAACCAACACCTTATCGAATGGCTTCAGCTCGACTTTTTGCTTCAAGTCAATAATCATTTTCTTGCCAGCATCCCATTGTTTGCTTTCCTTAGCTAATGCTTCAAAGAGTTGCTGCTTCTCTGAGTCCGTAGCAAGGCGAAGTTCAATATCTCCAACATCTTCTCTGAATGGTTCTTCTAGAAGAAGCTCATCATTCTGGCAAAGAACTGCATGGAATCCTATATATGCTCCTTGTCTCGATTGGAATATAGCAATATGTGTACATTTTCGTACCACAAGGGCTACTATATCTCCATCTTTGAATTTTGGATGAGTTTTCTCAACCTCCAAGCTCTCACGATTGAGTTTACCACCCAAACGTTCCTCGATGGTGTTGATGTAGGTTTGAGCAGCATCTTTACCTGCTTTTTGGAAATCAGAAGTTAGCAATCGTTCTTTTTCATAGAACTGTTCTGTATCATTATTCTCTTTCCAAAGATAATATTTCCCTAAGAAAGAGCAATATGTATCATCGACAAATCTTTCAAATATAATATATACATCCCCATCTTTATTAACCAAGACATCGCCCTTTTTCCAATCGAATTTGCGCCAATCACGCATTTCCTTTGATGGAAAAACGACACATTCTCCATCATCATACAATTTGCCGTTTTTATCAAGATGCCCTTCTCCACCATTCATAAAACCAAATTTTGAATTATAGAAGGATATTTTGAAACTTTTATCATCCACTTCTTCTAACTTGCATTTACCACAAGCGGAAGAATATAACTTCGTTCCTTGCGGCTTATCCTTTAGAATTTCCACAATATTAATCTCAGTTTCCATAACTAAACCAATTTTTGCGTTAAACAATACTGGTAGTAACTCATACCACCAACGTTTTTTGATATTTTGGGCAGCTCACCATCATAAGGAGTGACTTTCAAGCCATCAATGAAATCTGCATTCTCGGTATATACCTCAGTATCATGCTCATTCATAAACACCTTTTGCGCTGTCGTAGAATGGCTTTCAGCTCTAAGCTTACCGAGTGACCGCCAAACCTGCTTGCTATGGATGAACAATCCATGCAAAGGAATAGTCTTTACTTCTACTTTTGTTCCCATAACCTTTATTTTAATACATCTATTCTCTATCTAAATAAAACGGGGAATATCGCAATATTCTCATTTCTCTTCTCATCTTAATCTCTGCTAAACGAGCAGCTTTATAAAGATTAATATATGGCTTATCTTTGAGATATTGAATAAATTCGACAACAGAATATTCTTTCTTTTCCATAACCTTAACCATTTAAAGAGGATAATAACTATTTGATACCCTTGCGCCCAAATCGAAGCAGCCCACGGCATCAGGCTTTAAGAAGCGTTTCTCTAACTTCTCCAAAGCCACTTTATACTTCTGCTCCATGTGCTTGCAATGTAGTCTCTGAGCTAATTTAAGTTGCTCAACAACACCCTTGCGAGCAACTCTATATTGTTTGTCGGACATCATAGCCTTTATTCGTTCACATAGTTGATTACATGCTCTTGAGCTTGCTCATGCAAGTTGTCAAAAGCGTCTTCTATAACTTTGGCTGTCTGGTCGCCATTAAGGTTCTCCAGCATTTCGCTTACAACCTCTACCATCTTGTCTATAGGTAAGGAACAGAACTTATCAACTAAAAAACTCTTCTGTTCACTGATTGTCATATCATCAAACAACTCCGATAAATCTACTTCAACTTTATAATCTGCCATAATTTGAAATTTTAAAAGTAATTAGTTGTACCACACATCATTTGGCATAAGAGCCAATGTCCATCCATACTCTAGTTCATACCTTAATATTTCAAGGTCGTGACTCATTACAGATGAAAGACCTACAAAGTTATTTTCGTACTCCATATCCAAACCATTTAGTTACCATACTTGTAATGCAAATAATTAGCCTCTGAGCCGAAATAAAGCTCGGTATCGCTCATATTTGCCTCCGTCAAGTCATTCTCTACATCTTTATAAGAAGGCACGCAATCCTTAACTCTTTGGCAGAACAAAGGATATTTTGAAGAAACGTCTTCTCCGTCTTCATTATAGATATTAATCTTATCTACATTATAATATGGATAAGAAGAAATATTTCCATATGAATGGATAACCTTTCTACTCTTAACGGACACCACGATTTCAGCAGGTTTGTTAATAGCATCAAACTCGCAAGTAAAATCATCAAGTTGCGCCTCAAAAGCCGCATCATTAAACTTTTCAGATAAGTTTTCAAAAAACTTTTTCACTTTCTTCTTACAGTTTTTGTGGTGTGTCTCACCATTTTTAATTAGTAACCTTTATTTCTTAATTACGATGCAAAGATACAAAGAATATTCGAAATATGCAAGTTATTTAATGTATTTCTTATAGCTTTTAACACTCTATAATAATATAAACAAATAATTTGCTGACGTTAACACAAAAATCCCCACCACTACATTATTATATATAGTGATGGGGTAAACACCAAATGGTATTTTGCCTTTGGTCTATTTTTCTTCCTTATCTTTTAGCTCAACGAAATCTCCAATGCCCAAACGAGCCTTGTTGATGCAAGACGCAATCCAACCTATCAAGTAAGCAGAAGGCTCGTCTCCGTGTTCCATACCAATAGCGTCCTCGATGGCATCGCAAGCGTGAGAAGCCTCATGGCAGCAGTAGTCCATTGACATATCCTTCGAGCACTGGAACGAAACAAGAACACCGCGCCTTCTGTCGCTTTTCCTGACAGCATCGGCATACGTAACGCCGCCGTAATCACTATCGGGAGCATTGCACTTGTCAAAACAGGAATCTATCAGCTCTTTCAGGTCTTTACCGATGTGTACCCAAAGTTTCAAAGGGTAGATTCCGTTTCCGTATTCGTAATATCCTTTCTTCTTCATACCTCATCGTTTTTATGTTTTTCCCATCCTGCTTTTGAAAAGGCATACCAAGTATCACAAATATCAAGAGCGAGAATGTAGCCTTGGTTAATACAAAAATCGCTATCAAAGCCTTCGATATGAACATACATCAGTGCTATAGTATCATAAGGAACGCTACGACCTTCAAAACAAGGGTTTTTAAAATTCTTAGTCTTGTATAAACTTGTAACAATTGGCACTTGAAGAACGTCTGAAATATTCTTAGTGCTAATCTCTATCGACTTCTTAAACTTCTTCATATTCTCAACTATTTAAATTTCTCAAAGTAGAACACAATTTGTCTATCAAAGTGCTCTTCGATTAAACCATAAGCAAGCGACATCTTTACTTGGAAAGAAGCCTTACCATTAAGCAATCCTTTAGCCTGTCTAGTAATCTCCGAACGAAATTGTTCCAAACTCATATCACGCTTACGAAGATTACAAGACCTGCAAGATGGCATATAGTTCTCCATGGAATCATCGCCATGGAATACGACAAATTTTCCCTCCTTGTCGCTCCACCGAGAGTAACAACCTCGATTTTTCGGAACAAGATGGTCAACCTGCATATCCTTATACTCTATACTCTTGCCGCAATAAGCACAATGCCCATCGTATTTGCAATATATTTTAAGTCTATCTTCTTTTTTCATAATCGTTAATTATGTAACCTACCAATATGCCACTTAGAGCAAACCTTGCATAAGTAAGGATGCCAGCCGGAAGCCTTCAACTTCGAATTCTGATTTAGAAACTCCCAAGCATTATCCTCGCTTTCATAAGCTACCTTCGCCTTCCAAGATTGACCTTTTCTAACCCAATGCTCAGGATCTGGATGCAAATGACGAGGAATACATTTATTTCTTTTCTTCATAACTTCTTCAGAAATTTAAGTTGAAACCCTTCTGCCTTTTTTATTCCTGGGTATAGCTTCGTTAGAACCTCCCATGCTCTTGTCTTGTGCCGATGCCACATCGTAACCGGATGCACACGCTCACCACTTGGTAACACATAGAAATCTGCCTTAATGGTATCAATATGCTCATAGTTTGCAGCTTTATATATAGTTCCCTTGTTACCTATGGACGTATCGGCATAAGATATAAGGTACTTGATTTCCTTATGTGTTGCCCTAATATACTTATGCAAGAGAGAAAGGCAAATCGTCTCGCTAAACTTTGGCATATCATCAGACAACCACATTCTGTCAAATTCCCTCACTTGATGGTAATCCAACACTTCGCCCTTTTCAGTCTTGATGTGCGGTCGGATTCCATACCCTATTTGCATTGCACCCCTTATCTTATCCTTATACAATACCAAAAGATTCAAGCAACTATTCTTCGTTACCTTGTGTGAAAAGTGATGAGGAACAATGATTGCATCAGCTTGCGTCTTATCGCACTCCATCAGCTTTATTCCCTTTTCCTTGCACTCGTAACCGATAACAAATCCGCAGAAGCCTAGCACTGGAGACTTGTTCAACTTTCTTCTTTTCATATCAATAATACCTCCAAAAATAACGTTTGAAATTATCAAGCAAATGCTCTATACAAGCATTGATTTCGCCTTCTCTCAAGAATCTATTGCAAAATTCTACCAATTCATCACGTACCAACCCACGTTTTAAGGCTTCGTCTCTCATAGCTCTTATCAGAGCATCCGTAATCTCTTTATTCCCATTTCTTACAACTGGATCACATTGAAATATCATACGCATAACTAAAATTTAGAACAGACTTAATTGCCTACTCATGTTCTTTAATTCGTTATTGGCAAAATCGACTTGTCGTTGGTCTATCTCAAAACCGACATACTGCCTTTCAAGATTAACACAAGCCCTTGCCGTTGTACCGCTCCCCATAAATGGGTCTAGAACGACATCACCAACATTTGTTGAGTTTCTGATTAGTATCTCCATCAACTTCACTGGTTTTTCTGTTTGATTAATCAACCCATCCTTATCCTTGCGTTTGTTGGTAGGAATAGGAACACTCAGAATATCAGATGTACCACATTTATTTATAGGTCTGTCACCTCCTTTGCGGAGCATGATGATATACTCTTTCTGAGCCATATAATAACGACCACATATCTTTGCGCATTTATCCCATATTAAGCATTTAGTGAAGTGAAATTCGCTCTTTCCTATCACATCAAGAAAATGCATTAAGTTAAAATCATTACACATCAGATAACAATGAGACCTGTCCTTTAATATCCGGTACAAATCATTAATATACTCGGAAATATCAATATCGTTGCTTTTGAATATCTTACCCTTTCTCGTCTGAGAGTCAGTCCAATATCCTCCCATATTCCCTGAGCCGCCTCTAGACTGAACCGGATAAGCCACATCGGAACATACGAGGTCTATGCTATCATTGTCTATCAGCTTCAATAGCTTTCTGCAATCGCCTTGGTAAATTTTATTAATCTCCAGCATATCCAAACATATCTTTTTGGTTAGACATTTCTTCCTTAATTCTTCTCTGTGCCACATTGAAATAATCCTTATCCAATTCAAAGCCAAGGAACTTTCTGTTGGTACGCAAACAAGCAAGAGCCGTACTTGCGCTGCCCATAAAGCCATCAAACACCAAGTCGCCTTCATTTGATGATTTCAAGATGCATTGCATAAGCAAGGGGATTGGTTTCTCGTTCTGATGTACCAATTTATCTGATGGAACTCTATCAAAGTCCCAAACATCCTCTAAGCGCTTGCCGTTTATGGTTCGTCTGCCTTTATTCAAGTACAGGATTGGCTCGTAACATTGACCATATTGCGCCTCTAAATCTCCAGCAGTATGGTTGTTCTTTCGCCAAATGAGCACATTCTTAATGGTAAACCCTGCATTCCTCGCTTGTTGCATAAAAAAGTCCAAGGTCTTAGCACTACAGAAGATATAAGCAGCACTATCATCCTTTAAAATCCGGTAGCATTCGCTCATATAATCAATAATCAATTGCTCATTATCATCATTGAGTATTTCCTTAGAGAAACGATGGTCGTCAGCTCTCCACCCAGTCTTGTAGGCTATGCAATACGGAGGGTCAGTAACAATCAAATCCACCTCCCCACTCTCTATTTGCTTCATTCCTTCTATACAGTCGGAATTGTATATTCTGTTTAATTCTAGCATATCAAATCTCTTTAATAGCGTTAACATAAGCTTCGTGAGCTTCTTCTTGCGTCCCAAAGCATCCGATATAAATTTTCTTCTTACCTATCTGGTACTGAGCTTGCCATTTTCTGTTGTTCTTATTCCACGTCACGCCCAAGTATACAGATGAAGTCTTCTTTGCTATAGCCGAATAAACCATATTGTATCTTGCAGTGCAATACTCCAAGTTGTCTACATCGTTATTCGTCTTGTCGAAATCCTTATGATTCACCATCGGCAACGCATCTGGATTCTCCAAGAAAGCCTGAGCTACCAAACGATGGATATAGAACATTTTGCGTTTTCCGTTCTTGTAAAGCCATACCTTCAGATAACCTTTTGGTGTCTTACATGGGGCGATTTCCTTTAATTGAGACGTTCTCCCAATAGTAAAAACATGTCCCAGCTTGCTAACATAATACCTTTCGTAATTCTTTATAGGCTTTATATCACCAAGAAACCTTGTTATACATTTATCTTTCATTGTTACCTCCTTTTTCAAAGAAACTTGAATATATGGCTTGCGCCTCCTTTGTATCTAGCAAATCAATATCATTGTAAAACCTTCTGTACACAACGCACAGCCTTTCGTCATTTCCGGTGTCTCTTGCTTTAGCTATTTGCTGACAAGACTCCATGAGAAATGCACTTATCTTCTCATAACTCCGCTTCTGTGTCTTCTTTAGCATATCCATGCTTACAAAGGTTTTGTAATGGATGATATGCTTTTCTTGCTCGTATTCTGTGAGTATAAGCCCTTCCGGAATAGCAAATACCACTCTTCTTGTCTTGTCATCACTATAGAGCTGAACAGCACCTGTAAACGATGTATATATCTTTTGCAATATCTTGAGAATCGGTAAGTCTTTTTTCAAAAACCTTTCTGCAAATCTCTTCAGAAAATGAACGCTCATAGCAAAACAATCTTCGCTATACCCCTCGTTTCTACTCATAGGAATATACTCGTTGGTTTCCTTCAGATAAATGAACAAACCGGAAGCAAATACATCGCCATGTTTTACACCTACAACGATGAAATAATCGGCATTAGGTGTAGCAAGCTCAAAGGTCTTTGTTATTTGTCTTACGTTCTGCTTTCTCATTTCACGTTTAAGCTCATTAGCTTTTCGCATCTGAAACTCATAGATTCTAGCTTCATCTAAGTTTCGTACTCTACGCATCTCACCCGAAGTCATACTTGCTGTTATCATGCGCATTCCTCCTTTTTAATCTTTGATAACCAACAATCCCAGATTCTTGTAGCTACATTAGCCATCATAACAGGAGGAACACACATTCCGCAAGCAAACCAAGGTTTCATGCCATTAAAGTCATAATCCATCGGAAATGTTGATGCTAAAATCGTATCATGTGCTGAAAGATAACTTGGATTATCATAATACACAAGTCTATCTTCCATTGCTGATATGGTATTGCATACCTTGTTCTTTTTAAGAAACATATTATTGAACATAGAAAGACGATTATCCATCCGCTTGACAATATCACCGATAGAATTGTCCTTTTCGTTTCTATACTCCCAATACTTCATCATTCCTTTAGGAATCTGTCTTCCATTATAGTCCGAGAACTCATCCAAGACAATTTCTTTCTCGTTGAAGTCCATATCTATCTTAGGCACTCGCTCGAACAAATCCTTCTGAACCATAAACGGCTCGCAAAGGTCTTTGCGTAATCCTAGAAAGAACACCCTAGGTCGATTCTGAGGAACACCCATATTACGTGCATTAAGCAACCAATGCTGCAAGATATATCCGGCATTATCCATCTGCTTGTAAATCTCTTTCACGTACTCGATAGCTTCACCTTGCAACAAACCTTGGACATTCTCAAAAACCACCACCTTTGGCTTTAGTTCTTTAGCAAGGTCAATAGAGTAGAAAGCCAAATCGTCAAGCCTTTGCGCCTTCTGACCTTCTCGGAAGACTTTTTCCTTTCCCCAAGCCTTTTGGCGGTCACCTGCAATACTGAATACAGAACATGGGAAACTAGCATCCAATATATCCAAATTATGAAGCTCTTCTTTCATAATATGCCCCCCCATATTGATATTGGTAATCAACTCACGAATATCACAATTGAAAGCGTACTTGACATCGTGATTCTTCAAGTACATCTTCATAACCTTTGGGTCTATCTCATTACAGGCTACAACATCGTAGCCAGCTAGTTTGTAGCCAAAGGAACTTCCACCTCCACAACAAAAGCAAGACATCACCTTACCTTTGTCTTTTGTGAAATTAGCATCTTTTTTAGTCCATCTATAAGGGAACTTGTGCTCGTTTTTATACATTTATCTACCATAAAAAACAATCGTTAATAAAAACCGATGTATAAAAATAACCACAAGTAATATGGTTGTAAAAAAGGGACTCTAACCCTTGAATTTAGATTCTGTTTTCTTCGACAATGCGTCTTAAATAATCATCCGCTGCGTTATCGTCTATTTTTGACTTAAGAGACATTCCTGTGTTATATCCTATCATTAAGGACACATTCTTGCTCTTTTTCTTGTTCTTTCCATATCGCCAGCTAAAAACCTTTCCTAGCCAAGCTATACCAACAATACCATCTGCTACAACTATTGTCGGCAACAAAACATATACTTTATATATCATCGCAATCTAATTGAGAGTTAAAAATATATCTATTCTGATTCAACCAAAGCTCCACGTAGTCAGCCTTGATTTTCAGAAATTCTTCGTATGTGTAGCATTTCTGCTGCTTACCACCTTTGTTCCAATAATAGGCAACTCCTCCCAAAGAAAAGAAGTCTATCAAGTCCATTTCCTTTCGCTCCGGTTCTTCACGCTTTTTCTTTTGCCTATATCTACTTACAGCAAGCAATATGAGACAAACGCAAAGCAACATGGAAACCAGTATCTCGAATATCAACCTTACGTCTTGCATCTTATTTTAAACAAAAAACACGAAACTACCGATTGCAAAGTCAAAGGAATAGTGACTCGGACTGCCTTTCGGTATAGTCCATCGGGTTTCGTGTCTCTAATATCTTATCAATTTCTTAAATCGCCATTTTATCCTTTTTTGTTCTGCGCTTGCAAAGATAAACAATATTTCGCTAACTTGCAAGCGTTTTAGTGCTTTTAATATTTTATTTGCATTATTTTAAACTTATCCTTTTTTGAAGTTCATGCCAAACTCTTCTTCCGTTACCTCATACATTACATCACCACATGATACTCTTTGCTTGTCTTTTGCCATCAGCAATAAGTTTCTATAAGGTATCTCTTTCACGACTTCTTGGTAAGATAAATGCAGACTATCCATAAAAGATGCAATCTGTCCTAAGAGTGTATCGTTACCTATGGTCGTGGTTTTGCTATCATCCTTGCCGCACTCTTCGCCAAAATTGATAGCGTCTGAAAATCCTTTATAGAGATTAAGGAATAAGCCGTTTGTAAGCCATTGACAACCTCTTCAAGCGTTCCTTTAGATAATTCATCACTAATGGATTCATCGCCTTGTATGAATACGGACAACGCCTTGCAAGCATCATCCAAATTCTTAAGCATGCATAAGACTTCTGCTAAGGTCTTGCCCTCTTCGAAACTATCAAGGTATTTAGCCGCCTTGACCAATTTTATAATTGTAGGTGGTGAAACGTAATAAGCCCTTCCATTCACGATTATCGTTACGGTGTCCTCTCCAAGAATTGCATCCGTAACTAATTTACTTGCCTTACTCATGGTTCTGAATATTAAAAAAGGGGAACGGCATTAACACCATCCCCCTCTATCATTTGTTGCCTATGTCTTATTCTTGTTCTACAACCGCAGAGCCTTCCCATTGGTACTCGCCAGCCACACCATCGGTCTCGCTTTCCATAGCAACGGCAGAAATACCCAAAGTGATATTCTTATCCTGCTGGTCACCCTTGGCAACGATAGCCGCATTTGAGAAAACGATGTAGTTCCCTGTCTTGGTCTGAGCAACGATACACTTGTTGATATTAGCCAAATCTTGGCTAGAAGACCAACCTACTGCATCTGCCTCCGTTGTAGTCTCTTCTCCAGTTGCCTTGTACATCTTACCACCCTGCAAGTCTACCTTATTCTTCCATGAAAAGACACCAATAGAGAATGTAATTGTCTTAGCACCCTCATCGGTCTTGTCACGATAGTAAACCTGTCCGTTCAGCTCGTTCTTGTACTCGGTAACACTAGGGTCATCCTGAGAATATCCCCATGTTCCCTCATGGCTGTTCTTAACCTCTGTAGCGGTTTTCAACCATGTAGCCAACTTAGCAGGTGTATTTGCCTCGGTAAGAGGAGCACCATACCAAATTCTCTTGATTCCAATAAATGGTTTCATCTTATCTTACGTTTAATGTTTCAAAATCAATAGTAATGTTTGCGTAATGGCAACTCAACCTACTCTCTTGCTCTATGCCGTGGGAGCGGATAGAATAACGATACCATACATCCTCAGCTTTTCCGACCTCATTGTCGGACAGGGTTTGAATAGCCTTCTTTAAAAGCTCGTTCAATTGAGGATTAGCCTCGCCCTCTATATCTTTGAGCAATATGTTTACCTCTATAGTACAATCGTTGAAATATGTCTTATCTGCACTCATGCGCTTAGGAATGATTACTATCATGCCTTCATCAGGAATCTTCTCACCGACCAAAGGTCTTTCCCCCTCAAGTCCACCCTTTGTCAGATGTCCTTTCAGTCTTCGTTCCAATCCCATAAGTTCCAAGTCATCATAGATTACATGACCAGCATCTATTTCTGTTATCATCGCATATCCTCGATTTCTTTCTTGATATACTGAATACCCGAATCTATAACATCATATCCCCTAGAGGAAACATCAGACGCATATTCCGCTTTGTTGCCAAGGGTCAAGGTGTGGTCATGTACATTACTATAGTTAGACCTTCTGAGATTACCTGTGCGGTTTCGGTAGTTTCCGTTAGCCTTATCAAGCTCAACAGCAGTTTTACCTAACCTGTCAAGAAATTCATCTACTTCCCTTTCTCCCTGTGCAAAGAAAGCGTCTATCTCATCCTTTATAACATCAGACATAGATACTCATATAACCAAGATAATTGCACTTAGGGGCATTATAGACCTTTCCACCTCCTCGGTAACTTCCATCATCGGAATATACTTTGACTTCATCACCTTCGGAAATCTGGCACTTGTCACAAACAATATGATATTTCGGTGTATATATGCTACCATTATCGGTAGTGAAATGCTCGGTAGAGTTGTCATCGCACCGACAACGCCCCATTTCTTTCCATTCCTCAGAAGAGCTAATGACCTCGTTGTACTTGTTGACAACCTTATTCACGAACTTTTTCTTTAATATATGAGGGGAATATAACATAATCTAGACATTTACCAAATATCAGACTTATCCGTGATAGTGGAAAGCCCTAAAGCTGCCACCACTTCATTATCCGGAGTAACACCATACTTACGGCAAAGCCACATATAGTATTGTCCTATCCTAGAGTAGTCCCAAGAGACAGAGAATCCATTTTCGTTCACATTGCTCATATATGGGGCAAGCATAAGTTCCTCGATTACGGAAATCATCGCCTTGCCTACAACCTGCGAATTATCAGACGTATATTCTTCGTCAAGGTCTATACCTGACGAAATATCTTCCAATTGGGCATCCGTTATGTTCCAAGCACGCAACTTCTGCGAAATGTATTCTCTTATCTTCATGTGACATCATTATTTCTGAGCCTGACTCATAGCCTCAGCGATTTTCTTTGCAGCCTCTTGCTCGCTCTTAGTCTTTTCGTCAAGCTCCTCTTCTACATTCTCCTTTTCAGAAGTCTCTTCGGTTGACTCGGCAGCATCCTTTTTTGGGGTTTTCTCCTTTTTAGTCTTGCTCTCCTTCTTCTCCTTTAAGACTTCCTTCTTAGGTGTCTCTTCTGATTTTTTATCTTCATCCTCTTTAGGATTTTCTTTTCCATCATTCAAGACTTCCTTTTTAGGAGTATCTTTAATTTCCTTATCGTCTTTTGGAGATGCAGAACTATTATCGTTCTGCACCTCCAACATCTTGCAAAGCTTACGTTCGATAAGGGAGTTCATGCGTTCTTCGTCAAAGTCCAAGATTGCACCTACTTCATAGATGGTGTTAAAATGGAACTTATCACGGAACGGACTAATTACCTCACCTCTCATAAGCCTAACCTACTGCTTGTGTTGAGTCCAAAGAATAGATAGCATCAACGTTATTCAAGATAGGAACAACCATTGCTTGTGAGCTGGTGAACTCACGGAGTGGGTCGTTGGTAGAATAACGACTAGCCAAGATATACTCATCGGCTGACTGATAAGTAACACCTGCAACTGGTCTTGTAGCTTCGGCTACGTTAGTCCAGAACAAATCACCAAGGTTATCATAGCATGTAAAGGTCATGTGACCCTTAGCCCAAGGGTTGTGTGTTCCCTTCTTGCCGTTAATCTCGGTCTTGATTGTACGGGCTACACGTACCAAGTCAGTCTGCCACTTATTTCTGAAGATAGAAGCAATCTGCTCAAAGCTCAAAATAGGAATATTGCTATTACTATTGGTTGCAATGCCTTGATTGAAGGCAAACTGAGCACGAACCTGCTTGTTCTTGCCAAGCAACTTGATTGTGTAATCATCAAGATAACAAGTAGTGATGGTATTTTGGTCTTCCATCGCCTTGTCGTAAACCAATTGGATGTCATCAAGAGGAGTTGCATCCTCTGCGTCCCAAGCCTTAGCACCGTGACCGAACTTATTCTTCTCGGCAAAACCTACATCAATTCGGATACCAGTACCACCGGAACGAGTTGCCAAAGCTACACCTGTTGACAGCTCACTGAGGAACATATCTTCAATACGCTCGTAAACCGCCTGAATACAACGAGGAAGGTCTGCAAACAAGTTACGCAAAATCTGTGGCTGAGGCAAACGTTGCGCAATCATGTTATCCAAATCCTTAAGCTGCTTCTCTGACATGTAAAGCTTCATACCAACCTTTGGGATTTGACCCTCAGCGGTTGAAACCTTATCACGGCTCTTCAATGGAAGTTCTGCATCCATTGATACAACATCAGCAGCAACTCGTGTGTATTCCGCAGTAATTGATGCCCAGCGTCCGTCCTGACTATATGTGTTAGTCAAGTGGTCTCGGTACATATAGGTCAATGCAGTCTGATTCTTGCCGTTCAACTTCTCTACTACACTTGCAACAAGTTGTGGGAAGTATTTATTGACCAACTGAAAATAAAGTGATTTTTCCATCTGTTATCCTCCTTCTTTTAGTCTTTGTCCATGGTTGCATCAGACTCATCGAACTTGTTTGCATCCTCATCGCTAACCAAAGCAATCTTTGGCATAGCTGTAAGGAACGCATCCGGATAGTCTGCACCATTTGCAGCCTTAGCTGCTACCTTGTTAACTTGTCCAGCAGTCATAATTGCCGCTGGCTCACCGTTCAGAATGGAACGATAGAGAACACCCGCATACTTGTAATGCTCCAATGGGTCGCTGGCAGTACCCAAAGCCTTATAATTGTCTGTTTCAATAGGCAATGGCTTGTAAGTTCCCTTACCATCTGTCACGATAACACGACCTGCGTAAAGAACTTCATCTTTTACGCCTGTCCAATCCAAAGCACGACCGCCCTTGATGTCGCCTTCCCATTTCTGGATAATGACGGAATCCTCACCAAAGACAATTTGCTTTTTTGTAGTCTTCAATTCCTGATTCATGTTTTTCAATTTTTAAAGTGACTGAACTAATGATGCGGCCACATTGTCAACGTCCTCCTTTGTTGGCTCGCCCTCGCTAGCACGATAGCTGCCCCCGAATTGTGGTTGTTGCAACGCCTTGTAGTTGTTCGCTACCTTGGAGAGGTATGTTTCGATAGCTTCATCTGTAGCATCATCGCTCAAGGTGAAACCCTCGTTGATACGACTTTCGGGAATGCCCAACTCCTTAGCCTTTGATAAAATCTTCGCATCGTGGTCTGCCTTTGCCTTTGCCTTTGCAGCAGCCTCTTCCTTAACCTTAGCCTCCTCAGCTTGCTTTTGGATAGTTTCTTGCAATTCCTTAATGGTCTTGCTTTGCGCCTCCATCTGTTCGTTGTAAGTCTTGGCTTGGTCTGTGTTCTTCTGAGTCAAGGTCTCAACGAGTTTCTTGAACTCTTCACGTTCCTTGGTTCTTGCTTCATCTGAAGCTTTCTTCTCTGCTGCCTGCTCTTCAAAGTATTTTTTGAGATAATCCGGCATTTCGTTTTTCTTTGCCAATTCCTCCAAGCGTTTCTTTTCGGCTTCTTCAGCGGCTTTCTTGGCTTCTTCGTCAGCTTTCTTCTTAGCTTCTTCTTCAGCAGCCTTGCGTTCAGCATCTTCTTTAGCCTTCTGTGCCTCCTCGAACTTTTTCTTGGCATCGGTAACTCTGCGGTCATTGTCCTTTTGCAAGGACTCCAAAAAACTCTTTTGACTAGCAACCACTGTCTCGATGTTGTCATCAGTAACAAGCCCCATCTTATCAAGCATTTCGGCATGTGCCTGAAGAACTTCATCACCTAACCCAAGAGACTTATACTCTTGTTTTAGTAACTGGAAAATTTTATCTTTCATTCTTTCGATATATTTGTTAAAACTAGTGCAAAGATAATACGAAAAGAATAATTAACACACTAATCCATTTGCAAGTATCTCACTTTTGCTTAAAAGTGAGTAATAACGGCATTTTTAAGCGATTTAAGGCTATTTTATCACATATACGAATAATTTATAGCAACACAAAATAAAACACCTTATATAACAAAAAAAAACGCCAAATATCCTCACGGACATCTGACGCTTGTCGAATAAAAAGAACCTAAACATTAATCTTCTAAAAGTTTATTACATTTCTCATATAACCCAAATGATTCAAATTAGAATAGAACCGTCCATCACGCTCTATGAATTTACCAGACTTCACAATCTCACCATTATGCAACATTGCAAACTTAGAACCATGAGCTGTCCATTTGTTCATTTCTTTCATATGTTCATCAGAACCCCAACCATATTTCTTGATAGTAGGATAAATGAAACGTTCAAAGCAAATTTGACTATCTGTTTTATCATGCTCAGTGCAAATCGGGAGCACTCCATTATGTGCGAACCAATAACCTGCCTTGTAGAATGGATGGCAGTTCTTGACACAGACAGAGCCATGAGTAGCAAATCTAAAATGTATGATTACATTCTCATTTATATCTCGCTTCATCAATCTACGGATAAATGTAGAGAAATGCAAACTCTTGTAATGGTCAGACTCGCTCACAAAACCGCAACCATCGGGATTTCTCATATACGCAGCCTTTAGTTCATCTACGGATGGCAAAGCAACACCTTTCGGACATACAATAATAACACACATATCTTTACCCTTTCTTTTTCTTAATAACACTTTGATTTCTTTGTGTCCTAGTGCTTTTACCCTAGGACTACATTAATTAATCGTTATTGGTTGCAAATGCATCCTTACGACTCTGGAAGAAAGCCTTCTCTTCTTTATTCAAGAAAGGTATATCTTCGATATTCATAACCTCACTAGCAAAGACATTATTGCGAGACCAACCGACAAGCTTTGCGCAGAACTTAACCCACATTTCTATCTTCTTGAAATTGGTAGAACCTTGATGCTGGCGAAACTCGATTGTCCTGTGACGTGTATAGCTCTCAGCATTGACCTTATAATATCTATCTCCATGAAAGACATCGAATCTAATATCTTGATTGCTGTGACAATTAGAGAAATCTTTGTCAAGCAAGCTGGCTGCCCAACGGCAATTACCTCTTCGTGAAGGAGCCATGAAGCTATCAATCAATCTTTCAAGCTTCTGATAATTCTTGAAGACGTTAACATACTGCTCACCTGTCAACTTTGCTGCACCAATATGAACGTGAAGACCACAAGTAGAATTTACTCTTGCACCTACGGCATCCAAAGACTTAATAGCCTTCTTTAAGGTTGCCATACCATTTGTATTGCCATTCAATACCGGACTTACAACCTCGTTAGGGTCAACATCACCACGAACTGAAGCATCACTAACAATCTTGAAATAACTCTTGTTGTCGGTGTGGTTATAGCCCTCAGAATGAATATCAACACCATTCTGACGACCTGCCTCTATCAAGGCATTGCGCTCGGCATGAACACATTCTATCTCAACACCGAATGTATAAACAAATCTCGTTGAAGTAGAACCGCTAGGTACATAGACCTTCAACATATCGGAGATTTCTTTCTCACGAAGACCGCAAGCCTTCAATGCAACAATCTTTTCGTTGCGAGGCATCTTTGACTTCTTAATTTCGTCAATAGTCTCAATTAATGACTTCTTTGAACTTGCGAATGAAAAACCAGTCTGCTTAGACATAATCAATTGTGCTAGTTGTTTCGGGTCTTACCCCTTGGTGTCGCTCTCACCTTATTGAGTGAAACTTGTCACTCGGCAAATCAACCAACTTATCTTGATTGACGATGCAAAGATACAAAGAATATTTGAAATATGCAAGTTATTTAATGTTTTTCTTTTGTATTTTAACCTTTCATAACTGATACGCATAGCTTGTTAATATTTCTGTTTTTATTTTACCTTATTATATATAAAAAAGGCTTCGATGTTCACACACCAAAGCCTAAAAAACTTTACTAACTAATTACCAATTTTTATCGACTATCTTTTTAAATCATCACCAATATCTTCTTCTACTCCCAAATCCGGTAGTCTATCATACGCTTTTTGGTCATCACCTCCTTCAGACTTGACACCTAGCAGGTAACCATTCCGAAAAGCATAATATACCAGCTTTTCCATATCTTTAGCCGTTGCGTTATCTGTCAAATGTAGCGTGGCGTACAATCCCATCAAGAACTTCCGTACATCTTTTGGATATACCTTGTTGTTCTTTTCTAAAGCGACTGCCATTCTTAACGGACTTTTCATATTCTTCAATTTTTCGTTAAACCATCAAATGAAGCACAATAGAGAGCCATTCCGCTTGTTCACCTAGTTCATAGACTTATTCACAACTTTATTCGTCTCATCTGCTTCCTACGTTTACCCGTTGACAGATGTCCGAGATTCCAACAAAACAAACATCACGGCTCTCTTCTTGTGTCTCATTGTGCCAACGGAAGGATTCGAACCTTCGACCCTAGGATTAAAAATCCTATGCTCTGCCACTGAGCTACGAAAGCGTAAAGGAATGATTGGATTCGCACCAACGCCCCCTTAGTTACCATGCCAAGTGCTCTACTACTGAGCTACATTCCTCGTAATATGCAAAAAGTACTCGTGGTGCAAGGGAGATTCGAACTCACCGAACCCACAATGGGAATAGATTTACAGTCTATCTTCTTTAACCGCTTGAATATCGCACCTTTTGTGGAACATATACCAATTCCACCTTGTTGCCCCAAGCGGATTCGAACCACTAATGACAGAACCAAAACCTGTAGTGTTGCCATTACACCATAGGGCAATTTAGTACTGCATAAAGGATTCGAACCTTTGAATACCAGCGTGAAAAGCTGGCGACTTAACCACTTGTCTAATGCAGCAACTAGGGTCTCTCACCCTTATAAGAGTTTCCTTGTTATAGTCTAGCTGAGCTGGGGAACTTGGGAACCCTGCCGTAAACTCCTAAGTCTTGACTTATTATGGTAGAAGCGACCTCTCAGAAGGCCATCTGTTTCAAACACGATGCAAAGATAAGCATTTTTTCTTATTCCTGCAAGCGTTTTAGTGTTTATTTATATTCTTTTGATGTATTTTACATCATTTATCCATTCGAAGAATACCACAAAGGGTTTCTACAAGTTTCTTTGCGTCATCACCTTTGATTTCGATAACATTTGAAAATCCATCAAGAGCATCCTCGCCTTTCTGTTCCTTATCCAAACGCTTACGGAGAGCCAAATCTGGATTCTCTACCAAGATAGAGTCCAAAGCATAATTGCAAATGCGGCTTGCAAGTTCCTCGTTACCATTCGCATCACGCACAAACTCATTCTTTCCTTCAAGAATATCCATAATCTCGTTGTACTCTTCAGCATTCTCACAATTACGTGAAAGCATACCAATTACCTTGTAGCGGTCAATCTCAAAGCTGACCTTTAATTTGTCTTTATTCATTCTTTCTATTTTTTTAATAATTAAACATTATACCAAAAACCCCTTTCATAATAAAGTCCTCCCTTTAACTCATACCGGATAGCATCTGACTCTTTGCAAAGCTGACGGATTCGTATATACAAACGTTTGTCCAGCTCTTCTTCAAACAAAAGAGACAATTCCTTCCAATTGTCAACAACAGGAGCAAACCAAGGATACTGCTCCTTTACAACCTGTAGCTCATCCAAGGTTACGTGTCCGTGTTCTACCATATCATAGCATCTACGGAAGTCACTATTGTCTTTAGGAATATCCAAATCTTTCTTTCGTTTTACCCCCATCAATGCACTCCACATAGTCATTGAAGAGATGCCTGTATCACAAGTGGCTATCCACTCTATCATTCTTTGCTTGTTCATCTTCTTTTATATTAATCACGCTAAGTCGCTTTATTAACTCTTCACATGCTTCTTTAGTTAAGATACATTTCTTGGAATCTTTAATGCCAGTAACCTTTTCACGAATAGTAGTATTCGTGTCGTACACTTCTTGTAGTTTTTTCTGAAACTCAATTACGTCTTCGTTGGTAAGTTTACCTTTCTTCTCAACAATCTTGTTTGTTATATTCTTATAGACGCATTCGAGTTCAGTACATAAACGAGATTCTAACTTCATCATTATTGCGTGTACAAAAGTATCATAAAGTCTTTCCATCTTGTATTTCCTCCAAAAGTCTTTTGATTACCTCGTTATCTTTATTCTCAATGCGAGCCTTTAAGATACTCTTGAATGCGGCATCCATTGCATCGTATCTACTGGAATATTCCTTACCATCCGTATGACACAAGCCTTCCTCTACACACCATGATGTAGTTTGCCAACAGAACTTATCTTTCGAAATGTTTGCAACACAAATATAGTAACCGAAATGCTCTAAAAGCCAATCAAGCACCATATCATAGCTTGGAGCGGATATTGCCGGATGCTTACTATTCAACTTTAAGGCAGCAGAAAACTCAATATTGGATTTCTCCCACTCGGAATTGGAGTAAGCAATATAACTGCCGTAATGCTCATTATATTTTCCACCCTTACGAATGCCACCCTTTGCTGTCCAAGGACTAGCATAAGCCCAAAATTCTGCTATCTTCTCATCGTAACCAACCTCCTTCAGAAGTTTGGCTATCTCAAAGGGAACTACCTTTGGTTTTATCGTCTGCTTATTTGCCATTTTCCACCCTTTTTAAACTGAACCCGAATCAGACTTATCTAATTCATCAATTGCCTGTCTAAGCAAAGGAAGAACCTTGTCCAAGTCTTCGAAATCCGGTACGACTTCATTCACTCGCAAGATTGCTTGACCTAACAAGCTCTTAATCTTTTCTCTGTCCATTGCTCTTCTCGGTTTGTTTCTCTAAGTCTTTTAAATCTACCTTCTCAAATCGAGGAACTGGCTTACCATCAATCTCAACATTACCAAAGAACATTTCCTTTGGTCGCACCCAAACTTCATGCTGTCCGCACACTGCTTGATACGCAACCTTAGCTTCAGAAGTCTCGCTATCAGTAACCTCACCAAGGTACTCATAGAAATTGCCCTTATAGTGTCGGTAAATCGGCTTACTGAATCCACCATGCAGCCAATCGGCTTTGCCGTTGATTTTCACGTACTCCCTTACCGCATCGCACTTACAGGACTTATTCAGCTCTTCTACCCAATCAAAGAAAGCTTGTTTGTCCTTTATCTCTTCACTTGATACCATGAAGAGATAAGTGCAAAGAAGCATCTTACCTGCATCAGTATCATATTTCTTGTTCACCTCTTCAGCTAATTGCATCATAGGTGTATCTAAGCGATAATTCCAACTCATAATCTACCCTTTCTTACTTTTTAAATTTGCCAAATCCTCTTTCAAACGTAGATGGAAATTATCTTCTCCATCATCACCGGAAAGAAGCCAATCAATTCTTTGGGCATAAACCTGAGCTTTCTTCAGAAGTTCAATACCCTTTTTGAATTCCTTGATAGTCTCTTTAGATAAGCCATATCTGTTAGGCATCGTATGATGATGTTTTCTAACATACCTGTCTTCATCCTCTTCTAACCATCGGTCTTCGAGAAAGCATCTTTCGTCTTCCTCATCCAATGGATGACCATCAACATAATCTTCTATCTTTGTATATATGTCAGCAATCCGATACTGAGCATAATCAAAACGTCCACCACTCATTGACTTTTAACTTCAAACTTGAACTTACTTCAATGCACTCAACCTCGCTTCTAGCTGTTGGATTATGTTATCTATAGTCTTTCCCCTATAATCAATAGCAATATCTTCCAGCACCTCAATCTGAGCCGCAATTTTTAATCTTTCTCTTACTACTGTCATAATCAAACTTGTTTATTATGATGCCGTGCTTGCAAAGTTGTAATGCACGATATAAACATAACCGCCATACATCTTTCCGATTGTTACTTCAACGAAATCAAAGATAATGTCGCCATCCATCTTGTAAGAAATCAAAGGTTCAGTTGGGAATGCATGGTGTTCTGTGTTGAAACGATACACTTCTTGTGATAGTAACTGCTTGAATACATCAACCTCACCATCCTTTGAAAAAACACCTTTAAACTCATCTTCATTGTCAATTGCAACAACTACTCCAAGTTCACTTCTGACACATACACCTTCATTTCTACCACTTTGTTCATTATACAAGACAGGTAATGTGTAAACACCTCTTGATTCTTCCATATGCTAATTCTTAATTTTGTATTTTGTTTTTATCCTTCAAGTTGCTTACATTGAGCTAAGTCTATTGCGTACGCCCAACGCTTAGGAACAAAAGACATCGTAGGTACGAACCTATCCGCACGCTCAACACATACATCTTGCGTCCGGTAAATCAATCCGTCTGAGCCTTTTACTTGCAACTCTACTAGAATTGTATGGTCTAGCATCGGGAACTTATCAATATCATGCCAGACTTCACCGCCTTCAAGGAAGGTAGGCTTTATATGGTTCATCTTTGCCATAAAGTACTTCATGTAAAATGTTTGACTTATATTCGTTAGTTATGGTCTCGCAACTACCAAAGCACCACAAATCCTTGGATTGCTCCTTGTGTAACCTTGATGACTTTATATAATAGCCATTGTTGACATCATAATGCTTACGTACCATGATATTGTCGTTTACCACTCCGACCTCATCATCCGTAATTACATAGAACATTCGACCATCACTAAATGCATTTAAGCCTTTATACACTCCATTAGAGACAACCATCTTTTCATAGCCGTTCGTCTCCCAGTTGGCATAATCCCAAATGGTTTCCAAATCATCATCATTCAGAAGATTATTATCAATAATAACCTTGCCGATAACCTTGAATTTGCCATCTTGCATCATTGCCTCAACGACAAATTCATCGGCAGCGTTGAAATCGCTAATCTCTATGGGTCTCATAATACTTGTGCTTAATATTCTCGTAAATCACCCTCTTTGCTGCCTTTGCTCTTCTGCTATTATCAGAAAAGACATCATCATACAAAGACATATCTTCACTCTCAAAAGCCACATGCTCACCTTTATAGCAAGCATCAAAGCGGCATCCTTTTTCGGACTTAGCCGCAGTAAACTTTATCTTACCAAACTTAATCTGCATAAGCCCTATCCTAGAAAAAATATTAATGATACTATTTCAAGAGCAAATAAAAACGCTAACGCATTCTCAATTGTGAATACCTTTTTCATTGTTTCAATACAGTTTTACGTGTGTCTCACGCTCTAAATTTATATTGTAAGGGGATTTCATATCCCCTTTGTTGTTCTTACTTCAAAACTCGATAAGTTTTATCGAAATCATTAAAACTCTTCAAGTAACCTTTCTCAGTCAAAGAGTTTAAAATTTCTTTCAACTCATCCTTGGTATTATCCAAATCGAAATCATACAACTCAGCAAATGTAAAGTACTTGTTACCACCAATTACATCAGCCATCACTTCGATGTTGCCATAAACCATTGTCTCTTTCTTACTCAATCTAGTATTCATAACGAATCACAGTTTTTATGGTGTGTCTCACCATTTTTAATTAGTAACCTTTATTTCTTAATTACAATGCAAAGATACAAAGAATATTTGAAATATGCAAGTTATTTAATGTGTTTCTTTTATATTTTAACGCTTATTATATATGTAGGCACAAAATTAACTTTCTGTAGCAGAAAAAGCCAAAGAATCCACCATTTCGTTATACATATTACCTCTATGAGCCTTAACCCAATGGTATCTTATCACCTTGCCTTTCGCTACCTTATTATATATAGGCTGTAAGTCTCCTAACTTGCAAGCCTGTATTCTTTCAATAGCTACTTGGCAATCAACATACACATCAACAGAACACAAAGGAGGGCAATCACCCAATGCTCGGATAACCGCCCTTATTTCGGCTCTCACCGAATCGTTCACTTTTGTTGTGATAAATGTATATTTCCCACTTTTGATAATCACTCCCTTATGAAGCACAAGCCAGCCACAACCACACTTTTCTTTCTTACTAGAACCATCGGCATACACCTCGTAGCGCACACCTTTTGCTTCATCAGCAATCATCTGAGCAACAACCTCCAAAGAGTCATTGCTCATCACCTTGGCTATTTGCTTGGCTTTCTTCTTCATAAACGATTAAATCAAACCTCGTTCCTTGAACTCGTTCATCAATGGTGTTGCTAAGACCTCAATATCTGGATGAGGCTTTCCGGTCGTACCAAGACTTCTCAACTCGAAGAAATGCTTCCAATCGCTCACAAATGCGGTATGAATCAACTCCGTGTTGGTATCAAGAGGAAGTATCGTTCTCGCATCCTGTGGCTTAAGACCATCATCCTTGACCAAAGACAAATACATCATTTCGCATACTCTATTGGCAAACCACCATTTTTCTACCGAACTCCAATGTTCATAACTACCGATGTTCTTTGATAGGTCAACAAATGTTCCACCATCAAAAGACAATGGATTAACCGCATCATCATCGCTAACCCACTTTGGTTTGTTGATAGCAATCTCGCCTCCGAACTTATCCTTACTATAGTTGCAATATCTAGTGCTTTGTTCCGCCACGGAATCTACACGATGTCTGTTAGCCTCTCTACTTACTGCAATCTGTGTAGTAAATCGGACTGTTATTCGCTTCTCATGCCATTCCGTAGGCTCGCAAATATAGTCCAAATCCTCAAACCAGTTATTTTCAACTATCACTCTGTAGTTAGTTGTGATATAGTAGTCGCTGCCAATCTGCATCACCTTTGAATATTTGTTCTCACGATAGTGCTTGACCAATAAAGACTCCGGTACAAAAAAACCTTCTTCATAGGCTACATGGAGGTAAATCGTTCCATGTTCACACATGGCAAGATGATTGCTGCTTACCATACGCTCAACGAAAGGCTTTGCGCTGTCTTTATCTATCTTCATACTTGACGCATAACATGTGCGACCGCACAACTCTATCTGTTTATAAACTCCATCCATGCCCTCACCTTGGGATAGGATTTCATATCTCGGTTCTAATATCTTCATGTCCTTATAAGTTTTGAAATCGACTACAAAGATAACTATTATATTCCACTCTACCAAAAATTAGCACTCAGTTTAACAACACTTATCTATATTGTGAAAAACAAAAACTTTCTCCATAAAAAAAGAGGAGAGTGCATCACGCATTCCCCTCTTACTTTAACATGGCACAAATTAAGTTTACAATCTACTCATCTTATCTTTCAATTCGTGTATATCATTGAATGCTTGCAACATAGGCTTATGCCATCGCTCTTGTCGCTCATCAATCGACTGCAAGTACATTAAGCTTTGTGCAAGGATAGTCCTACCCTCATCAACAGCTAACCAAATGTTACCTACATTACCCATAATAGTATTCACGCTAGCTGTTAGTAAGCTACCCTCTGCGCCACCATCACGAGCCGCAATAGCATCCAACTTGGTATTTATGAGCTTTGTTTCCTCATACGTTCCCTCTGTTGCAATTTGTACCGCAGTGAAACGACCATTCAGCTCTTCTCCAGTATCTTGGCTCATTGATTCAAAAGAACCGGAAGAAGCGGACTGCTCGTAAGATTGCTTGTAGCCCGTTATTTCGGCTACTTCATCTCTAATCTTCAGTCCTTCTTGAACCATTTCATCATACTTCCCCTTCAAGGCAGTTATATCTGTCTTTGACAATTTACCACCATTTGCCTCAGCTCGTTCCGCCCATTCGTCATAGAATGCTTGCATATCATTTCCCAACAAATCATCCACCTTAGCTTTCAGAACGGCTTGCATAAGCATCTTGGAGAAATTATCAGAGAAGTCTTGAGCAGAGGAATTCATATCCATCAAAGTATCTATGAACTCGCTCTTCAAACTATCAAAAGATATTTGCGTCAAACTTTCTGCAAGGTCATCAGCAATATCCTCTAATGTTCCTGCCTCAGCCGCATAATCTTTCAACTTTTCGAGGACTCTACCTCCATAGCCACCCTTACCTGTATTCTTGATAGCCTCAACCATATCTGGATTCTGCAAAATGGCAGCTGCTTCATCAGCAGATTGCAAGTCGTTAAGATTACCATTCCATTGTCTGCCTATTGCATCGGACACCTTTTTGATTTGCTCTTGCGAAAATCCTCGAAAATAAGCGTTAAAACTGTGATGAGAGCCATGATAACCCATTTGCGCCTCCATGATACTCTTTAAATTTTGTTCTTTCTCCTTTTGGAGGTTTTCGGCTTTTTTAGCATCCTCAACGGCTTTAATACCACTATTCTTGTCTATGGAGTCTCGTAACTTGTCTATAGCATCCGTCAAGATTTCATTTCTATCCGTCAATTTATCTATAGTCCGGTTTACTTCTTTTGCGTTTCCACTAACTCCAAACAAACTATTGAAGCCACCAAACGATATTGTATTGAGAATATTGCCAATACCGCTTACCAAAGACCCTCCTATCTGTGTGAAAAAATCACCACTTAGGATATTCTTCAATATACCATTGACCGCATTCAGAACTGTATCAATCAAGCTGCTAATCAATGTTCCGATACCATCCTTCAAAACATCAAGTATCTTCAAAATGGCAGCAACAATTTGGCCTATAAGTCCGGCTTTTGACAATCCTTCACTTAGTGCATCGCCAGCTTTCTTGCCAGCGGCTGCGGCAGCATCTGCGGCTTCCTTACCCATATCCTTCAGTCCGTCAGCCGCATTTTTAGCCTCCTTTAAAGCTTTCAATCCGTCAATTCCACCTTTAAGTTGGTCAAAACTATCCCAAAGAGATGCCAAATCGGATAGTCCAGAAGTAGAAAGGAACTCATGGATAGCAGAAATCGGTTGTGTCACATTCTGTGTCGTTTGAGCCAACTTCTGACCACTAGTACGAACTTTTGTGTTAGCCGTAACAATCTTCTTTCCGGACTCCGCTAACTGACCTTGAACTTTATTCAATTCTTCTTGTAGCCTTGTTTGCTCTGCAACATTGCCCGACTTTTTCGCATTCTCAATCTGTTCTTGCAAAACCTTAATACGAGGTATAAGCAAAGTTTCCGTTTTCGTGTATTCATCTTGTGCAATTTTCGCATTCTTCAGAGCATCCTGATAAGCTACAACATCCCTTGCAAGGTCTTTCCAACCTAAATCACTTGTATTGCCAATCGAATTACGGATATTCTGCATAGCATCAACGATACTCTTCTGCTGGTCTGCACCCAAATTTTGGAACTTATCCGTACCTACGAACTTATCCAGATCTGCCAATAAAGGAACAAGCACATCTTTCATAATGCCACCAACATTTCCGAAGACTTGATACCAGTCTATCTTCTGCATAATAGCACTAGCCTCAACCGAATCCGTCTCTTTCTTCTGCTCTTCTTTCAAAGACTTTATCTTCCATTGCTTGCTTGAGTCCGAATCCGTAGAGTTTTCAACCTCGCTAATCCTCTTAGCATAATCGGCAGCAATAGCTAACTTCTGCTCCTGGTATGTGCCATAAGTCTTCAGATAATCGTACATGCTTTGCGCTTCTTTAGCAAGCACATCCTCATTCTGCTTTACCGCCTTATCCCGAATTGCATTCATCTGATTAGCAACACTCATGCCTATGGTCATATTCATACCATTGACCTTAACCGGATTACCCTTGCTATCCTTCATGGTTTCATTCAAAACCTCATTCTTGTACTCTTCATTGGTTTTGCTCTGTTTCCACATATTAGCCTTACGACCCTTGCCGGAATTAACCCAAACAGCTTGGTCACGTTTTTTTCTAGCCTCAACCAATTTGTCTATACCTTCTTCTACCGCCTTTCTCTCCTTGTCGGCATTCTCGGTAATCTGAGCCAATTCCTTGCTATAGCCCTCATTCATCGCATTGATGCGATTTTTGGTCATATCTTGGATAGCTTTCTCCGAATAGGATGAAATAGACTTGGAATAGTCCTCCTCAGCCTTCTTGCGTTCATACGCTCTTGCTTGTGGGTCATCCGTTGTACCTGTTTTCTTTGGAGTAGTATGGGTTGTATTTGATTTTGTTGTTGTACTACTCTTTGGTGTACGTGATTGAATTATAGATTTCGCCATTGCGACATCCGTTTGGTTTTCCGTTCTTGACCTAAACTTACCTCCTGAACGTGTTACCAACTTATGCCCAGTTTTCTTTTCGTGATTTTCCTGTTGTAAAATATCCGCCTCTCTCCTTGAAATTAAATTTCGCAACTCCTTCGTTGTCATAGATTTCATCCAATTTGGAATTTCCGAATCATCATAATGAATTTTTAAATTCAACCCATATTCTTTATTCCATAAATTGATAAGATTATCAGTTTGCTCTACCAATTCTTGGATTGATTGCTTGTTCTTGTTTACTATCCAACGAGCCTTTGCTTGGGAGTTATTCCAATCAACAGTCGCTGTGCTTCCTTTATATATTGCGTCCTCTGCCTTTTTGTAACTTTCATTCAAAGAGTTTATACTATCTATATGCTTTAATATCGAACTTCGCAAACTTGCCATCACGAAACTATTGTACCCCATCTTCTTACCCCATTCCTCAAAAGGAACTAACAGGTTGCGAAGAGCAGCATCGTATTCTTGTGCGGCATTAGCATATTCCAATGTTCCTTTCTTTGCGGAATCCATTTTCTGCCTTAAAGAGTCTATCTTAGTCAACGCATCATCAGAAACAAGTGAATTAAACATCATCTGTACAGCTGATATGTCTTCTTTATCAATATGTTGTCCGAAATCAAGCCAACTACCACCTAGTGAATCAGAAAAATCCTTATCTAGGTTTTTCCTTGCTTCCTCATATTGAGAAGATATAGACATCAAAGCGTTAGCTTTTTCTCGTTCAGCATTTTCTAATTGTAAAGAAGCAATAAAAGCGTCATGCTTATTTTTCAACGTTTCCAAATTATCCTTTTCATTGTCGCATTTTATTCCATATTGTTCATATACCCCAATAAGTTCATCTTTTGCTTTTTTATGTGCATCAGTACTTTCATTCGTATTTCTCAACACATTCATCAATGTCTCAACCTTTTTACTGGTCAAACTTGTTGTTTCCCCAAAATGTGTTGTATCTGCCGAAATTTCTTCAGTCTCGTCTCCAAACATAGAAAATACGGAATACAAAGTTGTTCCCAGTGTTATCAATGCACCTATCGGATTAGCAGCCATTGCCGCCCATAAACTCTTCAAGGCATTTCCACTACTTCTTACCGCACTAGAAAAAAGATTAACTACCGTAGTCGTATATTTTGTACCTGCTGCATAAAGCGCATTTTTGATAGTGGCTGTTGTTGTCGCCAATATCCCAGCTTTCTTTGCAGTGGTATTGGAAGCTTGAGAAACAGTGTTAATATTATTTTGTATCGTAGCCTGTTGCTTACTTAAATTCTCCTTTGTTTGAGCAATCGTCTTACGTTCGCTTTCAATGGTCGAAATCTTTGTTTGAGCAGCATTCACTTGTTTTGTTGCCGTTTCCAAACGTTCTTTTGCTTCTAGCGCATTCACGGCATTACCCTCTGCATCAAAAGCCAAGTTTGCGCCACCAGCAGTTTCCTCAACCAATTTTTGAGCCTCAGCAAAGGCATCTTGGGCATCTTGTAAATCATTCAAAGCTGATGTATATTGTCTAGCCAACTCTACATCCCTATCATCAAGATTTGATATTTTCTCCGTAGTAGTCTTCAAATCATCTTTAAGAGACTCTATTTTTTGTTGACGAAGTTCCTCGGTCTTTCTTTTTTCTTCATCAAGTTCTATCTGGCTTTGTGCTGTTGCTTGTTGCTGAGCCTGTAAAAGTTCACGTTTCGTCTCTAGTTGGGAACGCATTTGTGCCGAAATAACGCCCTCTTGCTCGGCTGCATCTAACCTTGCCTTTACAAAGTCATCGGACACAGCAGTATCTCCAACAATACTTGCCAAGTCTTGTTGTTTGCTTACTCGCTCTTGCTTTTTGTCCTTACCCAGCGACTTGTAGTTTGAGTTCTCTAGGTCTTGCAAACGCTTGATTTCAGCATCAATTCCCTTCATCATATCATCGGCTTGTTGCGCTTCCTCTGCTTTGCGAATAGAAGCAGCCGCCATTAATGATGCACGATAAGAACCAACGGCTACTGTAGCTACGCCAATAACTTTTATTACCTCTTGCCAATTCTCTACCATAGCAGAAATAATTGACAATCCACTAGAGAACACGCCCTCGGATTTTTTGCCGATTTCGTTGAACATCTGCTGGATGGAGTCACCAATATTGCTCCACTGACCCTCAAAGGTCTTTGATTGTTGTTCCATCAAGCCTCCGAAGCGTCCACCTGCTTGCGTCATGTTGGCGATAGCTTCCTTGAAGATGTCTGATGTCACTTTACCCTTGGAAACAGACTCTTGAACCTCCGTTGTGTTTTGGTGTAAGATTTTACCCAATTCTTCTGCTAATGGGACACCTCTACCCATGAACTGACGCAAATCCATTGTAAACATTCTTCCTTGCGAAACGGTCGTTCCATAAAGATAAACAAGGTCTCCAAGCGGAATGTTCAAGCCCGAAGCAATGTCACCAAGTTGGACAAGGGTTTTGTTAACATCTTTCGCTTCCGTTCCATATGCCAAAAGTTGTTTTGCGCCACCCGTAATGCTGGACATATCGAAAGGTGTATGAGCTGCCGTTTGGATAAGTTCGTCCATCAATTGTTTGGACTTATCCGCACTACCAAGCATGGTATTGAAAGATATTTCAAGTTGCTGGAATTGAGAACGAGTATTAAAAATACTACCTGCCAGTTGTTCAAATCCCAAGCCACCAAGTAATGTTGCCGAAAGCATGTGAGCATCGCCAGTAACTCTTTGGAACAAACTAGTCATTCCTTCTCCGGCAGTTGGAGCGGCCTTCATACGTTCTATCATTTGGCTCATGCTATCGGTCAACATATTTGTTGCCTCTTTTGCCGGATTTGCTGAACCTGCATACAAAACATACTCATTCCGCATATTCTCCAAGGTCTGACGAGCACCGACAGCACCTCCTTCTAAGTTCTTTAATTGCGCAGTTTGACCTGCCAAAGAACCTTTCAAATAGTCAATATTCTTCTGCAAAGACTCTATGGATGACTTATCCGTAGTTACTCCAAGAGTTAATCTCTTGTTCGTGATTTGCTGTTGGATTTTTTCTATTCGGTCTTTGGTAGCTTGCATTTGAAGTTCATAGCTATAAACTTCCCTTGCGGCTGCTTGCATCTTCTTATTAAACTCAGAAGACATCACGTAAGCGGCTCTTGAAGCTGCTTGCGTTAAATCCTTTAAGCGATTGCTTGCATCTGCATATTTTTCCGTCAAATCCGCAACAATAGCTGGGTCGGTTGACTTATTGGTCTTCAACAACTCAGCCCTCAACTTTTCGCACTCGGAACGAAGTTTCGTAACCTCCTCGAAATTCGCTTTGACATCGAATCTTAATTCTGCCATATTTTATGTTTTATTGGCAAAATTAACTAATAATCAAAGAAATAACGAAAGAATTAATGTGTGCTATTTCACAAAAGATTTAAGTGCAAAAATTAAGGCTGGGTACAAAAAAGAGCCACCCCAAAGGATGGCTCTCCATACTGTACTATACTTTACTATACCATACTGCACTTTACCCTACTACACTAGACTTCACCGCACTCCACTACACTTCACACCACTTTTCTGTTGTACACTGCACTTCATTTAATGACTTCTAGCTTATAAAGCTATTGCCTTATGTATAAACGTAGCTACCAATATCGCTAATGTAGAGAATGCAATATGGAAGCTACAAAACCATTTCTGATTTCGTTTGCAAAGGTAAGCATAATTTCTGAAACACGCAAATTATTTAGTGTATTTCTTTATTCTTTTAAACTTTATTTTCTTTTAGAAACTTATTTTTAAAATTACACCTTATTTATATATGTCATTTCAAATAAACCCAATTTGTTGAAATGTTACTAAACGTATAACTTTGCTTTTTTGCCTTTTGCGGTTCTTTGTCAAAGTCAGCCGTAACAAACAAATGCGTTCCGTATAATTCCATATTCATTGCTTTTGTTCTCTCATCGCCCTTATCTTCTTCCAATGGGGAAACTTTAGCCAATTCGCTATCAAAAGCATAAAGTTTAAAGAACAAGTCTCCTTTCTGTTTTGAATATTGCACCAATGCGCCATAAGGCTTTTTTACAAGAACAATAGCATTATTCAACTCCTTGTATTCATCACTACAGCTTTCCACGATTTTTTGCTGGTCTTCATTAGAATTTACACGCATCTTTTCCAAATGCTTTCCTAATGATACATACACACTATCCAAAATCTTATATGCACCATACTTATCATAGAAGGCATATCGAGAAGAAACGGCATCTTCAAAATCAGAGCAAGGAACTATTTCATTCTTTGCGTTCATAGCCTTTTTATTCATTATGGCTGAGTTCCAATTAATAACAAAATCCGTTGCTACGAAATCCAAAGAATATATTAGTCTATTGCTATTGAAGCGATAATCAGACAACGCCTTCTTGTAATTAGCCATTTTTTCATCCTTAACTTGGTTGGAATGGTACACGTAGCCACCAATTCCGCCACCTATCACAACGATAGCTACGATGATGGCAATTATCACTTTCTTCTTCATAATCACATTTATTTAAATTGTTAATATCCTAAGTTTACGACACTCCAAGAGCCATCACTATTCTTCTTGACAACACCATGCAAATCAACGAATTTCTTCTGACCACCATAGGTTGAACGCAAAGAATAAGAAACAGTGACCTCACGTCCACTAACGCTTTCTTTCTTCACCTTGAACACATTGGAGCTTTCCGCACCTACGGAACTTGAAGCATTGCTAACATTCCACTCTTTTTGAAGAGCATCCTCTATTGAATACAGGTCTTCATCCGAAACATACACATCGGTCTCACTAGAAGAACTGATAGCATTTGCTTTTTCGTATTCTCTTGGGTCTTCACGCTTCCCATCTCTCACGATATATACATAATGACATGATTTCAAGTCTTTCACTATCAACGATTCCAAATTCCAATCTTTAGGATTCCTATAAGGAATTGAGACTTTCATATCATACGCAAATTTCCCATTTCTTCCTTCCACAACACCCTCTACAGTTCCTTTATCACTAAAGCTACCATTCTGATCATTATAACCCTTATTGTTATAAAACTGACTATCAATCACCTTATAGCTTTTGCCAAAATATTTTTTTAAAACCAAGTCACGTTTTGGCATACAGGAATCCTTGGATATAGCTCGTATTTCATGTTGTTCCCACTCTTCAGCTATCATCTTGTCTCTTTCAGAGGCGACCTTTATTGCGTAACCACAAATGACAACAATTACTACAATAATAGCTACGTAAGCAATTTTCTTCATAATCCCATACTTTTAATTATTGAACTTTGTGGGGGAACACCCCACGTTACTTAACACTTTCCAGTTTATCCAGCACATCCCTAGCCTCAGCGATGGATGAGGCTGAAAACAAATCATTTCCTTGTTTTATAAGGGCAATGAAATCACTTGTAGCATCCGATTTATTTTCAGACAATTCGTTTGGGGATACAAAGAGTTGCCAAATTGGAATTTCCAGAGCGTTAGCGATTGTTTCCAATTTGTTAAGTGTCGGATTCTTCAAAAGGGCATTTACGTTTTGTTTTGATGTCCCTATAAGGTCTCCAAAAGCCTTTTTGGTAAGACCACGTTCTTTTAATATTTCTTCAATTCTAAACATAATCTTATATATATTAAAGGTAATACTTTATTTTGACGCAAAGGTACGCAAATTTTGGCAAAGTAAAAAGAGAATATTATTAAAAAGTGTTTCATATTTAGAATGTAATGCTATCATTTTACTAATAAGAGTTAAAAGTAATACATAAATAGTACTTTTATTTGGTAGAGTAAAATAAAAGTATTACCTTTGCATCGTGATTAAGAAACAAAGGTCACAAGAACATTATTAATTTAGTTGAGGTTGCACCTCCGAGTCGGCACTCGTAAAACGGTATAGCAATATGACTACTTCAATGATAAGAAGAAACTTGATTCAGAAGTTCGTTATGATAGAGTTCGTAAGCAACAGGATAAACACCCAAAAGGACGTTGATAGAATGTTGAATATGATAACAACTAAGCTCAATATGAACAACGATGAGGCCAAGAGCTTCTTGCGTGAGAGCATCGGACTTGCAAAGTAAGTAATTTAAGTTTAACGTTTAAAATTGAAAGATTATGGCTACTACATTTAAGAATATGATGAGAGAAGTGATGAATATGGCTCACAGAGCATTTCAGCTTAAGGGTGCTTACATGAGTTGGACAGAATGCTTGAAGCAAGCTTGGCAGGTAATCAAGCTGAAGGCTCGCATGAAGAAGCAGGTCGTTGAGTTCTATTTTCAGAAAATGAATGGTGAGATTCGTCAGGCTTTCGGCACATTGATGGATAGTCACATTGACTACACTCCAAACGGCAAGGGTTACGCTTGCAAGGACTGCACCAAGTATTGGGATGAGGTCAAGGGAGAATGGAGACAATTCAAGAACTACAACTTGATTAGAGTTGCTTAACAAGGTTATTAACGATTTAAAAAGAAACTAGATATGAGCGCAAAGATTATAGTGATGCAAGGCAACATGGTTGCTACCATCGAAGAGACGAACAAGGACGCATTTATCAAGCGTGGTGAGTATAAAGAGACCGATCTGGACAGACATAAGCGTGAGGTCGATTTCTTGATTACAAGCATCGCAAACCGCTACGAAGTGACATTCAATCACAAGGTAGAGCTGAAGGAAAGCCGGAGCATCAAGAAAAGCGAGTATTTCGATAACATCTACTACGTTACCGAGAATGCATTGAACAAGCTGAAAAAGCAATACTCATACGAGTGTGATTTGTAATAGATTTCGTGAGGCACACCGAAACAACTGCACATTATCTTTGAAGTTTAACTATTAAATTCCGTGAGCAATGGAAAGAAGAAGTAATGTGCAGCATCGTGCCGAAATAGTTGGTTGTGCTGGCGAGGACAGAAGTCCTCCAAAGTAAAACAAACGTTAATGTTTTAAACAAAACACTAAAGCGTTTGCAAGTTAAAGAAAATAGCATTAACTTTGCAGCCGAAAGTAATAATGGTTGTGAAGTAACGGACACGACTGACGAATAAAGAAGACATATTAAACAAATGGTTATAAGCTCCAAGCGTGGAGTCATATTTCGTCAAGCCCATTCCGTTACATTTGTGGGTAGGCGAAACAAGCCCTGTCCATCCTCTCTCACAACATGGTGGACGGGGCTTTCCTATTTGCAAGAAACCATACTTATAATATTTAAATTGTTTAATATGAAAGATTTTTTAGAAAAGAATTTGAATGATGCACCCATGCTGGGAGCATTCGTAAATCAAAGTGAGAAAATCAAGGTTGAAGGCTTTGAACTCATCAAGGTAGAAGAACGTGATGGTAAGCAAGCCATCAATGCAAGAGAGCTGCACCAAAAGTTGGGTAGCAAGTATCAATTTGCGAATTGGATTCAAGAGCGTATTGAAAAGTACGGATTCGTTGAAAATCAAGACTATGAGGTTTTTAAGGAAAATCTTAAAAACTCAAAAGGTGGCAGACCAAGCAAGGAGTACGCCCTATCTTTAGACATGGCGAAGGAGTTGTGTATGATTGAGAACAATGAGAAAGGTAGGATGATTCGCAAGTACTTCATTGAGGTTGAGAAAAAGGTAAGAATGCAGAGTGTTCCATCTTTGCCCGATTTCACCAATCCGGCTATAGCAGCAAGAGCTTGGGCTGACCAGTTCGAGAAGAACCAAGTGCTGACCTTGGAGAACAAGCAACAGAGAGAGGAACTTGCCAAGGCATCGCAGGAGATTGTCGGACTGAGCGCACAGATTACAACAATGAAGCCTAAGACTACTTACTTCGATGTGATGATGAAGAACAAGAGCACAAGCGTGATTACATCAATGGCGCAGGATTACGGAATGAGTCCGCAAGCATTCAACAAATTGTTGCATGAGCATGGTATCCAGCACAAGGTTTCTGACCAATGGGTCTTGTACCGCCAATATTTGGATAAGGGATATGTGAATAGCGAGCCAGTGACCATTACGCACAATGATGGAAAACAAACCATCAAATACAACACGAAATGGACTCAAAAAGGGCGTTTCTTTCTCTATGAGTTCCTAAAGGAGAAAGGTATCTTACCTTTGATTGAACGAAATAATAATGGTGAGACACACTAGGACAACTGTAAAAGCCCCAATCTCGTTAGAGGTTGAGGCTTTCTTTATTTTTACATTTACTTCTTATCTAACCCATCGGAGAACAAACACTTTTGCGCTAATTTTCAATGACTTGTATTTTTATTACAAAAGTATTGTTATTTTACATTTCGGCTTCATTATACTCATAATCCCAGAGGAATAACTTGCCTTTGACGTTTCTAATCGGCTTATCGAACAATTTAGCATTCTTCAAGAACCAATGATATTGGAAATCTTCAGCAAATGCATCCGGATAAGCCTCATGGAATTGAATATCATCCAACTCTACGCTGCCGATAATGGCTGACGTTGGCAAGTCTTTGAAGTCTGGAATAACAATACCATGCTCTTGGCAATATTTCTTCATTGCGCTCTCCTGCCATCCGTCAAGTTTTTCGGGTTTGGCTTGGCTAGCATGAATAAGGAAACGACCACGGAACTTTCTATTCCATGTTCTGTTCTCAATGGTCTTGCAGCCGATAGCGATTAACCAAGCATACGGCTGACGAATTGATAATACTTTCATAAGCTCATTGTTTTATTATTTGCATCCGCAAAGGTAACAAAAACCTTCGAGAAATACAAGGAAACTCTAATTTATTTTCATGTTTTCTAAAAATAATCTTGAAATAGCTTGCATCCTACAGACGGTAAGAGGTTAGAACCTCTTCCGTCTTTTCTTTCTGATTCTGTCCCAATCCGGTTTTAGCACATCCATCGTGGCGACCATCGCCTTGTACTTGTCGCCAAGTTCGCCCTCGTTCATAGATGAACGGAAAGTGTACATCTTGTATCGTTCATGCTCTGGCACATATAATCCCACCATCAAGGAACGGACTCCATCCACCTCCTGCTCCGGTGCTATCAATACAAGCCCCTCGTTCATGCTTTCCAACTTGAAAATCTTTGAGGTGACAACCTCATAATAGTCTAGTACATTCATATTCTTGTCTCCTATAATTAGTTTGTACGTTCAAACACTTCAATATACTGGATAGAGCTACAATCAATATATTTACGTGTAAACACTACTGTACTTCCACTTCCAATCATAAGTGTTCTGTTCTTTGTATTGCAATTGAAAGAGGTTTCACCACCAACACTATTGAAGTCGAAACTTATTTTTGCTCCACCTACCAAGTTGATACTTCCTCTAAGACCTTTGTCCTCGGCTTCGCCTAATATCACATTCACATGACCTGCATCCATATTCTCCTATAATTAATTGTTAAACACCTTCTCTAATAAAGATACGTATGATAGAGTCACTATCAATGTAATCTCTGTTTCCGTTCTCACCAAGTATAGTTATCAAATGCTTTTTTTTGTTATAAAGAACATCGGCAGTAAAATCAAATAACTTTGATTTGCTAAAGTTTGCATGAGTTAACTGCCCATTAGAGAGTGAAATTCCTGCAAGGCAACCGCACTCCTTTGCATCATCTAAGATGTCTTTGATAATCTTAATATCCATAGTCTTATTACTTTACTTCTCGTTCTACAATATCAAAATTATCCCACGTCTCTCCTTCGCTGTCTGAGATATGAAAGAAAGAATCTGAGATATTGTATAGATAATCATCGCAATTCAAAACTCGCTTGTAATTCTCCAAAGTGTTCATTCCTTTGTGCCTTATCGCCTTTCTAGCCTTATCTCTGGTATCGAAGACTTCTGCATCAGTTTCTACAGCTTCACCTAATCCATGTTGGTATGAAGAAATTACTACATATACTTTCATAGCTTAAACTCCTTATTTATTACGCAACCTTAGATAATGTTTCTTCATCAATCTCAATCCATTGGCAAGCATTCTTGCGGAAAAATACCTTGCTAGGGATAATCTTGCCATCAACCTCCAAGCTATCGCCATTGCACTTGAAAGTATGGTTCTTTGTCAATGGTACAAGAAGGTACGTTTTGTCCTCTCTTTTGCGTTCTACAAGCGTTTTGTCCGTCCCAAGGATAATTGATACCCTTTCTTCCTTATCGTCCTTTAGAACGCCTATTTTATCTGTATGCTCGATATAGAGCACATTCAGAAAATTCTCATCCATTTTCTTATGCATTAATCATTTTGTTATACTTCTTCTTATTAACACCTCGTTTAACGGCTTCATAGAGCAAAGTCAAAGCTAATGCTTCATCCTTGACTTTCAAAGCCTTCAAGGTATCTCTTTTGACGTAGCGGCTCTCATCGACCTCACACAATGGTACGTAGCCTTTGTGCTTGAAATTTCTTCGACCAATCGCCCAAATCTCATAGCCATTCGGAAACTCGTTTGTTATCTCGAATACATAATTGCCATCATTAAACTTTTCCATAATCAATTGTATTAAGTTCTTTACCTTATCTTTTCTTACTCCTCCCATCGGAAAGCGTTAGGGTCTTTTACGACCTTCTTGCTGGCTTCGTCCCACATATAGCCATCATTAAACCACTTAGGGGCTTTACCATTGATTACTCGTTTTGCATCGGCTATGCTAGCATAGTCTGGTTCAACAACATTATCAATGCGAACGGCAACCTGACCGAATACGTCCTCCACCTTGGTAATATGATGCCCTTTGTAGAACACTTCTTTCAAACACTTAGCAATTGTCTCCATATCTCAAATACTTTAAAAGTCCTAAACTAAAGGGGTGTTTAAAGGCACACCCCCTATTAAGCCTCGCCAAACACCTTAGAACGTGAATATATCTTTATGCAACTCGCAAGAAGTTGTAAGCCTTGAATTGTCTCCATGCGCCCTTTGCTTCATCCCAATAGCGGATGCAATCTCTTGATGCTGCATGCCCTGTACCATTTGGAGTATAGTCAATGTGGCTCTGAAGGAGAGTACCAAAGGCTTGTCTTACCTCACCATTCATCTTCATAAAGAAGAACTCTACTACCTTGGTCTTCATCGCTGCCTCAAGCTTTACGACCTGCCAAGCCTGTTTCAAGCACTCAACCCAAGACATTGAACTTGATTTCAACTGATAGGCTCTATGTGCCAACTGCATTACCTTTCTCATCTTGTTCTTAATTGAAGTTGTCATATCCTCAAACCGTTTTACGAGTGCCGACTCGGCTGCATAGCAGCAATTAATAGTTAAACTTTAAAGCCTTTATCTCTTAAAGACATTGCAAAGATAGTAGTTTTTTCTAATATTACCAAATATTTCTATAAGAAATTTCTAATATTACCACTTATTTAACACTTATAAGCTATTTCTAAACATTTATTCACTAATTATTAGCTAATTCTAATATTTAACTCTTTTTCTTTGGCAGTTAAAAAAAAATAAGCTATCTTTGCAGCATAATAAATATTAGTATTCACTTATATATAATAAGGTATGGACTTAAAGAAAATAATTAGGAGTCATGGGCAAACCATTTCATCTGTAGCTGAAAAGTTAGGTATTACCCAATCAGCTTTATCGCAACAAATCAATAATGGCTCAATTTCATTTGCGAAAGTAGAACAAATAGCTAGTATTTGTGGTTGCTCGCCATCTAGTTTCCTTGCTATTGATGGTGAAACCTTATCGCATCCGGCTATCATCTGCCCCCATTGCGGCAAGCCTATCGAGCTGGAGATTAGGGCAAAGGAGGGGAAATGATATTCCTCTCCTTTTACTCTTCTATTCTTTCTCCTTCAAAAAGCCTATACCTGCATGAACATTACCCAACTTATACCAAGACTGGCTTAAAGTCATAACATAACTATTGAAGGATTTTTCCCCAATATCAAGGGTGAAGTCTTCATCTACATCAGGCTCTCCATGTCTTACGTACCCCTTATTCGGGGTGTATAGCAATCTATGATATGAGCCGTTCTCACAAATATAAAGTCCGCTATTACGCCAATCGGAACTCCAAAATTCCGGTTTATTCACGTAACAAAGCATTACATCACCATCGTAAATAGGAATACTATGACTTCGCTCATCCTTTTCTCCAACAAATTTTTCGCTATCAACATTGTCAGACTGACGGATAACAGATACGATGGAGTAACCATTTCCAATAAAGTCCGCTATATCAACATATGTTCTTTGCTCTCTAAGGTCAAATTCATGTTGGCTTCTTACGCCATCTTTCTCAAATATTACAAGTATTCTTGTGTACTTATCACCAAAATTGACCATACTTAGAATCAAGCCGTTGTTCATGTAAGACGCATAAGCTTCTTTGGTTAGTGTTAATACACGCTCTAGATATTCCAATGGCTTGTATCTAACTAACCAAGACTGACCTTTATGCATCTTTTGCAAGTACGAATACATGTTCATCGCCTCGCATTCATCTATTCCATGCTTCTTGCAGACCAACTTGAACTTATCCGGATAAACACTAGTTACAAGTCTATCCAATTCGTCCATAGCTTGCATGGCTTTCAAATAATCATTTGCTTCCATTTTACTAATCTTTAAGTTTCTCAATTATATAACCACGACCTGTATAGGTACAAGACAAGCCAATATACACTAGCTGATGTAAAAGCCACAATTCTTCAGTGAACGGCAATCTATCACACTTCACAAACTCATCTTCATCCTCAAAATCAGATGCCTTTTCCAATATTTCTTCCTTTGTCATTATCTTTAAATTTGTGCCCGAAAGCTGTTAATCCGCATCTTTTATTTTTTGTAATGTGTCAAGTATCACGTTTGCAATCTCAAACCTACCGACATTTGGATTCTGTGGGACACTATAACACAAAGCTTTTAAAAGCTCAAAACATTGATTCTCATATAATATCATACGCTTACTTCTTTTGATTAAAATACTTTTCCAACTCTCGAAGGATGAACATCCCTCCTATCTTGAAAGACTGCTCTATCACCCCTCGATGTTCCTTTAATACGTTTTGACTTCTTGCAAACCGAAACGCTTCATTCTCTAGTATAAGCACAAACTTATTAAATTCTGCATCGGTCATTTGCATTCACCTCCTTTGATAATTAAGTCAAACAATTCATCTGCGTATATCCAACCATCCAAATAGTAAGCTTTAACTTCTAATTCCCACATTTCTTGATATGTGCCGCAATCAGTCTTGTACATCATATCGTATAGGTTGTAAAGATTTCTATAACCGCAGTCTCTTGAGTATGCAAGAATCCTTCCTCTGCCAATTTGAGGAACTTCGTTAGCATTATGAATCAAATCTTTGAATATCTCTTTCTCTGCCCAATCAATGCCATCCAAGAAATGCTTATCGGCATTTTTATCTCTTTGAAACATAAAGCCGTTTTTGCTAATCTTTCTGATTACACGATAGCTTTTGCTTGCGTAATCTCTGGCGGCTTGGATTTTCTTCTTTATGTCTATCATAACTATTACTATATTAAAAAGGTAAATATGGACGTTCAAGAAAACTAAGTAAAACAGCATGTTCTTTATATGCGAAAGAATCTGTTCTTCCCATTCTCTCAAAGCGTTGCATTTGCCTTTTACAATGCTCTATAAGTTCTTTCTTAAAACTTCGTCCATAACTTACCTCCACATCTTTAGTTGTACCTAACAATGATTCGTTGCCTTCGTAAGGAATACATTGATTCCAACTACAATGATTTATGCATACGTACAAGTCTTCCTTTTTAAAACTAAAGAAACTTATACTCCATTTATCTCTACTAAAGTCTCTTACCAGCACTTTATCAAATGGCTTGAGTTCAATATTTGGCTTCAAGTCCACAATCTGTTTCTTCTCAGCATCCCAAGCCTTGCCTTCCTTTTCGAGAGCATCAAAGAGCTGCTGTTTCTCTGCTTCTGTGGCAAGGCGAAGTTTACAAAGGTCTTTCTTAAAGAAACTAGTTCTATAGCCCATACTCAAAGTTAGACTACTTAAATCTAAAGAAATAAATGAGATATAACCTTCTGATAAATTAGTTCTGTCTGATACTATAAATACATCTTGTCTATTACCATAGTCGGCAAAAGCTATATCTCCATTCTTGAACTCATACTGCTTTTCAATCTCCAAAGTGGTGAGGTTTAATATTCCTCCTAATTTTCTTTCAATCTCTCTGACATATCCATAGGCAATATTGTTATCTAACTTGTCAAACTTAGCTGTTTCTGCATTTGATACGTCTTCGTAACCATCCCTGCTATTAGAATAGCATCCGTTGAACTTTGTATAATCATCAGATGCCCATTCTTTGAAAATGCACTGAAATCCACAACTATTGATAAGCAAATCGCCCTTCTTCCAGGCGAACTTGCCCCAGTCACGCATATTCTTAGAAGGAAGGAGAATCCGTAAGCCTTCAAGCCAGCATTTTTCTGTACCTAGTTTTGAATAATCAAACAAAAGAGTACTGCCTACTTCATTAGTTGATGTACATTCTATATAAGTACCAACGTCTGTTGTGTGGACTTTATCTAACTCTACGTCTATATTGCGTAATAAGTCGTACAACTTAGTTCCTTGCGGCTTATCCTTTAGGATTTCCGCTACATTAATCTTATTTCCCATATCTGACTTTTTTATATTCATTTATTCTTCACTAAAATATTTCTTAACAAACGCTCGTTCGGTGAGCCATTTTCCAAACCCCACTCTAAAGTAACGCTTTGATTTACCTTTCGCAAACCCATATTCATCACGAGGTGTATTTACACTTAGGTGTATCTTAGGAACATGGTTCACCGATACGTATGCAGTTATATATTCATCCGAGAATGCCAAATGCTGAACTTCACGGAACTTTACACTTTTAAAGAACATTTCCTTCATAAGCCTTAGTCCTTATAGATTGCATCAAGAATGCTTCTGAAATTCGGATTATCAATAACGGCTTGGGCATCTTCTTTGTTCTTGAAGTAAATAGCTCCCTCGTTATAACTACTACAAGAAGTAATACCATATTCACGGGTTCGCATGATATTATACTTATGTTCATTAGAATTCCAATCCGGTTTCCAATCTCCATTATAACACTTAGCTATATCCATTAACTTATCCAATGCAACAATTTTCTCTACATTACTATTAGTAACATTAGCAACGACAGGGCTAAGGCCACGGTCTATTAAAGTAGATATAACATCCTCATAGCTGAATGGTCTCTTCTTGAATGCTATAATGCCCACTTTCAAGTCACTTTTTTCAATGTCCACTTCCATTCCTTTAGGAATATCTATGATTAACTTATTATCTAGCATTTTCATTTTTCTTATGTTTCATTTCCAAAATATATTTTTTATTCACAACCAACTCGAAGAACTTATATTTAGCATGCATGTAGTTGCGACCTAAATCAACTCCACCGACAAATTCTTCTCTATACCAAGAGATTGCCGTATATTTTACAATATCATGCTCTTCCGGATGATTCTCACGACCATTCCACACATTTGTGCGAACCAGATCGCAATACCCATCAGGTAATTTGGCACGTATCATCCTCGTATTCTCCGCATCAATATAGACGTTTTTGTATTCCAAATCTACGCCTAAAATTTCCTGATTAAGCTTTGCTACATCCATATCTTTTCAATCTTAAAACACTACGTTGAAGACCCCTCAGTTTGAACGGATTCTTCTCCAGTATTTTATTCACATCATTTCGTATCTTGCGGCTTTCCCACTTCTTTGTAAGACGCATAGCCTTTAACAAACGATGGTCTCCGGCTAGCTTTCCTGCATCCATCTTGCCACAATAATAGCCTTGCCTATAAGCCCAATATCGGGTTTTATAGACTTCCTTCATTATCTTCTTAGCTTGTCTTATTTTCATGTCAACCTCACTTTCTGCAAAAAAAAGTTCCATGACACCAATCGCTGCTTTCAACATACTTATGTAGTTTAGTACATCTTCCTGCAAGCATACCATTGAAATGTTTACAACGACTGCATTCCTTTGAAGTTCTCAAAATTGAACGAAACAAACTAACGTTGGCACTCGGCATATTTACCTTATTCCATCTGATAGTTGCTTTCTGATAGAGATTCTTTAATCCCTTAATTCCGCAACACTTTGATTTAACTTTATTTATAAGTACCTGAGCAACAAAAAGTTGCTCAGGATTTTGCCATGTCAGATTTTTCACCTATCTTAGTGTTGCAAATCAAAATATGTATCAAACCCGACAGACATGGCAAAGGTAGCAATAAAATCTGAGAAACTCTCTCCTTTTGGAGGTATTTTTCCAATAATGGAGCAATTTGATTCCAAGCTCTCATCTGTAATCGACTCAACCCTCGGTATGAGATGCAGGCTGTATGGTTATCAATACAGCGAAATCATCCGTTCGCTTATGAGCGTTTATTTCTGTGGCGGCTCATGCATCGAGGATGTCACCACTCATCTGATGTATCACCTCTCGCTTCATCCGACACTTCGCACATGCAGTGCCGACACGATTCTCAGAGCCATAAAGGAACTGACCCAGGATAACATTTCCTACACATCCGACACTGGCAAGACCTACGACTTCAACACGGCAGACAAGCTGAATACACTGCTCCTCAATTGCCTATTGTCCACAGGGCAGCTGAAAGAGGGCGAGGGGTATGACGTTGACTTCGACCACCAGTTCATAGAGGCTGAGAAGTATGATGCGAAGCCTACATACAAGAAGTTCCTTGGTTATCGCCCTGGCGTGGCAGTTATTGGCGACTTGATTGTCGGCATTGAGAACAGCGACGGCAACACAAATGTCCGTTTCCACCAGAAGGACACGCTGAAGAGGTTCTTTGAAAGGTTTGAACAGAACAAGCTTATTATCAACCGTTTCAGAGCTGATTGCGGCTCGTGTTCTGAAGAGATAGTGGAAGAGATTGCTAAACACTGCAAGACCTTCTATATCCGTGCCAACCGATGCAGTTCGCTCTACAATGACATCTTTGCCCTCAGAGGTTGGAAGAAAGTGAAATTGGGCGGTATTGAGTTTGAGCTGGCCTCCATTCTCATCGAGAAATGGAAAGGGAAGGCATACCGTCTTGTGATTCAAAGACAGAAGCGGATAGACGGCGAACTCGACCTGTGGGAAGGAGAATACACCTACCGCTGCATCCTTACAAATGACTACGAGTCTTCCGAGAAAGAGATTGTCGAATTCTATAACCTCCGTGGAGGGAAGGAACGCATCTTCGATGACATGAATAACGGATTCGGCTGGAACAGGCTTCCAAAATCCTTCATGGGAGAAAACACGGTGTTTCTTCTGCTTACGGCACTCATACGCAACTTCTATAAATTCATCATGGCGAGGTTTGACGTGAAGAGGTTCGGACTCAAAGCAACAAGCCGCATCAAGGCGTTTGTCTTCAAGTTCATCTCTGTGCCAGCAAAATGGGTCAGGACATCAAGGCAGTATGTGCTGAATATCTATTCATGCAACAACGCTTATGCTGATGTGTTCCAGAATGACTTTGGATAACACCGGCAACTTATGGTCGTGATTTTGCGTATTGCCTCAAGTCGCATGGTGGGGTAAGGGGCATTTATATGTCTTTATGGTGACATTCGATGCACTGTGCCCCCTTTTTACTAACGATGCAGATTATTTTCGCTTCTGTATCATATTAGGCGCGTAGTTGCGGATTTGAGGTAATCTAGGAATGAATCTACTCTCTTTCTTGAATGTATATTTTGAATCGAAGTAACGTGTGTCCGTTCCTTTCGCCATCATATTCAAGATTTTCTTAGCTTGTCTTATCTTCATATACTACTTGTTTTTATAAATTTCACATGTCCCCTCATAAATAGTGTTATTACTATAAATGTCATTATATTGCGAAATGGAAACCAATTCGTTTGCCTTCATTCCCTTAAGAATTTCATCGTACACACTTTCTATTGCTCTTCTCTTCAATTGCTCCATGCCAAATTTGTCACGGCAATAGTATTGCATTTCAAAATTTGACATTGTAACTCTTGAATGAAGCTTAACGACTTGTGGCTTTATGTATCTAACCTCTATCTTTGGCTTGATGCCTAGTTTGTCAGCTAGCCATTGTTTCCATTTCGGTTTTACATCTTCTCCATCCAAGCAAACAAGCAGGATGTAGATAAAACTCATACAAAGATATAAAATTCCTATATTCATACGCTACTTCTCCTTATCGAATTTATTGCCGACGACCTTAAATCTATTTAACGAATCTTTCTCACTCATAAGGTATGTTAGTGCAACGCAAAAATCACGACCATTCTTAGCGAGTAAAGAAAATGCGCCATATTTAAACACTACTATTCCGTCAGGACTATCATTGGTGACATTTGAAAGCATATCACATTCCCAAATCTCATTGCCCTCACAATCTTTCAGACCTGTGAATTGGCAGACCGTTAAAGGGTCAACCTGATGTGCCTCGTTTCTATTAAGCATTGATTCACTCTGCCTATCCTCGATGATATAAGTGTTACCACATTCAACACAGAAGTAACCTTCTACCCAAGTGTTATTGTCAAGACGCTTGGCCTTGAATTTGATATTTTCTAATTTCATACGCTAAAATCATTTAATTCACTTACATTGTTTAATAACCGCCTCATTGAAAGACAAATTATAAGCATGAGTATCTGTAATACCTTCAGCCTCTTTATATTTGTCAAGAATAGAATCTCTTATTCCGTCAATATAAGGCTTATCTATAAGCTTGAACATAATTACATTAGTCCAATCATCAATTCTCCTGTTTGGATTATCAATCTCGTCTTTATACCAACCAGATTTTCGCCCACTATCTTTATGTGGAACACGATATTCTGCTACCATTGGTATTGCGATAAATCCATCATTCTCCATAGTAAGAACCATTACCCAATCAAGCTCAATTCCAAGTTTTTTCATCTTGAAATACTCTTTAATTGGCAACCATCCTTCTAACTTCATTCGTTCAATAAACAAGTTAGCTATTCCTGCTCCTATAAATTCTTCGTGCATACTTTTCATTTTTTATTTAATTTATGAGCAGTACTATTAGTATGCTCTATATGTTCATTATTACAACAATATGGATAGAAATATTTATCTGCTCCATACATAAGTTCTTCTATAATATTATCGTCACTATCATTGCACTTAGAATCAATAGTAACTCTAATATTTACTTCGAATATTCTTTCCATAACTATTCTTCTTTAAGTTCTAACTCTTGCTTGATTAGTTTTAGAAAACTTCTAGCGTGAACTACAAGAACTTTCTTATTTCCTGCGTTCATCATTCTAGTATAGTTTTCAATCATATCATCAATAATTGTTAGTGCCGATACTTTACTCATATTTTTTCATATTTAAATCTTTAAGTCTATCCTTATAGAAGGCAGGAACTCTACTAATCTGCCACCAAGAACAGCATTCGTCACTCCAAGGTTCAATCCACACTGGTTCTTTTGTGTCTTTATCTTGGCAGTATACAATTCCACGTACTTCATCATTAAGCAAGAAAGCCTCTACATCAAAATCCAAATCGTCTAATGTTGCATAAGTCTTGCAATACTCATTACGTTCCCTAGTGCCTTCCCTTACGAACAACTCAAAATCATTGAATAAATCTATTTTTAGTATCTCTAAGTTATTGCTTTTAACAACATCTAGAAGAGACTTTTTGACGTTCATTTTGCTCATTTCCTATCCCTCTTTTTATAGTCATTGCAATCCATAGGAATATGGTCAGCTAACTCTTGCCAATAACACCTATTATCATAATAACAAGTTTGACATTTTTGAATCTTTTCATTCATTACTTATTCTCCTTTAAGTTCGACAGGCTCATCTTTCCAAGACAATTCTTTTCCGATGAGCTTCTTAATGCTTCCTTTAGGAAGGTAACAGCAACCGGTATTTGCGTACCTCTGCCCATATAAATATACGACAGAGCAAATCCATAATGTATTACTTTCATTTCTGCAAGGTTTTTCTGCAAAAATATGTTCACAGCCACCTTTATCTACTGCTAACCATGACATAACTAATACTATATTTTTTTAATTAATAAATTACTTTTCTTATCAAATGGTTTATAACCACTACGGAGATACCAATCTAGAACAAATCTATCAGATTCATCTTTAACAAATTCCAATCCGATTGTCTTCACTCCATTTAACTTAGCCTGTTGTTCTGCGAGTTGTAACAGGCGTTGTGCAACACCATTTCTTCTATAAACAACATCAACCCAAAGAGCGTATATTAGAGCATCAGCCTTGCCGAAAATATCACTAACATATAATGGAATAGATATTTGAACAGAGCCATGATTTTCTTCATCAGTTATTAAAATTCTGATTTCATCCTTCCATGTCTGTTTTTGTATCATATTCTATCCTCCAACTCTTTAAGTGCCAAGACTAACTCATTTTGAATATGAATTATAGTGCCTTCACTTAATTTTATTCTTTTTAAGCCAATCATCTTGGAAACATTATTAATGTGAACTATCGCTTTATCTTTGCTCATTTTCTAATTTTTTTAAAAGGGTCATAAAAACCCCACAGAAAAATTATTCCAACATACGAACAAAATAATAATACGATTGCTACAATGCCTCCTACGACATATAGTAGCCACATTGGTATTGTTATAGTCATTGCTTATCCTCCTTAGCTTTTTTAAGATAAAATTCTCTCCAATCTTCAAAAGTCCAATCTCTTGTGTTATGAGTAAGATTGAAAACTTCCGTATCTTTCTCTAACTGGAGTAACAGCCAAGCGTAATCTTCATATCGCTGTCTTAGCAATCTTTTGCGACACAATCTTACATGCTTGTATAACTTATAATCAGCGGTTGCAGCATCAAAGATTATTTTACCTATTATTGCTAACAGATAAGCAGATATAACACCTAATGCAATCCAACCTAATATTGTAATTACTAAATCCATATTCTCTTCTTTTTTTTTACCCTCCTTAGTAATTGATAATTTTCTGTGTTTTACGAACCTTGGCAAAGAACCCACGAATCTGTTCTTTTGTCGCAACACCTTTAATGTGACACTTCATCCAATTGCCAATACCATTGGATTTCTGAATCATTCCATCAGAATCCTCACCAATTATCACACCATATCCATCAGCGTTAACAAAGCCATCATGGATAAACACTTTACCATCACTAGCAACTAAGATAGTACCTGCTTTATATTCACTTAATCTCATATTCTTTTCTTTTTACCCTCTCCCTTTTACAGGAGAGGGTGATTAATTACTTACTCACAAATAATAGCGAGCTGACCACAAGCAGCTCCATTCTCAATTTCAGCCTTTGTTGCGATTGCTACTGCATAATCGTAACCCATCTTTTCCAATTGATTCTTAATTGCATTCATACTTAGTAATCTCCTTTTCTTTAAATGATTTATAATATAATTGCTTAAAGCCTAACTTGATCAAAACATTGATGTAATCTCTATACTGTTTACTGATAAAGATTTCGTGGTTGTTGCCAACAAATCTATACCACAAATTGTCAAGAAATACATTTGTCTTGTAATGACCTTGATTGCAGTCAATGATAACCAGCTTTCCACCTACCTTCAGATACTTCTTCAAGGTTGTGAAGGTTCTCTGTAAGTCTGGGATATGATGAACAACGTTTCTTAGATAGAATACATCTACTGATTTTTCTCTTAGTCCGACAATCTCATCTTTTCCATCATACTGGAAGTCCAATTGTGGAAGGGTTGTTACATCGCAAGTTTTATATCCAGTTTTTGGATTATAGCCACTTCCGAAATCAATGCACAATTTTGTCATCATCAATATGATTGTTTCTTCTTACAAGTTCATTGTTCTTAACGGCCTTGCAGTACTTTTCCCAATCGCAGAAATTTCCAAGAGGAGTTACGATAATATCACTTCGGTTGTACTTCCCATAATTGCCAAATACTCCAAATGTATGACCATTCCACTTGTAATCGTAAAATCCATACCCGTCATCGCCAACCTTTACAGAACCTTTTGGGAGTCTTATCTCACCATATCTAGCCTGTAAATCTTCACAAACAATGCTATAGAAGCCATCTTCCAGTATTGTTTCCAACAATTGTGGATTCAAGCTTTCCTTACACTTAGGAATGTTTATTCTTGTGTTTGGAATAATCTCTTTACACTGAAGTGCCATGTCTCTACGTCTTTCGTACTGCTCGATAGAAGACACACTGATAGCAACCTCAGTTAATCCAGCATCTTTCAATGCTACGATGATGTCCTCATTAAGCAGTATTCCATTTGTAACAAGACAAATACCATCTGACGTATAGTTGCTGACTATCTTTACAATCTTTACCAAATCTGGATTGAGCAAGCTTTCGCCTCCCATGATAGTTGCTCTTTTCAGAACGCCAACCTTCTTCAATGTTTTCTCCATCTTATCACAATCCAAGCGCAATGGTGACTTGAACTTTTGGTAACAGAAGTAACAATTTCCGTTTACTCCTGTACTTTCATTCATGTTGCAATTCAGATTTGTAATAATCCGGTATCTAAAAATTCCCTTTTTCATACTAAATTAATTCCTTCTACTACACCAGTTCCTAGATGATTCTTTTCTGATATGTTATTCACGTTGATAGGAGATAACTTTACAAAGAAATGCTCCTTATCAAACCATTTTTTCAGCTTTTCCGCATCAAAATCGGAAGTGTCAACAAGTGTAAGATTGATTGTAGTCTTTAGATTGCTTTCTGTGCGAATCTGTCCCAACTCCTTAATTGTCATTTTGTTCTTATAAGGAATCAACCAATTTCGCTTGTCATCATCAAATGAATGCAAACTAATCTGCAATGTGATATTTCCCTTAATGAAAGAGAAATCGCTCCCCTTGATGCCAATCGTTGATACGTAATGATGAGTATTAGGGTATTTCTCCGTAATAATACGGATAGCTTCCTTGACGGCATCAATATTGAGGAATGGCTCGCCCATACGAGTATAGTTAATCTTAAACTCTTTTGCTCTGCTTGGGTCAGCACCTGCCTTGCTGATGGCAAACTCAACCTGCTCTACAATTTCTTCTGCCGTAAGATTGCGATAACGTTTCATGTTGCCTGTAGCGCAAAATTTGCATCTTACTGGACACCCACTCATTGTAGATACTCCAATCATCCAACGTTCTGTACGGTCGCCAAGCTCATTGTTATCAAGCTTGTTTTGATGTCTGCCTATTGCATCTTTGGTGTAATAAGGTAAGAACGTGTCTGTAGTTTCAACTAGAAAGCCATCTTCTAATTGAAGGCAATACACGACACCATTTTTAAATGTTTTCTTTCTTAGTTCCTTCATATTCCTTATATTTATATCCCATAAGGGATGGTTGGTTACTCTGGTGTCTTCGTTGTGTATTTATCAGATGAAATGTGCAGAAACACATAATCGCCATCACTGGTAGTCTCGTTAATATCACAAGAAACACCTTCTGCTTTGTCAAATACAAGCATTTCACAATCTCCACCCGTGATGTCAATGTAAGATTTTAAATGCTCTATCAACTCACTTGCTTTCATATTACTATCTGTTAATATCCTTTCCTCAATCTTATACAATAATCAATAGCTTTGATTGCTAACCAAATAGCATGCTTCTGCTTATCGTCAATAAGATTTTTTCTAATCTCAAATAGTTTCTTCTTTGCTTCTGTTGCATTCATATTACTATTTATTTATGCCCGAAGGCGTTAACCACCTAACATATCGCTAATGTTTAAATACTTCTCTCCATCACCTAAGTTTCTTACCTCACAGAAACCTGCTTCTGAAACGGTACTATCATCGTCATATATCTTTTTGACGTGTATTTTCTTTATAGGACAGCAGTCATCATCACTTACCTCAAAAGCAATAGGCAAGTCTCCGTGTTTTGCCTTTATTTTCTCTAAACTTTTAACCAAATCACTTATTTTCATACTAATATCTTTTATGCCCGAAGGCGGTTAAATGCTTATTATTCTCATTATTGCTAACGCCCTATATTTTTGTACTAAGATGCGTGTAATGTAACAACTATCACATTTCCCTTCTCGTAGCACACGTTTTAGTTCGTAGCAGATGACCCTATATTCTTCTTCCGTTATGTTAAATTTGTCAAGTATTTCCTTTGTTATAAACTTGAACTCTAATTGCATATCAGAACAGGTATCAGTCTCTGCGTTCTCTATGTCATGGTCATACGCATAAACAAAATCATTCTGGTTAGCATTCTTTCCATTAATGGCAAATACCTCCAAACGGCAAGGTAGCGTATTCATTGGTTCGATAACTAGCTTCATACACCTACACCTCCATTTCTAAGTTGATTTTAAAAGCAAATAGGATATGCTGTAACTCGTGAACGTAATTGATATACCCTCCCATAATATCATTATTTATTGAAACAGACCAACTAATACCGCCGTCTGTGCAAAGTTTAATTCTTGGAATACGACTATGCCTAAAGTATATTTGTCCCTTACTCCATCCATTCTTTTCCAATATGGCAATAGTAAGACTTACTGGCTTTATCTCATTAACATCAACAAGACAATATACTAACCCTTCTTTAGGGCAAGACAAGTCAAAGTGACTTTCGTCTCTAGGCTCTTTAACAACCATGATTTTGTTGTGATACATAACAACATCACCAACTATATATTTCTGTTCCATTCGCTTTAATCTTTGCTATTAATGAAATCCTCATACTCACCTATCGTGATTTCCTTGAAATCAGAGTTGTGCTTCTCGGCTCGGATGCTGTCATCAAAGTAAACGAAAATGCGGTCTTTGTGACGGAGGAGCTGAGTAATAGAGAAACGGCTAACTTGAGGGACTTCTATATTCAGTTCCTTCATTACCTTGAAATGGTTAGCAACTGATTTATAGGAGAGAAGAACGGAGGCTATTGCCTTGCCTTGCTTGTATCGCTTATTAGGCGCAATAGCTATATAGTAACCGTCCTCCAATTTTACACCGTCTATCTTCTTCCACACCTTCTTATCTAGCGTATCGTAACGCTCAGAAGGTACCCAGATAGCGGTTATCTCGTACTCTCGCAGCAAGCTGCTGTTAGGCTGATAGCCCTGATATTTTTCAAATTTGAAACCTACGGCTTCTTCTACTCGTTTCATGTATGATTGATGCTCTTCAAATTCAGCATCGAGAATACTCTTAATGTATCCATAAGCCTTTGTCCCTTGTTTTGCTTCGTATAACATATCTCTTTACTCCTTAACTTCTTTAAAAATTACATTTTTATGGTCTGAGCGTTCTTTGATGCTACAAGGGTATAGCTGCCATACTTCACAAAACTTCTTACTATCAAAGAAGCACCCTTTGCAAGATTCTTTATCAGTCTCAGTAACTTCAAGAGTTACTCTTTCTCCAACTTTAAACTCTTTCATAATCAAAACACTATTCTATAGTCCTTTCCTCTCAAAGTGGGTCTCTTTTTGAGGATGAACTTTGTTAAATCTTCAAAATCTATCGGGAAGAGCGCACAATATTTATACTTCAATGTGCAGACAAATCTTCCGTTGAGCATAACATCAAATACAAATGATTTCATTGATTACCTCCTTCCTTTGGAAGTAAATCATCAATATAGAGCCATCCCTTAAAATATCTTTTAAAATCTTTAGGAGTCATATCATCACATACCCATCCTTCTGGATTACGGAAATATACACATAATTCCGTACTTCCGTTTTTGAACTTAACCAAACATGTAACGCAACATTCTCCTTGCTTAATGTTTGGCTTTTCGCTAGCAGTATGCCATAAGTCCTTAAGGAACTCTTCCTTAGTTAATCTCTTTTCCATTTTTTAGTCTCCTTCACATAAAGTTTCGTTAACCTCGTCATTGTATGTATGAGTAACCGGATTGTACTCAGAATGGGTTGCATCTACCCTACCTTTCCGGTTAGTGAAATAGATAGCATTTCCTTGGTCATAAAACCTGTACACTGTTATACTATCAACAACAAACAATTTCTCGACATTGAATTTGTCAACAGAATCCGAGATTTGGACTCTTGTACCCTTACCTTTGCAACCTACCAAAATGGCGGCAACGGCTATTATCATTATTACCTTTTTCATATCAACTTCTTTTCTTCTTGAAGAATACGTCATTCATCGTACCCTAATATACTAAAGAACTCATCCATTTTTGGATTTAGATTGTTTGCCATTAACATATATGCCGGAACGGAGCGACCGATGTTGCACTCTAACTTCAATGCATGTATCATTACTGAAGCTTGATGGCTTGAAATCTTAACCCTATCCAATCTGGAAAGTATTTCGCTCTGCGAATCTGCATTACGAAACACTTTCTTGATAAGAGTTTCTATGTACTTACGCTGCTTGTCCGTCATTGCTCTTATTGTGCTCAAGAGACTCAACCAAAGCCTTCAGACCATTGAAGGTAGCATCCACCAACTCCTTGCTATCGGAAGCATCAAAATACCAATTTCCAATAATCTTGCTATTATTTTCGGCAAACATCGTAATACTCGTATGAGTATTTGAAGACGACATCTGGATAGACTCCTTTGTTCTACCCATGAGGCTGGCAATCTTTGCCAACACCTCTACATAAACATTATTCTTTTCCACTTTCTTCTTACAGTTTTTGTGGTGTGTCTCACCTTTTTAAAATTAGTAACCTTGTTTCTTAATTACAATGCAAAGATACAAAGAATATCCGAAATATGCAAACTTTTTAATGTGTTTCTTTTAATCTTTAATATATCATAACATATAACACCAATAATTTACTGACGTTAACACAAAAATCCCCACCACTACATTATTATATATAGTGATGGGGCAAACATTTAAAACAAAATAGCATTATGGATTTCTACGATTACTATCAAACTAAATCGTCCACATAAGCCCATTTATAGATGGCGTTTGATTTCGTGAACCTATTCCACCATTCCTCGCCTAAGAAATTCAGATGCTTGAAACGCTTGCGAACCTTGGTCAGACCGACAATGCGTCTGTTATACTCAGGCAGCTCTTCAACAGAATGCCAAGCACCTTCTTTTTGATATTTCATTCCCAACTCCAAGGCTTGCTTGGCTACCTGCCTTGCACCTTGACTAAAGTCTATCTTATCAATCAACAATTCTAAGTCCATAATCAAATAACTTTTATGTTAACTTTGTCTTCAAAAAACGCTTCTAGCACTTCCTTGGCTTTTGCATCCGCTTCATCCAAGTCTTTGCACTTGATAACCCTAACATTATAGCCTATAGGATTACGTAACTCATAACTACCTTCAACCTTAACCAAGCGAAGGAAAATATCTCCACCTTTGAAGCGGTACGAATATCCTCCTGTTGCCTCGTTCCATTGTCTAACTATGTTCCTCACCGCCATAATATCTTTGCACTTTTTCCAATGTAGCATTAGCACCCTCAATGTAGGCTGCGATAATGACATTTCTATATAGCTCACTATTTTCCTTATCAATTCCAACCAAGCCTTCTGTTGATTTCAAAGGCTCAATTGTAAATTTATAAGCCTCCTCTACTATCCAGCTAGGAACACCATTTGAAATCAAATTCTTACAATACTCATTCATGATTTTACCTTTTAAAATTAGTGGATGACAAGGGATTTAAACCCTTGTTGGTGTCAACACCTCCCCAGTGACCTGGTACACGGAATGTTTAATCAGAAAATCCGCTCCAAGTTTGCGAGGGTCGCATTGCTTTCAGTTGCCAATGCCACTCATCCATTCGTCAGCGACAGATGCGAATTTGAAGACTGTGCACCATTCTAAACCTTGCCCAAGGGTTTCTGCCGCTGACTTATAGGCATTTGCCAATGATTGCCGACAAATTTCAAGTGTTCACATCTTACGATGCGGTATTAGCTATCTCCTTGCCCAAGGGAACAACCATTAGCGATAGGCTATTTGTAGTTATGAAACTTTCAAGTAAAGCCGTGCGACTCCTAAGTTTATCATCCTGCCCCCACGCAAGGCATCACACGGCTTTGACACGTGGGTACTTGGTCGATTATGGAAATCCTACCTCGTCTTTCTTATATCATTCCGCTGCCATCCTGCCGCCCAGTCTACCGGAGCTGCATTACAGCAGTGAAAAGATGTATTCACATTATATAAGGCTGCTCTGAACTCATCCAATTCTTCTGCCGAGAACGGACAATCCTTGTTTACCCGCCTTTTCATAATTTCACTACCTTATAGCCAAGCCGACTTGCAAGATCAAGAAAAATATTAAAGTATTCCTGTGCAACTTCTGTTCCTGATACTACGCCATTTTCAAACGTGAAGTAACGCTTTGTATTGTAAAGCGTATCTTCCAAGCAATAAGTTTCTTTCATTTCTTCTTTCTAATCAATTGTAAACAACCTTTCGACTGGTCTCTTTGTTATATTCGGGTTAAGAGAGTTTGTTACTTCCTTTTCCCAAACACATCTGAACTCTTGGGGCATCTGATACTCGCTGATAAATACCTTATGACCTCTTCTAGCCATTTCCATGCACCATATATAGAATCTTTCGTAATCGAAATTCTTTGATACATCATACTTTTTCGTAGCTTTGTAAGGCAAATCGCAATACACTATACTCCTATCCGGTATCACAAGTTCATCATAACTGCCGCTATAAAACTCGACACCTTTGAGAAGAGGCACATCACGCATTGTATTTTCTATCTGCTCCCTTATGTAATCTCTTGCCTTTCCGTTCTTGCCGACAACATTATGTCCGCTATAGCCACCATCAAAGAAACGTCCATTAAAGCTCGCCATAAAGCCAATTAGTCCGACACCTGCTTCTGTGAAGAATTTATTCTTTCCGTGATAGCAGTCTCTTGCAAAGTTATACAACGTCTTACTAATATGGTTGAAGACAAACCCATCATTCTGAAGATACTTCCACATTTCGATAAGATACCTATTCTTATCGTTGGCAATCCTTCGATACGTGTCCGGAACGTTCTCAATAACGCTACAGCCACCACAGAAAGCATCTACAAACGTATCATGCTCTTTGTCCAGCATAATCGGCAATATTTCATGCACGATTCTAGCCTTGCTACCCATATACTTCATTGCAATAGTTTCTTTATCATTTTAACCCCTCGCTTGCCAAATTTTCGCTCGACAACCGCATTGTAACTCACTCCATCAATGGAACACTCATCCGGATAGCACTCTTCAAGCCAATCTGTGAACTTCAGCAGATTGAAGACTAACTCTTTTCTCGCTAAAAGAAACCGCATATCTATGAATTTTCCAAAGCTTATTCCAAAGATTTTCTGAAACTCATTACCTATCGGCAAGAACTCACTTGGTTCTATTTTCATCAGCTTGCTTTCTTAGATGTCACACTATCCAGAGGATAGTCACTCTTCATAAAGTCACTAATTCCTATGTAAGTTCGCTGTAAATCTTTCTCATCGTCCTTCAGGTCTTCCGTTGCGTTGATAGCCGCCTCATTCAAAGTCTGTTCGTCAAAGACACCTTTTCTTACCTTATCGAAATAAGAAAGAATTTCTTTTGTCATCAAATGGTCAGCCAATCTCTTGAAATCCTTATCCATCACTAATGCCATGAAGTCATAAGAGTTTTCAAAGGCCAAGATAGGAGCAAAATCCTTGAACGCTTGCATTAAGTTTACATGCAAATCTTCATACAGCTTACGGATGATATTCTCATAAGTTCCCAAACAAAGGTTGGTCAGATTGTACAGAATGATTGCATTCGCATAAACTCCCGATTTTTCACCAATTCCTAAGTTCTGTAACCTCACCGCAAGCTTATCTCGCAACTTGTATAAGTCTTCACTAATCTTGTCATAGAACGTCATTGCGAATTCGTTATTGAAATCTGCATTAGGAACATAAGCGTCATAATACTTAATCACCTTGCGAAGGTTCTTCTTGCAGTCTACCCACTTCTTCTTAACTTCAAACCTAACGCATTTCTTCTTCAGAATACTCTTTTCGATTTTCTGCATGAAGCACTCTGCCAACACCATTTCAACATAGACATATTGCTGAAGATAACCTCTAGTAATAACCATAACCTTGTTTACTTCTGTTTCGGTCATTCCATTCGGAACACTGATAATTATCTTCTTACCACCTACGTTCAATAAGACTCTTCGGAAACAATTTACACTAGGCATGATGCTTTCTGTTTGAATATTCTACTACCTTATTATAGCACTCCGTTCTCACCAAATCCTCGACCCGATTCAATGTGCAAGCCTCATGAGTATCATTCATATTGACTTGTGGACAGCAAATCTGATAAAAAAACTTTGTTCTGATGGTAAAACCAAAGAACTTGATTTGCTCCTTGAATACCCGACCGGACACCACCTTATCAAGTTTCTTCTTGCCATCGAAGAGATTCAAACTCTCTTCTCTACGATATACAATATCGGTCTTAACCGAAAAAATCTTTCCGAACATAACTATTCCTCCAAATTCCTAAGCGTTTCCAAACTCTCATCATTATCAACATCATAGCCGATACGATATTCGTTACCAATTCTTGCACCAATGTATACCTCTTCGGCATCCAAGATATAACGGGACATCTGTTCACGAACCTTTATCTGTTCTTCATTCAACCCAAGTACATCAAAGCACTCTTCCTGCAATGACTTATATGGTTTCGTTCCCATATATGAGACATAAGCCAGCTTGCCTTCCTGATGCAATGGCTCCCACTTCTCCCACCAATGGTTGCGATACTCCAAGATACCTCTTTCTACTCCATCGGCACAAACATATTTAACTATTCGTATTCTCATTATCAACCTTTTTTAAAACAACTTTAACTGTCTTTCCTTGGCACTTGAACACACGAGACTTAATCTTGTATGTAAGATTGTTAATTACGACTTTATCCCCTACACAAGGCATAAAATGGAAATCGTAATTTTTCAAAATGATACTGCCTTCATACTCGAATTCAACCATTTTTCTGCTTTCCTAATGTTTCCCTATATTTATCTAACATTATTGAATTAATCTCAGACCAAAAAGTTACAATTACGTCCTTGTAATCAATATTATGATTCTGTGCTATAAAATTTCCTGCACTGACAAAATCAAAATAGCCTTCAATCGTCTCTTGTGTACCTGTACATGTACATGTTATGCCATTCTTGACATACTTAGCCACAAAATAATAGCATTTCTTCATCGCAACAACTCCCTAATAAATTCGTTACGCATCGGCTCAACGATGCTTGTATACAAACTCTGCTTATCTTCGGGAATATCATCCGGTGTAATAGAGAACATCAACAAATAAGACATCGGAATCTCCAATACCTTGCATATTGCATCAATCTTACTCTTACGTGGAAACGTTCTTCCGGTCTCCATAAACAACATATTTGTCTCACTACAACCGATAGCCTTACCAAGTTGTCGTTGGGTCAAGCCCTTGCTTACCCTCATTGTCTTAATCGCCTTTCCTAAATCCATTTAACCTCCTATTTTAAATTTTCAAATCTATTCTTAATTGCAATCATGGCATCATTGACACCATCCTTATATCCAACAGAATACAAGGAACAATCCTCTTCGCTCGGTTTTCCGGTTTTTGATTTCAAAAACTCTTCTATCTCACGGAAACCATACTCCAAGAATCTGAGAAACATAGCGTTCTTCGTGATAGCTGGTCGTAGAACATCTTTAACCCAATCCCAGCCATCACCATAACCCAAAGTGAAATTAGAATTATTACAATATCTCACTTTCGGCTCATCCAACCATTGTTTTATTATTTCCTTTTTTGTCATCATTCCCAGTTTTTATGGTGTGTCTCACCTTTTCAAATTAATAACCTTTATTTCGTAATTGCAATGCAAAGATACAAAGAATATTCAAAACATGCAAGCATTTTAATGTGTTTCTTTATTTTATTAATGTATTTTAATTGTTTAATATAGTTTCTACCATTTATTTTAAACTTTTTACATTTTTCTCTTTCTCAAACACTCTTTCTACTATCACCTTTATCCTTAATTTCGTCTTACTATGTTCTTTAACGTGTGCCTTACGCTTTGTAGTTTTTGCACCTTGCAGCAATTTCTGTCAGTCTCTTCCCTTGTACTTTCGTAGTGCTACCTTTCTTGCATTTCAAGACATTTCCTGTACTTGTATTTTGTATTTCCAAGAAATGGATGCAACAAAAGCAACTTCTAAAATTCTTATCCATTTGCCATTTCCTTTTTAAGTTTCTTTCTTTGAGCCAAGAACATAACAATCTCCTCGAAATCATCGCAATTCAAGAGCATTTGTCCAACCTGCCATTCCGCTGCTTTCTGCTTGGCATCCTCCATGCCCTTTGCTAAGAATGTGATTTTCTTGTCTTGGCTTCGATTCTCTACAGTAACTTCAAGTGTACCATATTCAAGTTCGGTAGTCTTCATACTGAGACCTTCATCAAATATCCTCAACAAATGATTAAAAAGATTACTTCTTTCCATGTTTCAACCTTTCGTTTTCTTGTTTCAACAAATTCTCAAACTCCTTACGCTTTGCTCGCATATTCTCGAACCATTTACTTGGTGTTATAGGACACCCCATAAGCCAATGGTCGAAGTTTGGAATAGGCAGATTGAACTCACTAGCTTCAATAGTATAATCGTACCACTTCAACAACTCTTCTTCGGGAGCTTCCTTTTCAATATCTGTTACAATAGTAGCCATATCGAAGGTAAAATCACCGCAATTGGCTATTCCTCCAACTTGGCCACCTATCCAAAATGTCTCCGTATTATCTAATCCGTAAAACTCATGCTTCTCACAGAATGCCTTCAAGTAAGCATTGCAAGCATTCTCGTAATCATTCTTTAATTTCACCTTATTCATATCACATATTCTTAAAAAGTTTCTTAATCTCGCTCTTCTCCACCTTAGGATGGGAGCATATAACAACTTGCGCTCTTGGATTGTGTCTTACCTGCCATTCACAAGTGTTGCAGCCCAAATCACCAACTTTATTAATGGCATTGGTATATCTGCCTTTCTCATCATAGGGGCAATCAGTAACAAAATCCTTTCGTCCCCAGATGTACTCATCTATCTTGTATGAGATAGCATTTGCTTTCTCCTTTTTCTCGTTAATATTTAAAAACATCATATCGTCAATATTTAAAATAAGCATAGCTGACCATCATCAGCGACCTTAACATTACTCTCAGAAAACCAAAGTTCCTTGAATATTCTCTCCATGCATGCTACGACTATAGAATTTCCAGCAGCCTTTTGAAGACTTGACTTCGACACTCCACTTTCAAGCATCTTGTCTATATATTCTTCGTCAACGTTCATTAAGCGGAAGAGTTCTCTCGGAGTCAAACGCCTAATGCGCAACCTTGTCTCTCCAAGCACAACCAAGGAGTCCTTGCTCGCAGATGTAATGGTATTGGCTATATTCTTTCCAAGCTCGACCTTTGGACTATGTATTTCGCCTTTTATCCACTTCCCTTCAGAGCGAGTTCTTATAGCTGCACTCATAGGCTCTTTCCATTCATTTGACACAAATTTCTCTTTACATAGCAGAGCATCGCTCATAAAGTACTTTTCGTCCACATTTTCCTCCAAGACATCTACCAAATGTTTCTTCAGCTTTGTCTTTCTCGGAAAATGATAATCTATCTTATCACCATCATTTCGTATAGAGAGCATGAAGACACGCTTTCTGTTCTGAGGAACACCGCAGTCGGCTGCATTTACCACCTTAGCATAGTTAACATATCCGTAGGATTCCAACTCCTTGCGCCACTTGTTGAAGAACCCGATAAACTTTGTTTGAACCAAAGCCTCTACATTCTCCATTAAGAGGTATTTCGGCCTCTTGGTAATAATGGCGTTTCTTGTAAACCAAAGGATAGAGGAACGTGTATTGCTTCCCTCCTCTATTCCTTTCTGCTTTCCGGCTTGCGAAACAGACTGGCAAGGTGTTGAGTATGTCAACAAGTCAAAGTCAGCAACCTTGCTCCAATCTATCTTGGTCATATCACCAAAGTTCTTGCCGGACAGACTAGGAAAACAAGCGTTATGCAATGTTATTGCGCTTGGCTCTATCTCAGACCATCCGATACACTCGTAATCGAAATCAGAATATTTCTTCTTCAGTCGCTCCAAAGCCATCAGTTGAGAGTCATATCCGGCACATAGTTCAAATGTCTGTATCTTCATTTCTCTAAGCTTTTGAATTAACTCTTAACCCTGCCTTAATCTCGGCAGCTATTCTACCTTCGTTTGCCAATCTGTCGCAAAGCTCATTGTACTCTACTCCTGTATGGCTCTTCACCTTGCGCCAAGTGATGTGTGCTACATGAGCGGAATGCTTTCTAAACTTCTCCATCAAGTCTAAGTTCTTGTGTGCAGAATAAACACCGCTCAAAGTCTTAAGTGCATATTGGCTATCACTATGAACCTTAACAACCGCACCTTGCGGGCAATGACCGACACCACAGATGATTGCCAAAAGCTCCATACGGCTTATTGTCGTGTCAATTGTTCCATAGTTACCCTGCTTATACACCTTGCCTTCGTGTAAAATCACATAAGCAGCACCACCAGTGTACTTTCTTCGCTTGGTATCAGTCCGAAGAACCGCAGAACCATCAGTCCACACTTCATAGCAGTCGTGCATCTTTTCTTCCTTGGTCTTGAACTTGAAACCATGCTTGCGGTATGTCTGGCTCGGATTCTTCAAGGAATTCCATTTCTTGACCAAATCCTCCCATTTCTTAGGGACTTTACCGCTTGGCAGCAACCATCCGACATCATCAAATCGACCATAAAGCCACTTTAGGTTGTCTTTCATAAAACCTGCCATCGAGCAATACATTGCAAACTCTTCATAAGTTGGTTTTGCAACGTTTCTGTGCTCATCGCCCTCTTTCTGTTTTCTTTCTCCCATAGCTTCTTTCTTTTCTTAGTTTCTTTAATCAACCTCACAACACATACGAGTAGTTTATATACATAAGTGAAATATACTTCGTATATTCCCCTTAACTCTACAAGCTCCCTTACGCACGCAGGTTATTTATAGATTCTCTCGTCTACTATTATTACGTTCGATTTTTTACCCACTTCATCTTTCGCTCAATAATTTTTGGGTTTGTTCCACTCTTCGACTTAGATACTTGGCTTTTTAGGACTTTGTATTTGTTAGCGCATCGCAGTTGACCCTTTCGATATTTTGCCGAAATGATGATAAGATTTCCGAACGCATCATAATAATGCCAATTGTTAGTACAAGCACATGCGTCTACTCCGACTTCTGTACATTGGACTATTTTTTTTACCGTACCAGACTTAACAAGCTTTTTGATAGTCTTCCCAACTTGGTATCTAGTTGAACAGGTATCTTTCATCATGCTGGTGTATGAATAACTTGTGTACTTTTCATTGAATGGTCTTTCCAACATACGAGCTTCCGTTTTTTTGGCACTACGTACACTTTTAATCGTATTCCCATTGACGGCTCTACAATGCGTATTGGAGACATCTTCAATAACATTGATTTTGTTACTCACAACGACATCACACAAAAGACTTCTCAACTGAGGCAAGGTAAGTTTAGCTATCTCGCAGCGTCTTGTCTTGTAACTGTATTGGAAACTGTCATGCAACTTGTTCGCTATGATTCTCTTCACACCGAACTTGTTAGTTTCAATTCTACAATATCCAAATTTAACTGATAAATCCAAATATTGTTTGAAATCTTTCTTGTTGTAGCCCATCACTTTAGCTGCTTGGTTTGTAGATCTAAAATGAAGGTCTGATGCACGGAATAGAAATTTTATCTTTAAGGCAAAACAAAATCCCACCAAGCGATTCTTATCGCCTAGTGCAATTTTAGCTTGCTTGATACCAATTCTAATCTGATGCATAATAACTCGTTTCCTTATTTGTTTAACTTATCTGTGTTTCGCCTACTCCAACAATTATTGCCCATTGCTAACCTAGAGCAATCTAAGAATGTTTCGACTCAAAACAAGGATTCTAAAAAGAAATCCTTACCCTTCATTCGTCTGACACCGAAATCTAGGTAAGGATTATCGTGATGTGGCTTTCGCCACGGAAAATCTTATTGATTCTTGTAAGCGTGTCAGCACCAACAAAGCACGCTGCAAAGATACTAATTTATTTTCAAACTGCAAGGGTTTTAATGTGTTCTTCTGCTCTTATTGCGCATTTTTAACACACAACACAATTTTAGTTACGTATATAAAACTACAAATACATTAAACCGCTTGCAAATTTAACATTTAATACTCTAAGGCATTTTCAAGACAAAAAAAGAGCAACCACCATCACTGGCAGCTGCTCCATAAGTTGTTACCTTAAACCAATCTAAAACCTTAATAACTAAAAACCAACCTAATAAAATAACTTTTTCTTATATTTTACCGTGAGAAAGAAAATCATTGTAACCAGCATCAAGGAAACGACCCAAAAGGAAATCATACCGAATTTCCAATAGAACAAATCCCATCCCTCCAAGTCTTTCTCAATATATTCCTTTTTGGTCTGGGCGATACTCAATTCTCTATTTATGCTATCCCTCTGAGCCTTGTATATACTCGCTCGCTCTGCTATCTCCTTATAATGAATAAGGCTATCACGAACCTTGGATAGTTCCTTGCTGTCCCTGTATCTAATCTCTATATGAGTAGAATCCTTACATAGAACCTTACCACTCTCATCTACCCTTGTCTTGACATCATCCTTGATGTAAGTGGAATCCTTAACCTGCTTTTCGGTCTGCTCCCAATGGTAAGATAGCAAGCTATCCCGAATAAGCTTGACCCTTTCGTTGACAATTGAGTCCCAGTGAGCATAAGTAGTAGTGTCTCGCACCACCTTTTCCACTTCTACATATCTCGTTGTCCGGCATCCGTACATCATCAGCATGATGAAGAAACCTACCAATATGGTAACGAGCCAACGCCACCAATCAAATCTTAGTTGCATATCAACCTCCTTTTTGAGTGCAAAGGTACAAATTATATTATATATGACACAAAAAGAGCCATTTGGGTTATTTCCAAAACCCGAATAAGTGAAAAACTAGCCATTTTCTGTTAACGAATGTAATCAAGCCTACTATTATAGCCAAAAGACGTTAAAGCAAAGAAAATGATTTGATTTTTTATTGCATATTTCAAATATTCTTTGTATCTTTGTAACAGAATTAGAAAGGTGAGACACACCTTCAGAAACTGTATTATTAACAATTAAGCCCTATCGCATCACGGCAAGCGAAAAGAATATGGCAACAACTAATAAAAAAAGAATGCGTGAGTTCTTCGAGTTCGGATTTGAGCAAGTTCAAGCTAAGTCCATCATTTAGGAGTGTAACTTCATTGCAGATGCTAAGGAGTTCGCAAAATGTGGCAAGTTCGAGCGCTTCGCAGACTACACAAGAGAGCGTTTCGAGAACGAGTTTCAATGTGCCCTTTTGTTCGCATAATAACCATTTAAACTTACGGATATGAAAGAATTAAGCTTGACAACAGATTTGATGTTTAATCGCATTCTCGCTAAAAACAATTTTAAGTATGAGGATGAAGAAACAGCCAAAGAAGAAATAACTAAAATGCTATCTGATACAGACCTCACTGTAGTTGAGAGTAGATGCAAGGCTATAGAGATGGTCAATCCAGACAAGAGCCTAGAAGTACAAAAGTCTATTATAGCAGAAGGTTATCTATTCTTAAAAAACGAATATGCAATCTCTATGCAACTTATCCAATATAACGCCTATGGTACGATGAAGTTCGCATACGTTGTAAAAAGCATAACTATTTAGATTTACGGACATGAAAGAGATTCAAAAACTATTAATAAAATGAGCAAAGAATATTATATCGGAGATAGTGATTTTTGGGGCAATAATAGCCCAAACGATAAGTTTAACAAAGAGCTTGTTCCGCTTTTAAAAAAGTTAGGAGTTAAGTCGGAAACTGACTTAGACAAGATAGCAAACATAGTAAAAGATATTAGTTCTATGAGCTACGAAAACGGATATGATAATTGTGAAAAAGAAAATCAAGAATATTCATAAGTTATGGAGCATAAAAACATTCTATCCTACATAGCCAAGGATATACAGAAGACTTGTGAGAGACTTGGTATTTACGCTCAGTTCACACCAAAGGACGAAAAGCACATCGTAAGTTCCGATTTCAAGATGGAGCCTGCAATCTTCAAGAGCATTCATGTTGAGGCTGACCTCCACATTCACCCATCAGAAGTATCTGGAGAAGATGATGTGCTTGACATAGACGTTAGCTTGCATTATCGCTACTACCATTGGGAAGGTGGCGAGAATGGTTGCAACATCGGTTGGATGAAATACCAAATACAACAAGCCCACTTCAATAAGGACAAAGTGTATATTGATAATTTCGAGAGTCTTTGTACCATCAAGAGATGGCGAGGTATTGAACTTTAAAATAAAACTATATGAGTAAGACAAAAAACAATATTCCGTATGAGAGGCAGATGCTTCCCATTCTTCGCAACTACGACAAGCTGGTAGAAGAAAACAAAGCAATGAAAGCTATTATAGCGAACATAAGCAAAGTTTGTAAGCCCGAAGATACTGTCCTCCAATTCAAGAAACTAGATGGACAAATCAAAGACTTAACGAACAGACTTAATGTATGCAAGAAAAAATTGGGAGAAATAGACAATTTGGTTAGGGATAAATTAGAACGAGAGCACTTTTTCGTTTCCAATAGAAGTACCACCCTAGCAAACGTAAGGCTCTTAACAAAATAGATATGGATAACAAGAAAAGTAACAGAGGAGGTGCAAGGGCTGGAAGCGGACGAAAGAAAGGGAACAACGTGAACCTTTGCATAAGGATGCCAAAGGAAACCGTGGACTATATAAAGCAGAAGTCCAAGGAGGAAAATGTTCCTATAGGCTCTTGGATAACCACCAAGCTAGGACTTTAACGAAGATAGCCCCACCGACTAGAACGATGGAGCTATTTTTGTGTTATTAGCTGTTTATTACACGTCCATCATTGCAGACGAGCTTTCCGTACTTGATGTTCCCGACACGTCTGAGCCAACCCTTCAGATTTACCTCTTGCTTAGGGTCGTTCTTCACGATGTCGTTAAGGTAGGTAATCCTAGCGACCTTCAGACTGTCGAACAAGACCCACTGTCCTTGTTTAAAGTTATTGATAGCCGCCAAGGTGTTCTTGCCCATGATTCCGTCCACCTTTGTTCCTACAACTTTCTGTATCTTCTGGATAGCCTTTGAACAGCCGCTATTGTAGGCGAAGTCCACTAGGAGGTTCGCCACCGATTGGTTGTTTAGCTTGTCAGCCATGCAAACATCCCAGTAGTTCCTCTTGAACAGCCGATCATAATCTGCCTTGGTAAGCAACTTCACATCCTCGGCATTGATTACCCCATCACCATTCTTGTCATATCCAACCTTCTTCCAAGTAGCGAGCGTGATTCCGTATTTTGTCGCTCCACCCCTATCACTCTTCTTGTTTGTATACTTAGATGATTCCCAACTAAGTACGAACTCGCTTAAAATGTCCGATTTAGCCATTGTCTTTTTCCTCCAACTTTAAGTTATTGTGTTCGCCACGTTCCCCTATCGTCTTGGTAATGCCAGCCGTGACGAACAAACTAGCCACACTACCAACAAATGCACTTAACCCCATCAAATCGGTCTTGATAGTCCCATAAGTTACCACTTCCCACACTAAGATAAAGCAGACAACCAGGAGCATCAAGAGACCTATCAGAGTAACGGACACTAAGAAGAATGCCTTGCTTGAATGTCCGCTATTAACTTGTATGAGTAATTTCAGATACTTAACCATATTTTAATCCTCCCTGTCACGATATATCTCATTTTCTTCCTTTTCAACCAACGTTTCTAAGGATTCTCGCTTTCTTGGTGGGGTTCTAAGTTGGCATCCATCCTTGATGCATCTGTTCCATTGTGCCTCATGCAAGGCAAGCTTCAAATCGTTCTTCTCATCCCTAAGATTGCGTATGGTAATACGATACTGATTGATTTCCTCATACAATTCATCTACTTTACTGTTAAGATTAACGACCGACTCGTTGGAACGTTCATAGAGAGCCTTCCACTCATCGGCATATGATGAAATAGTCTTATTCTCTTCCTGTGATGCGAGTGCCGCCTCCTTTCGCTTTCTACTATTATAGTACAGCAGCGTTGAGATTACACCCGATGCACAAAGAAGATTAATTCCCGTCTGTATTAATTGAATAGTTTCCGCTGTCATTTTCTCGTGTTTTTGTTGCAAAGATAGTAATTTATATATAATAATGTGTAAACAGCCTAACCGGATAACCGCACAATTAATTTTTGTGCAAATAATCAAATATTTCTTTAAACAAAGTTATAACACATTAAATCATTTGCTCAACCAAGAATTTTTCCTTAACTTTGCAGAAAAAGGTGAGTCACACCATAAAACTGAATATACATGAGAATTATAGAACAGGAAACAATAGATTACATCAAAGCTCATATTAATGAGCGTCCAAGGTACAAGTTGGCGCAAAGAATGGGTGTCAGCGTTAAATTCTTGTATAAAATAATGCACGAATGCGATTGTAAGTTCGAGCAAAAAAGACTTATTCCACAACCCGACAAGAAACGTGATGAACAAATCACAATACTATATCCTGACCATTCGGTCAGAGAGATTGCAGTAATTGTAGGATGCCATCCGTCTACGGTAGGCAAGGCTGCTAAAAGGCTAAAGCTTACTCATTCAGAAGAAACTATCGAAAAACTTAAAAAGAATAGTTTGGCAAATTTAAAGAAAGCGTATGAGAAAGCAACAATAAGTAAAAGGGTAAAAAGCTGGCAAAGAACCATGCAGATGGAGAAATTCAGAGTTATATCCTGCATTCCGCAACAGACAAGATTCAAATTTGCGGATATGCCTATAAAAGCATATCATGCCAAGTACAATCTCATAACAAAGCATGGATATTTCGCTTTCGAAGGTGAGCCATACACCATAGGTTATGACCAAAATACTCATAGGATGAATGAAGAATACTATAAGAACAAATATGGATTTTCTTTTGAGGAGGATGAAGAATGCCAAGAAGATTAACAAAAGAACAGATAGACTATATTAAAGTCCACATCAATGACTATCCACGAAAGGAAGTAGCCAAGGCTGCTGGTGTAACCTTACATACATTATACAAGTATATCACTATTTTAGGTGGTACGAAAATAGACAATAAATTGAATAATGAGACTATCCGCAAAATCTCCGACATGTACAAAACGATGACAGCGAGAGAAATCTCAGAAGTAACGAATATTCCTCAGTCTACAATATTAGGACAAGTCAGTAAGCTTGGCTTGAAACACGATGTAGAAACGATAAATAGGATTCGTAAAGAGCGTAACAGGTCTTTGAGAAGCTATTGGAATAAAGAAAAGTATGCTAGTAAAGGCAGAAAGCTGCATATGCAATATAAAATGGATGAACTTAGAGTGTTGTCGGGTAAGCCTCAAGAAACTAGGTTAAGAATAAGAAAGCTCTCCCCAAAGGCTTTGAATGCAAAGATGTATTTGCGAAAGTCTTATAACTATTTCTACTCTAAGGGTGAGCCGTTTATTCTCTGCTATGACTCCGAGACAAAAAGACACCCTAAAGAGGAATACTATACTGACAAGTTTGGTTTCAAGTTCGTGTGTGCTTAATTTCTGTTTGCTGTTCCGTTTGCATTTTTCGTTTTCTGCAAACGGAATTTGCAAACAAGCCTTTGATTTCCATGCATCCGGAAGTATGATATTACCTCCTATCACCTTAACTACTTGATTATTAGTGATTAAAAGAAAGTTTGATAGAGTTATTTAATCTTATCCTTATTATTCGTAACTTTGCAGCCGTAACGTTACATAGAGTTAGTTTAATTAAGGTTTAACACAAAAAGATTATTCTTATGGAGACATCAAAAACTTATGTTTTTAATCCAGAGGGTTCAGGTAACAATGGAGGAATGATGAGCTTGATAGCTCCTTTGCTCCAACAGAGAGGCGTTGATCCAAACGTTCTTCTTGCGATGAAGGGTAATAACGGATTCGGCAATGGTGATGGTTCTTGGTTCATTTGGCTGCTCTTTATCCTTTGCTTCTGTGGTTGGGGCGGTAATGGTTTCGGCTTTGGTGGTCGTGGCAATGGCGCAGGTCTTGCCAATGAAATCAACAATGACTATGGTCGTTCCTTGCTTATGGATGCTATCGGTGGCAATCGTAATGCACTCAGTAATCTCGCTACTCAGCTCAATTGTACTGAAGGACAGATTCAACAAGCAATCTCTGCCTTGACAACCCAAGTTCAGAACGTGGGCAACCAAGTAGGCATGAGCGGAATGCAAACTATCAACGCTCTTCAACAAGGTAATATGCAGATTGCATCACAACTCGCTGATTGCTGCTGCCGTGTAAATAATAATATTACGGCTATGGACGGAAACGTCAAGTTGGCTATGTGTCAGCAGACTGGCACTTTGCAGAATGCCATCAACAATGTAGCCGTAGGACAGGAGCGTGGCTTCTCTAACGTGGCTTACGAGACCCAGCGCCAGACTTGTGACTTGCACAACGCTATCAAGGAGAGCACTCAGACCATCGTTGACGGTCAGAAGCAGGCTGAGATGCGTGAGATGCAGAACAAGATTGATTCTCTTCGTGAGGAGAACAGTACCTTCAAGTCTTCCGCTATGACATCACAGATTGTGGGTCAGGCTGTAGCACCTATCAATGCGGTATTGGCTGGCTTGCAGAGTGAGGTGGCTGGTATCAAGTGTAAGTTGCCAGAGACGGTAACTACTCCTTACAGCCCATTTACTGCGGTTCCTAATTGTGTCGCTTATCAGGCTGGTCTGTATGGTTTGAATGCTGCCAACAACGGATTCTGGGGTTAAAGAAAGGAGGCTGCTATGTTATGGATGAGACCTTTTGCATGGGTTAATCGTAACGGCTCGGCAGCTATCGCATCTACAGGCGTGGTGGTGAACACCGAAAATGTCGTTTTCTCGTTCAGAAACCACGCCTTCGTGAATGCTAACTATAGGGGAACTATCTTTGTGAACCTACATCAAGCTATTCCGACTGGTACGACAAATACGCTGCCAATCCTTTTCGAGACCAATGGCGTAACCCAAGCTGTAACTAAGTTCAACGGCAATCCTTTGACGGTAGCCGACATTGCAGGAACTGGAGTTTATCAGTTTTGGTTCGAGCGAGATACTAACACCCTTCAGCTAATGACGGGTATTGTTTAACAATTAACATTACAAAGCTATGTTTCAAGGACTTCGACCTAACAGCATATTCTATGTGCTTGACAAGGGTGAAAACCCAAGTCTTAAAATCGGACAGGTTGTATCGGTCAGTAACCCACAACCTAAGTTCCCAACATATACTCCTGGGCAATTCAACCCACAACCAATGGAGACTACCGTTGATGTTGTCGTAAAATTGCCTAATGAACAAATGGAGTTCAAACAACTCCCATCCAATATGCAAATTGCAAATTCGGAAAACCTCGTGGTTTCTGAAAGCCGTGAAGCTATGGATGCAGAAGTTGAGGCTATGTATCGGCATTCTAAGGAGATTGTGGAAAGCGAGCCATACCACAAAAAGGTTATGGAAGAGTGCGCAAAGATGCGTGCCGTATTGAATCCACAAATAGCCAAAGACAGACAACAGGAAGAAGACATCAATAACCTCAAAAGCGAGGTTAGCGGAATGAAGGGAACTTTGACCGATATTAAGTCTATGTTGTCAGTGGCTTTGGAAAAAGTTAATACAAAAAAGTAAATCATTATGGGATACATGATAGAAATTACCGAAAACAAGGTAAATGAAATGTCAGAACTTGTAGAGAAGATGCTTAAGTATGGTGGTAAACTCATGCACTGCATTGATGAAATGGGGGATGACAAGTATGGACGAATGGGTCACAGAAATCCAATGCCGGATTACCGAGACAATTGGGATGACGATGATGACCGCTATGATGAAAGACATGGTGGTCGCAGAGGTGGCGGTTATCGCTATTAGTATTACACTTTGAGGTGGGGAGAAATCTCCACCTCCTTTAAAAGCTTTTATTATGGGAAGATACAAAATACCACTTGACGCATACGATATGAAGCCGGAAGGGATGATTGCATACCTTCGCTACAATGGCTGGCACTTCAATAAAAAGATGTGCGACTGGGCTATTACCTTAATGCGCAAGACAAACGCAACAACTGGTAAGCTCGAAAAAGTTGAACCGACAGAAAAAGATACAGTCGAGGAACTTCTTAAAGTCAACAACGTAAAGTTGGAGAATGCCGACAATTACGATTTCGTTTATGTCGCAAACATGGCTAGAGCCGATTTCTTTAAGTCTTCTTTAAAAGACGAAGCTGCTTTGGCTCAATTCATTAAGGATATGGTGGATGACCCAGACCAAGCGGACGGATTTATTTTCAATAGATTTTATGCCGATTGCAACCATAATGGTATCGGCATTCCATGGGATGATGTATTATGATTAAACAAGAAATTTACTTGGAGAAATACGATTGGAATGTGATTGTATGTCATGTAGCTAATCAAGAAGATGTTGACGAAGCTATGGACTTACTAAGTTCCATTGATTGTAAGGGGCAACCATTATTGGATGCATACGACCACATTTCAACCGATTCTTCAAACAAAGGATTGACATACACAAATGTTTCAAAGAAAACAAGTGTTGTGCTCATTTGCAAATCTACTTCTGAAGGTGAGTATATAAATAGTCTCACACATGAAATGTTTCATGTAGTAGCACATATATGCAACCATCTGGGAATAGATATGCAAGGCGAAGAACCATGCTATCTTATGGGATGGCTCTGTCAGTCGATATTATAGAAGATTTCCTTATAAGTTTAACTTGGCGGGCAGACCTTGGATTTTTCCATCTGCCCTCCTATAAAATTACAAGAATATGAGTTGTTCGAAAATCAAAAATTACCTTTATGAACGTTTTAATGAGGATTTTAACGTTCTATCTGAGAATGAAAATCGAGTTATCATTACATTTGATGATAATGACTTGTCGGTACTCGTAAACAAGATGGAGAATAAATTATTCATTCTCGTTCCGCTAACTAATATGCATTCGTTTGAACATCATCCGGATTGGATCTTGGTAGATGGCGAACGCATCAATAGCAACCTATTTTGGAAGGAATGCGGCAACCAAGTGATAGAATATCAAGGTGATGCCCCTATAGCTATCAAGCAAGACACCATAGAGAGAATTGTTAATGATTTCATTAAAAACAGATAACGTTTTAAAATTTGCATTAATTTATTTGCAAAGCCATCTTTTTTGTCGTATCTTTGCATTGTAATAAAAATGGTGAGACACACCGAAACAACTGTGTTTTACAAACTTAATTTTCGTAGATAAAGATATTAATATATCAATATAGAAAAAAGCAAAATTATGACAGAAAAAGGATATTTAATCAAGAAAAAAGTATTATTCATTGATTTAGATGACACGATTATTACAACTATATCAGGAAACACCTTTCCTACAGATGTAACAGATTTCAAAATCCGTAAAGAGGTTTTGGATAAGATTGTAGATGCATTCCCTACTCTTTACTATGTTGAAATAGTCTCAAACCAAGGAGGCATCCCTCAATTTGTTGACGAACAGGATTTTATCGGCAAGATTAAGGCTATTGAAAGCTTTATGCAAAAATATCTTCGCAATCATACCGGACGAAATATCTTCGTCAACTCTATGTATTGTCCATCGAATGCAGAAATAGATATGCGAAAGCCAAATACAGGAATGCTAGAATCATATTCTTCTTGGGAAAAAAGAGAGTTGATAATGATAGGCGATGCTAGTGGAAAAGAAGGTGACTTCTCGGACTCCGACAAACAATGTGCGGAGAATTTCGGTATTGAGTACATAGATATAGAAGACTTCTTGAAAATGTAAAAACAAAAAAAAGGAAAGTCAGAGTGATTGTTGCAAAAATTGCAACGTCACTCACGCAAACTGAAACAAAAAAGAGAGGCAATCACTTACCTCTCTTACTCTTAATGAAGTGAAGAATATCCCGCTTCTTCCAATATCGGGTGTGCCCACGCTTCTTGCATTCTCCGTTCGGAATGTCACCTCTAGCAACCATCCTGTTCAAAGTGGCATCAGAAACGTGCAACTTCTCCTTAACTTCCTCGGTGCTCAACATAGGATTGAGAGCATACGGCAGATAGTTCTCACAAAGGTCTTCTATCTCATCGCTACTCATTCCGCAAGCAGTTACCTTCTCCCCTCTCTTCTCTTGCTCGTCTGCTCGAAAACAAGAATCCGATAACGATTTTAATAACACTCCCAAGGTGTGATAACCAAATAACTTTCCCATATCATTATAATCTAGAGATTAAACTTTGACAGCCCTTGCCTGAGAAATACTTATCGGCAAAACCATATACATAAAATATAATGGTCATTACAAGTATTACAACATTAGCTTCCACCATTTCGTTGGTGGTAAAAACATTCCAGTATACGATATGAATAGCATTTATCCCAAATAGGTAGATTATCATCGGAATACGCCATCTGTAGCAGAGCCAAAAGAATCTGCTCGCAATTATAAGCACAAGCGGATGGATGTAAACGGAAAAATAGATAAATGCTGCCGATACCCAATTCTCCTTAAACCATACGCACATTTCTTTTTCATGAGACGCAAATGTTACCATACATGCAATATGAAAAAGCATGATAAACAGAGGCATCACTTCACAATAATACTTAAACCAAGTGAGTAGCTTTATGCTGTAGCCTCTACCTGCAAGGATAATGACGTTTATAATTTCGCTAACGTCCATGTCCTTAAACATTACTCTTGACAACTGTACAACACCGACTGATTGAACTAACCGATGGACTTCGTCTTTTTGTTCTTCTGTCATTGAAATACCTCCTTTTGTCTATAGTTAATTGTTCATAATTCGTTGATTTAAAACAAATGATGGTGCAAAGATACCCTTTTCTGTACAAAAATAATGAAAATGAGAATATTTTTGTGTTAAACTTTACAAAAAGTAACAATTTGAAAGTTTTTGCTAGCAAAAAGAAAGGCGGCTACATATTGTAAACCGCCTTATCTTTTAGAATATATAAGTAAGCCATCTATAACGTTTCCTGCCTTCAAGGTACGTGAGGTTCTCCTGATTGGCATAAGCCTCCTGCTCAAACGATATTGCCCGATAAGCTTGATGGCTGTCTCTGAGGATGATAAGTCTGATGAGCCATTCGATAAGATACCAAATATAAAAGAAAACGTAAAGCATTTCCTTCATCTGCTCGGTATGTATCTGTTCGTGATTGAGCGATACATCACTAATCTTTTTGTCTCTTCGTGTGAAGAGAACCCCGAAGAGGTTCACGTAACTGAAACCTCTAGGGGAATAATTCTGTTCTTTACTATCTTCATACTTTTGTTTTTAAACGAATTTTACTGAATCTATATCTCTTCTAACTCTATTATTCTGTGTACCGCATCATTACAATCCTTATTGAAAAGTCCTATTGTTCCTTCAGCACGTCAGCAAATACAGCTCCTCCTTCCGTCCAAATCTCAATCTCGTACCCTCCATCGAGAATTGCATCAATCTCCTCCTCGGTCGGCATTTCCTTTAATATCTTCTTCATCTCTCTTATTGATTATGTTCTTGGCGATGTTCATAAAAATCGCCTTTTCCGTGTATTTGTATTTAAGCTTTACTACATCAAAATGGCCTTCTATATAGCAGTACTCATAGAATTTCTGCGGTAACTTCGCCATTATCCTGCGTTTTGTAGCGTATTCATTATAGTGTGACATAATGCCGAGATAGGAATTGACGGAGACAATCTCCTTCTTTATATCATCAATCATCCCCATTTCAGCAGCCCTGCCTAATCTTTCCACGGCGGAAGCAAAGCTGTTGATGGTGTGGTTGGCAACATATACTCTACCAGGCTTAATGACCGCACCCGTAAACTGAACACCTTTGGAATAATGCTGTAGATAGAATTTCTTTTCGTTGAGCCTTAGACCCAGCTTTCCGAGTTCTGTTCTGAGCATAGGGATAACCGATAGCAGCTTCTCTTTGTCCTTGCTTACGAATGATATATCGTCCACATACCTATTATGCCTTACGCATACGGCATCTACTTTCCAATCTATCACATTCAGCAGGAAGTTCGCAAACAGCTGGGCAAAGAGATTGCCGATAGCAATTCCTCTGTCTTCTCCGTTGGTAAACAGTGACTTCTCCTTTGGGATAAAGTTCCACATCCAAAGCGGACTCCTTCGCTCACAGTTTAGTTCTGGTCTGTGCATAATGACAAGATTGCAAAGCCATCTTAGGTCTTCCTTGTCGTCTCCTTTATAGTGCTCAACTACAAAATCATCTACCATCTTTGCAAGAATGTGCTTAGGAATGCTCATAAAGAAACCCTTCAAATCAACCTTCATTACATAGGCATCCTTGGTGTAATTCTCACTCTCCTCACGAATATCTTCAGCAAGTTGAGTAACGCCAGCTAACTGACCTTTCCCTTTGCGGCAGTTGTAGGTTCTGTCGCAGAATATCTGTTCAAACAGTGGCTCTAATCTTAACGCAATATAATGATGAATGATTCTATCTCTGAACTCACCCGCAAACACCTCTCTGTAGCGAGGATAGCGGACGACAAAGCAGATAGATTTTCCGATTTTATACTGACGTGAGTTAACTTCATTCATAAGTTCCACAAGATTGTGAACATAATCAAGCTCGAACTCCGTAGCTCCGACTGTGCTCCGCTTTCTTTTACGGCAGTCTAAATATGCTTCTAATATCGTTTCAAAATCTATCATTTACTATTTATCCTGAATACGTCTTCTTCATTAGTGCTGAAACAGGACGAACCCTGTTCTGATTGAACTTATAGTTGTTGTTCACGTTGCCATCGTTCAGATTCAAGTTCCAAGCGTTGGTCGCCGAGTTCTGGGTTGTCACTACATTATCTTGTTCTTTACCATATATGATGGTAGTAGCCCATTTATTCGGAAGACTGTTCTCCTAGTTTGGCGTACCTCCCTAGCACTGACTACGTTCACTTTCTGACCTTTTCAAGGCTTCGGTAAGTGAACCCTTCCACGCTGTGCTCTGTCGTCCTATACTATCCATCAACAGAAGTAAGTTTGCTAACTTATCTCTGCCTTTTATCCACTGATGTTCTCCTGCTATCTCAATCAAGGTATTCAGTAATTCCAAGTTTGATTGCAACTCAACCATATCAGTAATTCTCATCTTCAAATCATTACCCATATAGACCCTTGCGATAATGTGAAGAGAATCAATAGCCGTGCGCTCGATTCTGTCTCCAACAACATATCGCTGCTCCTTTGGGAAGTCTTTGATGATGTAAATAACCTCATTCAGAAACTTCTTCATATCTCTGTAAACTCTTGTCTTGCTTGCAATCTTTGCCGTCATTACTGAATACCTTTTTTTGGTCATAACTTGCTTTCCCACGCCCTTAAAGGCGTGGGAATGAAAAGAACTAACTACTAACTAATATAAAAATGCTGAAACAGGACGAACCCTGAGCTGACTGAACTTATAGAAGTTGCCCACGGAGCCATCGGACAGATGCAAGCCCCAAGCGATGGCCGCCGAGAGCTGGGTACTAGTCCAATACCAGGTAGTCTGCAACTGGGTTGCTCCATTGATTTTAGACAAGGCATAATTTATTTTGTCGAAGTTTGCCCAGATCATAGCCATTTCACCAATTGACGGCAACCACCATCTTCCTGCTGTCAGACCTTTGCCGTTAGCATTTGTGCGTGAATATCTGTTGCAGAATCCTGCGGCATAATCCTCTGTATTTGTAACGTTGCTTGATGTACTTCCGTTGATGATAGCGGTCGTATTAGCCCGACCAGCAAAGTCGTTCAATGCGGCTATTCTATCACTTGTCGTAGTTACTCCGCTAATCTGAACAGAACCAGACGTATCAGATGATGAAACTGGTTTGGAACTCCACTTAGCGGAAGATGCTTCGGTTGGAGCAATCACAAGATGTTTTCCTCCTTCAACAAGAAGAACTCCTTCCGCTATCTCTCCACCGGTCTGATATGATGCCCAAGAACTCACCCTAACGGCAAGAGGATAATTATCGCTCTTGCGATGAAACATGATGAATACACCATCGTATAGCTGGCCTATGTCTGTTCTGATAGCATCTTCCATCGTAGCTTTACTAGCATTTGTGACCGCCTGCCCGTTAGCAGACAGCCAATCGCTGATTTTTCTTGTCTTTATAGCCATAATATTATGTATTTAAATTGTTATTACTTATTTGCATTATCTGCCGCATTGCTGATAGCGGCATTCACTGCGTCAATGAAGCAGGGAGCGGTAGTTCGCTCAACGAGTTCCTTGATGATTCTCGCTTCATCGTCTGTGTACTCTGTGTCATCGTTGCCGTTCCACATTTTCACTGCAAGAGCCTGTCCTGCCAGCCCCAATCCTGCTCCCTGCGAGTAGATGATGTTTGCAATCTGCTTGCGTGCGTTAACTACCTGACACTGATTCTTGTCGAGTGTCATAAATACTTCGAGATGTTCTAACTTAACTTTCATATTAATTTTTGCTTTTATGATTATCTATTTGACCAATTCAAATCATTTTCTCCGCTCCAGAAGATACCACGACCGAAATAGGTCTTATCCTTCTGACTAGGATTAAGTAATTCTGGGTTTATATATACAAGATTTATTGTTTGTCCACCATTAAGTTGATGCCATCCACCGACATCACAGAAATATATTCCGTTATTAATATCATTAGCATTTATTGCCATCCAACGCTTACCTGTTCCTCCAGGTACAAACTCGTAATAATGTATAGCATTTGCTCTAGAAGAATTGAATACTACCACATCAATAGGACATCCGGCAGATTTATCATCAGGACTATACAATGGAATTTTGTATACGGTTTTATTGTCATACGTAGTACTCTCTAGTCTCACAACAGTATGTGCAAAACCGTATCCGTCTGGATAGATGCGCATACTAGCCCCATTTATTACTGCCAATGTACTATCACTATGACCAAAAGCACCTCGACTCCATATAGTACTAGCATAGAAACGCCAACCTCTAGTCCTTTCTGGATTCACACCTTGACTATAAATATCTGCATCAAATGTTATATAGCCAGAACTATCAAAATATATTGAACCAGCGCTTTTCTTTCCATCAGAACTAACCGCAGTCAATTTATGAAAAGAGCCTACCACACCCTTTAGTTCTCCTGCGAATATACCATTAGACGCATATAACGAACCATCTTTCTTTACGCTGAATGGAGCATCAGCCCCATTCGGTGCGCCAAGCCACAGAGCGTAATCATTAGCATCACTAACAACCCTAAATGAGCCAAACATCTTACCATCAGTAGTCGGATCGAACAGATTAATCTGATTGGTTCCGAGCATATTGATGGTAGCGTTCTCGGCAAGAAGAAGATGAGTTGCTATTGATTTATAATTACTCATCTCTGTCCAATGTCCATCGGTCAAACTAGGCGAAGAAGTAGCGTCGTTATACGTTTGAATGCACTGATACCATTTTCCTTTAACACACACAACATCAACGTATGCTTCTTCACCTGAACCCGAAAGATACTTATAGCTGCCCGATTCAAAACCGTCATGTTCACGCATAAGAGCACCTTTTTGACCTTTTTCTCCTCTCTGAGAGAAGGAGATAGAGCCAGTTACTTCTGCTAAAACCTTTGTCATAAGCTATTAACTATTTAACACCTGTGATTACGTAAACTGCGCCCTTGTAGGCACGTATTGCTGATTCCGTAACAGTAAACTTGTTGTCGCTCACCGTTGGTGCTCCCGAAATAGGAATACCGCTGTTGGAATATAATGCCATGCTGAATGCGACATCTTCGATATTGGTCTTAGAACCACGCTTGCGCATGTACGGAACGTATACGATGCTTCCTCCCGAATTTTGAATGAAGTTTTCAGCTACAGCATTTCCGTTGCCATCCGTAGGGTTCGGGAATATGATATATTCATCCGACACGTCATTGACGGTCTGGGTATCTGACGCATAAAAACTTCCTGCCTTGTATGCTTCGCACATAACGAGGATAGATGAATCAACGTCTGTCTCATTGATGGTGAATGTAGGAGAGTCGCTATCCTGCTTGAGTACCCATGCGTTTGTAGAGTCTGGCAGATACCACTTGAATGTATATCCGCTAGATGTCACGGACGTTCCTTCCGTCACCTCTGCTTTGACGGTACAGCTACCGCCCTTCTCTGTGATAGTGAACAGATTCGTACTTGAAGTAGGGAGAATGTTCACTCGCTTTGAGCTGACAACGCCCTTGGCTATATATACTGGGTACATAGCTTTAAGATTGATGTTTGTGTTTTCGAGCGACAGACTTGTTCTTGCTTCGATGTTGAACGAATCACCGCTATTGATTTTCACAAGGTTCTTATTGATAGTAAGGGTCGGATTGCCGCTAGCATCAGCCCCCATAGTAAAATGACCAGACACGCCACCAAACGAATTAGTGGAAACGCCCGAATCATTGAACGCCAACGTCACACCGCCGACAACCCATGTTGTAGAACCTCTTGTAAGGTCGAAGTTATTACCTGCGCCCTGCTCTGCCGAAAAGGCTTGCATAACTAGAACTGGATGCCTAGCACCGCTAGCTTCGAAGTCAGGCGAAATCTGAGTAGGCGCATCCCACTCGCCATCATAGTTCTGATTAACGTCTCCTGTCGTACACTGAAGGATTGGGTAGATTGTCGTTCCGTTGCTTGTCACAACAATCTGTCCTGTTATTGATGCTTTACTCATTTGTTACCTCGCTTTCCTTTTTATCTGTTGATACCTCAGATTCAGAAGACACGTCTGGCATATCTGCGCCAAATCCGTTATCCTTATTCCTTGTATCGCCCTCACCTCCATACGCTATCGGGGTATAGCAGTAAGATGGAGTAGCTATACTTCCGTCAATCTCAGCTAGAGCAGAATGCTCCTCTATGAGAGCACCGCCAGCATAGGCGGCTCTTGCACTCAGATTAACACCAGGAACATCATTCATCTCACTCTGATAGAGCAAGCAATTACCGTCATGCGTCATTGTAAGCGGAACACCAGCCTTGGTGATTACCTCTGCGACTTCCTTAGTTACCTTAACGTAATATCTCATAATCGTATATTTTTAAAGTTCAACAATAATTAGCTGTTCTCGTCAATTTCCCTTGACACAAGATAGTTTCCGTTCTCATCCACAAGGGTATTGCCATTCTCGTCAACAATCAGCTCGTAAGCACCTCTGTCTTCGATTGTCAGACGGATACTCTTCTTCGCTTCGAAAGGACATTGGAACGTCTCTCCGTACCCTAACACCGTGACATTCTCAGTCATGGTGACTACGCCATTGTTAACAACCTTGCCATAAGATACTTTCTGCCACTTCGCTCTGATAATCTTATTCCATACAGAAGGGTCAATGACTCCTTTGTTGTCACTTACGATAGCCCGACAAGTTACGAAAGCTGTATAAGAATTGAGACCGAAGCCATCGCCTACGAACTGAGGAGTGAGGGGTGGAATGGTTCTTTTGATATAGGTAACCTTCTTCGGGTCTCCTGTTCGAGGAGAAGATGGAACACTTCCTTCGTAGATATAGCAGGCTCTTACCTCATATCCGATTCCGTCACCTATCATATCACAGTTGACGGTGATAGATGTAATCTGACCGTTTGCAGCCTTTGTCATGGCGGTAATCTCGTAGTTCTCGGAATCGTCAACGGAAGAGATAAGCTGCTTTGTTCCGTTATCCAAGATACGATACCACCATATCCTTGCCTTTGCGTCCGCAGACTTATCTATAGCACCGACCATCACCTTTACTGTTATGGTTCTTGTGCTTGCATGTTTTAGCGGATTCCATAGAACAGTAGGAGCACTATCAAGCATAATCTCTGCCCTTGCATTAGTGGTGTCTTCAAGGTGGAGCGGCTTGTTGGCTATGAATGTGTACTTATATCCACTTATCGGGTCAGTCCAATTACCCTCAAACCGCATTGTTCTCGGCTTATTGATAACTGAGTTAGACTTGATAAAGAGAGTTCCCTTGTTCAAACCCTCTATTGTGGCTTCATAACCACTTACCACACTAGCTTTTTCACTTGTTGCTACTACGACAATTCCACTAGTAGAGACTTCCGACCATTTGAATGAATCCAACTGACTGTTAAATGTGCCCGTCTCGTTAGGGTTGTCGGGGTCTATGAGGAAGCATGACGGAAACATCGTACATGGACGGATTGCGTAATTCGGGGAATATGAGTTAGCGATGCCGTCATACTGCTGTCTGTTGATGATGTCTCCAACTATCTCTATGCTGCAAGACTGGGAATAGGCGGTTGCCTGTATATCCATCATCTTGTCACCACTTACTGCTAATTCTTTTGGCATATCTTTCAATTTTAAAGTTCAACATTAGAAACTAACACTCACATCTTCAGAATACATCGTCTCTCCATCCTTGATTTCGGCATCACATCGGAATGTCACACCACCTATCTTGAATGCAGCACCGCCAAGGTCTTCATAGGTCAAATCAACCGACAATCCGCAGTTGGCATGAGAGAGTGCCCATTTATTGTCTGCGGTCGGGTCTCCGCTGTCTCTAGTCCATACAACATTGACCATGGAGTCTGTCACGTCTTGATTGTAGAGTCTGCCGACTACTGATAGAGTAGTGAATACTTTCCAAGAGCCATCAGCATTCGTTGCCATCAAGTCGTTGAGACGAAAGTTCCACAGCTTCGATGATAGCATTTCGAGTGTAAAATACGGATTGCCCTCCACGAATGCCCAAGCTGTAGATGAGTAAATTGGCGGCTTTATTGTCTTGTCTTCTAAACACTTCCACTTGCAGCCGAGGTAATAGACGGCATCAATCGTTCGGTCACCATTGCGATAAGGACTATCGCCTTGTGCCACAGCCAAGCTCCACACACCTCTGTCTCTTGTCGTGTAGATTTTATTGCCCTGATAGTCTATCTGCTGAAATGATGCAGCCATCATCCACTTAGCATAGAACGCTCCATCACGCTTGTTGGCTGTAGGGAAGTCTTGGAATAGGAACGATAGTGCATCTGGCAGCTTGCCCATCGCAAGAGAGTAGTTCGTCTTGTCTATGATAGGCTTAGTAACGTGGTCGAGCCATACAAGCAACCCCTCTGATGATGATATATACCAGCAGCTCTGTCTGTCTTCGTCCACCGCATTTCCCCATCGTATCAATCTTGCCAGCTCACAAGGCGGATAGTTTTTCTTGCTAGGACATTCATCATCGGGGTAGCAGACTACCGTAATGGTATTCGTTACCGTATTGACCGAGAGTACTCGTAGCCACATATCGTAATACTTGCCGTTCTCTGCCAAAGTATTGATGGAAGCCAAGACAACATCATTCTCCTTGAATGTCGTAAAGTCGTTACCCCATCGTTTCTGAAGCTTCAAGTCGTAAGTCACGTTGCCACCTTCCGTTGCCGCAGGAATCTCCGTCACCGACTCAACCATACCGCTCTCCGTAAAAACGAAATTGCTCTCCATAGCTGTCTGTCTGTTCACGATGAGTTCCTTTGCTATGATAGAGCTTCGGGATATGATACTCTCAAACTCAGCGTTGCCCAGTTCGTCAATCCTTCCACCAGTACCGAAGAGCATTCCCTGAATAAAATCTCCGAAGGTTGCACCTTTCTTGAACTGGGATAAGTCTTCTGCTGTCAATCCCTGCAAGAACTTAATCAAGAAGTTTGCCGCATCCGTCTTATCCTTATGAAGATAGGAGTTTTCAACCCTCTTGGCTGAAAATACATTGAAGTCTGTAGGTTGAACAGTTGTGTCATAGCTCTTAATGATATAGATACTATTTCCACTACCTCCCTTATTGAGATAGCTTTGCCCATTGAAAACAAGTTCCTCAATCTGTGAGGACATCGCATTGAGCCTAGAGTAAGCAGGTTTCTCACCTACAGTATACTTTACGCTATCAAAGGGAACGTCAAGATGTAACTCATAGCCGATAATTCTAGATGCTCTAAAGCTCATATCATATCCCTTGTTGAATAGGTTCACCCTATCGCCCTCAAAATGGAATTGTCCCTTGCCGTCATTGTATGAGTAATCAGACGCAGCCGTGCAAGTATAGGTCGTAGGGTCTATCATTGACTTCTTCAAGTTCTTGATGGCATCGGTCAAGAGCTCGTTGGAGGAAGATGTCACCAAGGTATTGCCCAACTTCGTTGAGTCCCAATTGTAGAGTACAAAGGTATCTCCGTCTTTCGGATGCAGAACCGTGTCTGGCAAGAATCGTCCGTAGTCCTCGTTTGCAACAATCTCAAAGACCTGTGCCGCTGGATTTATCTGTTCCTTGCCATCCTTCAGTATAGGGCTACCATTAGAATCTCTCAAAATCTCGGACTCACCATCGGGATTGAACTGACACTCGAAATCCATTCCATTCAACGAACCACTTTGGAAGATAATATGCAAGGTCTTTCCACTGAGGATGTAGGAACTTCTGAAAGCCATGTCCCCTGTCTTGTTTCCGTCTGCGTCTACGATGGTCAGTCCCTTTACTCGATAGAAAGTCCTCTTGATATAGTCGCCCTCCTCGGGTGTGCTCTCGTCCTCAACATCCTTCTCATAATAGGTAACATTAGAAGTCTTGATTAAGTTCCTTGGATAAATGTCATCATTGGTGGTAACGCCCTCTACATACTCGTCTTCGGTAAGTCCCTTGACTTGCAAGCAGCCATTCTTCAACTCAAAGCCGTTATCTTCCAAGAGTTTCTTGTTCTCAGCGGAACACTCTTCTAAAGTAGGGAGCATAAGCCTCTTCTCCACCACTCCGTTCTTTGTAACGTCAGCGGAAGAGTTCTGCTTATATCCACTAGGTAAGTTCCTAGCCGCTCCAAAGGCATATACCCTGTTGGCATAGCTTGCTTGGCTCTGCGAGCTTGACATTGAAACAATGTTTTCGCCATCCTTGAAGTCTACAACCTCATTGGTATTCTCGCAAGTACCAAAATGCACGAGGTTTCCCTCTACCCACCATTCGCACTCAAAGGTCTGTGCGATATTAGCGATAGCATCAAGAATGCTAGAATTGGAATAGGTGATTACCTTGGACTTAGTACTGTCAACGCTAGCATCCACCACGAATGTGTAATCGCTACCTTTTCCCGTGTAATTCGGGTCATAGAGATACGACTTGCTAGCCTTAGCCAAGAAATCCAAGTTATCCTTGATGATGTTTGCATGTGTAATGATATTCGAGGTAAGCGTGAATGTGCCCTCTGGAGAACCAGAGTTAGGCATATATTTCAGTCTCTTGTTCTTCCATTTCCTATAGTAAGCATCAAACTCCAACTCATAGGAATATCCAAGAGTGCCATCGTCCTTTGGCTTTACGTTATCAACCAACTCAAACCTTCCATAGTCAGTAACGATGAAATCTCCCATCTTGAAGTATATCGCACTGCCAAGCTTAAAGGATAGCTTGCAATAGTGGGACTGCATCAACTCGAAGTGCACCAACGCATCCTCCGTTACGGGAACGGAGCACCTTACGTGTACGTCTCCCTTTGTGTCGTAATACTTAACCTCTATATCCTTGTATGTCCTCATTGTAAATCCTCAAATTCCTTCATGTTAAACTTCTCCATATCATCGCTTGTGAGCGCACCCCTGTTCTTCGGGTCATACTCAACGAACTTAATGCTCTTCTTCCCGATAGCTCCTCCCTTTCCTCGGGAATAGCTAGTGGACTTCCTAGAGCAGAAGAGCCTGTAAATGTCAGACTTGGAAGACGGAACTTGTATTGTTACGAATCCATTATCCATCAGCGCATCGAAAGCCGCCAACCTCTTGTTATAGTCATTGTGGTCTCTGCCTACAATCGTAAACTCCAAGGTTACGTTCCGCTCCGCCTTCTTCGGTCGTATCAGTATGACCCTCGTTCCGTCCTCTGTGCGCACGGAGTTGGTGATGTAGTCCTTGTTGTCAGCATCCGCTTCCAAGGCATCAAGAAAACCGCTGCCCATCTTGATACGATAGGTAGCCCATGCGTCTTGTCCGTTTATGATAAGTTCATTCGTGTTCATGCCAACAAAGTTAAAAACAAAATGAGGAATAATATTATATTATTATCATAATGCTTTCACTTAAAATTTAAGTGCAAAAAGGGCGCAAATCCTAAAAGGAAATGCGCCCAAAAACAATAAGCTTTTAAAATTATGAAGTTGTGTTTTCGTTTCCCTTTACCTTTGCAGCTAACGCTACTTTATCTTCTGCATCCTTGCGTATCTTTTCAATTTCTTCAGCAGGAGCGTCAGTTAGAGCCAGCATTTGTACAGCAGTCTCTAAAGAAAGTACGCCTTGATTATATAGTTCCGCTATTACTTTCCACTTATCCTTTTTGTCATCCTCGAAAGGTTCGGCAAAATCGAATTCGACCTCCAACTTATCCAACTTGCTTCTCATCTCAGGATATAGTTCCTTCATTACGGCTATAATCACATGCGATAATCTACCGACAAGTTCTTCATAGATTTCCATTCGGTTCGCTCGCTTGATGTAACCCAATACCAACGCTCGTTTTATGCCGACACTAGTAAGCGTACTCATAGCTTTCATTAGTTCCGGTGACATATCCGGTGTAAACGTATCAAACAATATAGACTGAGCCAAGTCTTCTTTCTCTGCCTTGCGGATTTCGGAATTCTGAGGTGGGTTGATATATTCAAACCTAGAGTTCTTGCCTGTAAGTTGTATGAGTTTACCTGGCTTGTTCCGCTTAGGGATTGATTGTATCACGTCAGCAGTAGCAGCGGCAATAGGGTCAGCAAAGTAGTTGTTAGTATCTCCAATCTTGGAATCAAGCATCTCTTCACGTTCCATTCTTGGCTCTGCACCATCCCATGCTTTAGGTTGGCGAAAGTAGATGCCGTTAATCTTTCCTGTCGGATTAGGATACTTATACACTTTCCACCCAAAGCCACCACGTTCACAATGATAGTTAAAAACGGATGTCAATATATCCCAACATTCGATAGTCTTTGACTCTCGCTTTAAGGAATAGCCTACAGCAAAAGCAAGCATGTTTCCGTATTGGTCAAACAACTCTCTCATCTTATGTCCCTTTGAGCGAGCTGCAACATACACATCAACATGCATCTTTCCGTTTTTTTGCGAAAAATTAAAAACAAAACCGCTTTCGGTTTCTGCTCCGGCAAGTCGCTTGCATTGACGTAGCTTGGTATTGAAGTATATATCCTTCAAGTATTTTTTATATAGTTCAAAGGCTTCATCGTCACCTTCAGTCTTCTTCCACATAATCGGATTGCCTAACAAGAAGAACAATTCTACCTCATTTATGTATCTTTGTCTTGTTCTTGCCAACTTCTCCGTCCTGTATGGCTTCTCTCCCTTTACCCATTTATCTTCACGGCTCATCACCTTGTGGGTTTGTGGATTATATTCCGAAATGGCATTATCCACATCGAAATCATGTTGTTCCATCATATTTACGACAGAATCAACATCATTATCTTCCAAACGTTCGAAGATGCTTCTCTCCACACCCAATGCATTGAGCGTGAGGTTTCGAAAATATGTCTTTATCTGAATAATTGAATCTACAAACATCCTTATAACTTTTTGAAGCAAAGGTAATAATAAACAGGGTTTCTACATACTTTAATTTACGTATGCCTTTCACTTAGTTTTTAAGTGAATAAAAAAGACTATTTACTAAAGAATCTATTTTTATTTAGTAAACAATCTTTTTTATTTACATATGACTTTTATCTACACTTATAGCATACTTACACTAACAATCTAATAATTAAACACTTGTATTTTTATTACAAAAGTAATTATATTTGTCATTTAGTACACTCCTAAGTCTGATTTAGATGCTTTTCTTGGCTTCATCACTTTACCGAGCAATACGGCAAGAATATAATACCTAGCAGCATCTATCAAATGGTTATCATGGTCTTCGGGAACATTGATGTAATTACCATCCTTATCCTTTGACCACACATATTTACGGAACTCGCTCTGTAAATGGACTGATTGCTTAGTTGTGAAGATTTCGAATGTCTGCATCTTGTCAATACCAGCCAATATAGAGCCAGCACCCTTTTGTGCTCCATATATAACTATTCCACCAAGAGCTACCTCATCTATAAGTCTAGGGTCAGCACTATCTGCATACACAAACAAGCCTTCGTCCGCATAAGGGCGCAAGAATCTTATGATGTCGCTAGATAACATTTCCGTTCTATAGCAAAGTTCCTCTATGTATAGGCGTTTGTCTACGATGCCACACTTCACAATAGCAGTATAGTCTTTCGAATATCCCCAGTCTACTCCGATGGCTACTTTCCTTGCGTTGCTAGGGAACTTGTCAACGATGCCTACATGCTTGAATATTGCACCCTCAGATACGTCAGACCATCTACCTATCATTATATGAGCATATTTCTCCGGTTCATTCTCCTTCATCTCTAATACCTCATTAAGGAACTCAGGTGAAAGATGCTTTATATTATCAAGATAGGTCGTATGTATATGAAGTACTCTAGGGTCTGTACTGATCTGGACGGGAACGCCATCAAAATACACCTCTTTATGTGTCTTTTCGATGAAACGCTTATATACCCAATGATTTGAATCACAAGGGTTCATAATGATTATTACTCGGTTGTGCAAGCCTTTCTGACGGATTGAAAGCATGATGCGCTCAAAATCCTCCTCACTCGTCCATTCCTCAGCCTCATCAACGACAAACGTAGTCACACCATGAATAGACTTTAACTTCGCAGTCTGATTACCGCTAGCCGTATGAATACCACGGAACATGATTTCAGCTCCCGTCATTTTGTTGACTATATCCGTCTTCGTGTTCTTGAAATAATCCTGTGTGCCATCTATCTCTATTTTCTCTTTAACCTCTGGAATTACGGAAATAGCGGCACTCACCATTGTATAACGTGTATAAAGAATCTTATGTGCTATCTTTCTTTCTGCATTGTATTCAAAAGTAAGTCTTTCGATAAACTGAGAAGCAGAGAAACTTTTTCCTGACGCACGGCTTCCTGTTATAAGGTAAATGAAATGCGTCTTGTCATTATATAACGGATAATAAACGGAATGTGTTTTTGCCATTATTCACCCTCCCCTTGCTCTTCTGCTTCCTGCTCAATCTCTCTTTCTATCCACTTGTTGACGGATATACCTTTCTTAGGGTCAAAAGGAATGCCCTTTTCCTCTTCATCCTTCTTACCTCTCTGTATCTCTCTCCAAGTCATATCGTAATGGAATAACCAAGTAGAAAGAGCTTGTACGTTAGGTGGGGTCTCCTGCTCGGTTTCTCTAGTTTCCACTACTATATCATCTGTCATAACTCCATCTACAACCATATGTCTTTTGGTGGTTGTCTTGCCTTTTACCTTGACACCTCCAAGGGCGCATTTAAGGAATCTTCCACGCACGATTGCATTGATAAACTCTCTGCCACGCACGAGGGATTGAGTTATCCTTTCGCCTCTTTCCGCATTTTCGTCTTCATTCCAATTCTCGTATTTTCCGTTTTTCATTCGGTTGAAGACCTGTGGATTTAGGTCAACCCCAAACTTCAAACCAAGGGCGTAGGCAATTTCAGAATCCTTCTGACCTTGCTTTGCAAGCTGTTCTATCTCATCGTAGAAAGCATCGCCATTGTAATCAAATTTCGGTTTTGCCATTTTCTTGTATTTATTATTGTTTCGCTATATATTGGGCAGATGGGATTTATACCTTGCCTCTAATTTTGTTATACATATAGATAGGAACGGCTAGTAAGAACATCGGTATTGCCAATATCATAGTTATAGCCAAGTTCGCAATCTTCATTAATATTTTTCCGTTTGCCTTCATAATCTTTCGATATTTATGAGTTGACCAATTGTCCTACCTTGTTTATCAAAGGAGTAAAGAGACACGACACCCACCTATTGAATGCGTTCTTTCTCCTCTTGCCAAGAAACATAGAAACAATCATAAATGGAATGAGCATACCTATTGTTATTGCCGCTATTATGTACCCTAGTAATATTCTTATAATCTTTTTTATTGCTTATTCGTTTATATTCGTTTTGCTACTTTCATAAGCATTTCTCCCTTGATTACCTTGTCGGTTTCGATAAAGCCAAAGGTGCTCATAAAACGTTCCTTGTTCTCTATATTATCAAAGGAAAGCATGACGTAAGACTCGGCTTCTAAAGCTTTTTCCGCTGCCTTGGTATTTACCTCTTTCTTTACCTGTTGCATACGTTCTTTATTCGCTTGATATTGAGCCTCTTGCTGCTGATTGGCTATAATTTGATTTTGTTCTATCTGTCGTCTCTGCTCTTCTTGCACTTCCTTTGGTGCTTGTACTTTTCTGTTTTCGCTTTCTTGGGCAAATGGGTCTAGTAAGGAATTAAGTTCTTTACCTAGCTCATCTTCGCCTTCAGTCTTTACCATTGCATCATAGCCGAACAGGGATAAGTCTTCTTCCGTTAATCCGGCATCCATATAGTTTATGTCCGGAAGTAACTCACGGACTTTCATGTCATCCCATTCTCCATGAGCATTCTCGGAATTAAGCATGAAATTCAGTTCAACTTCGGTCTTGTAATCCATATTTACAGCCTCAGCCAAAAGAGTATAATCCTTTTCGGGATAGCCCATAATCTCATCCACGATGGTTACTTTTTGGTTGCCGCCTACGATGGTCATTGTTTGCTTATTGACGGTTATACCACCAACAACGCCATATTTTCTTATGGAACGTTTCAATGTAGCTTTCTGCTGCGGTGAAATCTTCCTTGGATTATATGGTGCTATCTGCACTTCGGAGCGTTTGAACTCTTCTTGCTTGCCTGTGAAATAATCTCTTGGTTTCGTCATCTTATCAACTCATTGTTTCTTGCAAAGGTATGAATAATAATTGTTTAAGAGAAATGTTTACTTGCGTGTCTTTTCACTTTGTCTTTTAAGTGAAATAACATATCGCAACAATATATCAATTGGCTTGCATTTTGGTTAATTTTGCACAAAAAAGATATGGGAGACGTTGGTAATAATGGGGCATATGCTAGGCTGAGAGCACAAGCTACCTCTATGCGGAGAAAAGCCGAGTCGGTTGGTAACAAGCTACAAGCTATAGCTGAAGGTATAGCTAAGAAGTATGGAGCAAGGGTCACTCCTATCAATTACAAGAGTGTTGACTCCATTGTACGCAAGGCTAAGGGCGAGGCTAATGGTATTAAAGACATTAAGGACTCGTACAGAACAACTATCATCGCAGATAAAGGGTCAATACCGAAAATAATAAAAGACCTTAAAGGCAAATACAAGGGCTTTGAGTTCGTTAGACTCAAGGAACAGAAACTAGATACTGGCTATTCAGGAAACATCATCAATATCCGGAACAAGAAAACCGGACTTATTGGTGAAATACAAGTTAACACCGCCAAGATGATTTACGCCAAAGAGAATTACTCGATAGCCTACAAGCTGTTGGGTGGGAAGACCATGCGAGAAATCTATAAAGAGACCAAGAAACCATCCGGTTGGGGACATGCATTATATGAGCAAAGTAGAACCGCCAAGAGTAACGGAGGTAAGAAGCAAAGGTCGGTATCTATGCAACAAGCTTACTATGCAACATTTCAATAATTAATATATTTAAATTTCAAGTAATAAACATTAATTTGTTTGCAAGTTTAATATATTTTTTATATCTTTGCATTGTAATAAGGAGATAAAGACTATGAACAATAAAGATAAGAACAAAATCAGCCACCTCCTTAAAAACGGAGAGTCGGTTTATGTTTACTATTGGGAGGATGACATCGTTGTCCGTTATCAATATGTAAATAAAGAACTTATGTGTTACCCTAAAGGTAAAGGGCGTAAGCCAAAAGAGTTCAAGTTTAATGAGAACACCTATGCACAAGATGCTCTTGAGTTAGGTGAGCTAATAACGAAAGAAGAATATGAAAGATTCTGAAATGATAGAATTGTGCCTTGGTATCGCTTGCAAGGCGCACAAAGGACAGATTGATAAGGTTGGATTGCCTGTTATATTACACCCTATCCATGTTGGAGAAATGGGTAATAGTACCGAAGAGATTTGTGTCGGATTTCTCCATGATACGATTGAAGATACGGATATGACCTACGACAAGCTGTTATCACTAGGTGTTAGAAAAGACATTGCCGATAGTGTATGTGTCCTAACCCACAAGAAAGGTGTTCCGTATTTTGACTACATACAATCAATCATTGACTCAAAAGATATGGTTGCAATACAAGTCAAAATCAACGACCTGCATCACAACCTATCGAGAGCTAAGAAGTACGGATTTCAAAAGCAATATGAAAAATGTACTACGGCATTGTCAATGATGGGAAGGTTCTTTCCACATGAAGAAGGACAATACTACCCATCGTTCGAATATATTCCTTAAGATGTACGCTTACGTGTTAAATTCCATCCGTATTTCTTTGCGTATTCTTTCATAACTTGATATTGCGCACCAACATTACCTCTATCATTAGCTTCCGTGACACGTTTCTGTATTTCGTTTGCTTCACGATTATAACTAGACACCTCACTTGCACTAGGGACTTTTCCTCCTTTCGTAAAACTAGAACGCTTTCTGTTTAAAGCTAGCACTTTCTCGTTTATTCGATTTCGTATTCCGCTCTTTGAAAGATACTCTGTCTGTTTTTGCTGAAGGGTTCGTCTCCATTGCGAATTTTTCTTACCAAAAATATCCCATGCATCCGATTCTGAAAGTCCCCACCCTTTACTTGGTCTCTTCAAAGAATACGTATAATTCTTTGTAACTGCTCGAATCTCGGAAGCGTTATGTGCTATAGTTGTAAAAATGTCAGCTCCGGACAAAATTGTGCCAACTCTTCCAGCTATAGTATCTCCAATACCTCTATTAGGATGGTTGTGAGTAATGATGGCATCTTTGTAGTTATAGCCAAAAGGTAATTGCGTACTATGTGCCTTTCCTGTTTGGGAATGCGCTATTTCTTTTCCGTCCTTATTATAGGCATAAATACGTTCTGTCTTTAGCTTTCTAATCTTAGCTTCAGTGTCAGACAAAACCGCATCCAACCCACGGCTATGTCCGGCATTGATTTGCCTATCCGCTCTTTCGCCTCGTTGAGGTCTGCCTCTATATCCTCTATCTGCCATATATAAATCTCCTTTTTTATTTTGCAAAGATACAAAATTTGCAAGGGAGTACCTACATATCAAAGGTTTACAACTTCACTTATCTATATTGTGCAATCATTCTTAATCTTTGTTGTATTTAACCTCAACACCAATCATCGTTTGTTTCACAAAAACCGCCTTACAAGACAACAACTTTCCATTCTTAGAGAATTCTTTATCCTTGTACCTAATATCATATTTGCCGATATGATAATCGTAGCAAGCATCAATACAGCTCTCTACAAGCTCCTTCTCTGCTTCGAAATATGGCATTTCCTTCTTGCTCACTTTCGCAAGCCACCCACCACCTTGTATTAGGTCGAATATTCTTGAATACCCATCACGCAAGCCATTGCAATATGCGGCATAAAACTGCACTTTCTGAAGAGGAACTTTTGTACCTTGTTCCAACAACTTGACAGCCAACGCCCTAGCCTCATCATCTTGGCTCTGCTCTAGTATCTTCATTGCATGGTTTACAACTCTTCTTTCCTGTTCCGTCATATTATTTAGAATTTAAGTTTTTCAGAAAGCCCAATCTACCTTCTACTTGTGTAAAGGTGTCGTCCAACTCATCGTCACTCATAGAGGAATAGAAAGTATAACTGCATGGACGCATAGTAAATCCATCAATCAAGAAGACAGAGAACCACATAATTCGCTTTACACTACATTGTTTCAGATTAACTTCTAATGCTCCTTGATCTACTTTTACGACAATATTATTAGTTGATTTAATGCTTAACGCCTTACCTAAAACATCATTATATACT